CAAACTCAGGATTATGATGATATCTTAAATGTTTGGTTTCTTGATCAATATTAAAAATAGGTCTACCAGAACCATAAAATACATTAAACTGTTTATTCCTCCAAAACTCTTGTTTTTTATTATTATTTTCTACATTAAATGAATAATTTACTTGAACGGAGTTCATTTATTATAAAAACATATAATAATGACGAATAAAATGTATTTGTATTCACGTAAAAATTAAATAATGAATATCTTCACTCACTTAATCCAAAATAATTAACGAAAGATTTTAAGTCGGACTACGAAATTAACAAAACCAATACAAAATTGAATACAAAAAATAAGTTATTATATATTTAAAAAGAAATGATACAGTTGTGGAAACCAAAGAATAGTAATAATGATATTTATGCTGGAAGAAGGACAAGAATATATTATAAAGGAGATGGTGGAATAGCAGCAGAAGGTGCTTTAAGATTTATATCTGAATCTTCAAATATAAAAGGTAGCTATTCAGTCTCGGTATTAGATGATAATGGATTTACAAATCGTGTATGTACATCAGATATAATAGGTAGAGTATATGTACAAATGTTTGAAATAAGTGATACTGTAAAAAAAATAAGTGGAATATCAGAGGATTGTTGTAATATAGTAAACGAATATCTATGCGATTACATAGAAATATAAAAAATACTATACCATAATAAATATAATTTATTATTTTTCAAAAAAAATAAATTATTCAGTATAAGCATAAGTGACGTTGATAGTAGTAAAATTATAATTAGGATTAATAGATAAAATGAGTGGTTGAATATTTGTAAGAAGTTGATATCACTGTATTGATTGTTCATTCCAATGATATTTATTTTTTGCTTCCTAATCGTGATTGAGGTATTCTAAATCTTTGACACGCCAATACTCTTGACCACCAAACGGCATTGGACGCTTGATGATAAATGGCAACTTCTTCTGTTTTAGTTCTTCAAGTGCAATGAGGTATCCATCATATGTATTTATCGCCTTAGCATCAATTTGTGGTTCAGCCCCGTTATTTATTTGACTAGCACGTTGACCGATAATGCGTGCCTTTTCGTACTTTGTGAGAATCGGTATAGTCCTATGTAATGGGTCAACTATCACACCGTCATCGTCTCGAACAACTACTGCCATTGCATTTACTTCATCCTCATTATGCTGGGATATACTGCTATGATATTTTTCGATAAAACCTTTATTATCTACGTCCTCCAATTTCGTATATGACATTTCATTAAAATCACAATCATCGTCATCTTCGTTGCCAATATCGTAACCATCTATATCATTATCTGGTTGAAGTGAAATTACTCCTTCTAGGTCGACATCATCGTCTACATCTTCTTCATCGACTTCATTATATGATTCGATATCTCCAGCATCAACACTATTATCATCTCCACTGCCATCACTCATCTCACCAAAATCGCTATCTACATCTGAAAGAGCAGTGTCGATATCTTCAATTGGGTCTTCCACTTTTAATTGTGTTGTGTCCATACTTATTACTATATTGAAGTATTATATTTAGGTAATAATATTTCAATTTTTTATAAAAAAATAACAACTGTATATTATCAATCATTCTTGTCCTTATATTCTTTCAGGTCTATGACACGATTCATGAAAGGGATGATTTCTTCGTCATGAGTGATTACCAACAATGTTTTGTCTTTACATTTATTCAACAGTAATCTCATTACCTTTTTACGAGTATTGCCATCTAATCCTGCCAAGGGTTCGTCAAATATGTACACTTGACCATCTTTAAATATTGACCGCAAAATAATTGTAACTTTTTGCATTCCTAGTGACAAATTACTTCCATTACTTCCTGCATGACTGGATACACCTTGTTCCAATTCACCGTATACTGATTGTAATCTATATTCTTCAATTATATTCATTACCTCGTCATCACTGACATTGTGATTTCCATATTTAATATTTTCAAGAATCGTAGTATCGAAAAGAGTTGTGCGTTGATTTACATAAATAACTTTGTCTCTGAGATACGTGGTGTCATATTCTTCTATGAGTGTCCCGTCTATCTTTATGTTTCCGTGCGTTGGACGAATCACTCCCACTAACATCTTTGTTAGTGTAGTTTTACCACTACCTGATGGTCCAACAATCGCGACTTTATCCCCACCGTCTATATGTAGGTTGAAACCATCAAACAAATTACTGCCTGTTTTATCGTAAGCATACACAATGTCATTAAAGTATATTTCCCCTGAATCTATACCGCTTGTAATGCCCTTTGTAGATGAAGCATTCATTATTTCACTCAAAAATGGGTCTGATGCAGATATGATGCCAATTTGCGAAAGTAAAACTGCGCCAATATTATAAATAGATGAAAATGTATAATTCATATAATTTCCGAGGAGTAACATTGATGTTATAAATGTACTTGCTTTCAGCGTGTTGTTTGTAAACTTACCTAACATTTTTAAAACAGACGTACTATACGCAATAATTGCCATTGTCTGGCAGGCAGTTATAATGTATCTTTCTGTTATCAGTAGGTTTTTATACTCAGTGCCATATTCTTTACTCACATCTTCATTCTTTTTGTTCTCAGTCTCTTCTTCATTATTCAAATATACATTCAGTAAATTAGAAAAACTGTCATTTAGTTTTTCGCTCAGTTCGAAATATTTTATCTCTCGTTCGCGAGACCCAGATATAACGTATTCGCTTGTAATGTATATGATTGTATATATAATTATTAGTGCAAATCCCAACACATATGTGATTTCAGAATCAATTGTCAAAAAGTATAAAACAGTCAGTATGAGTGCGAATGTTTCAGGAATCGTGTCTGACATAACCCACTGAAAAATATTTTTCATTGAACGCGTCACCTCCAAAATACGCGAAATATGTTCCCCAGACTTTACTTCGCGGAAATTCTTAGACCGCTCTTCAACTGTTTTCCGGAAAATCTTTTCCCTCGCAAATGTTAGAAAATTAGGAACTAGGTCTGCTTCAATATAGTTTTTAATAGCATGAGCACCCGATATAAATATGTAAACAAGAATTATACTTAGGATTATCCCCTGTAGTCCAAACTTTAAAAGTGATGTATACAAGTTTCCTAGTGTAATTTGTATTGTTGATATATCACCTGAATTTATTTTACCAATCAACATTCCATACAGCTTTGGTAGAATAATTGTTTGAAAAGGATACGTCCCAAATGAAAATATGGCGTATATAATAAAGTATGGTATGTTATCTTTTAGAAAAGGTATATAAAACTCATCAAAAATGTTCATATTATATTCCTTATTATAAATAGAAAATAATATAAAAAATTGATTTAGAATAAATATCAAGGAGCATATATATATATATACAATATGTCACAAACTGATACTGTCCCCGAAGAATCCCTCCATAAACTTAATGATGCTTGGACATTGTGGGCCCATCTACCACATGATACTGACTGGTCACTCAAAAGTTATAAGGAAATCTCCACATTTCATCACGCAGAACATTTCATAGCTCTCAATGAAATGATTCCAGAACCAATGATCAAAAACTGTATGCTATTTCTTATGCGAAAAGGTATTACTCCCCTATGGGAGGATTCGAGAAATAGAAAAGGCGGTTGCTTTTCCTATAAAGTACTCAATAAACACGTTTGTGATGCTTGGAAGAAAATTTGCTATCTTATTGCCGGAGAATCAATAACAGATAACGGTAATCTTCACATTAATGGATGTACTATCAGTCCGAAACGAAACTTTTGTATTATTAAAGTATGGACCGCTAACTGCGATGTTCAAAATCCCAGGGATGTCATCTTGAAGGATACCGCAATTAGTTCGCAAGGATGCCTTTTCAAAACACATAGTGTTCAATATTAATATACATATTCACATATTCACATATTCACATAATTCATCAAATCCGCATACCATTTTATAAATACTTCATGTGTATGAATATTTTCTAATCCATCCAGCTTAAATACATCTTGGGATAGTGACATTTCGCCCATCATATCCTTATGGTATTCTTCACACCTCTCCAAGTAGCCGTTCGAAATACAAGATTCGCCATCACGATTTCTTTCATCGATACGAGATTTACATTCGGACCAAGGTGTGTATACATATACTTGTTTATGTATGGGAATATCTTGCGCAAATACGTCAAACCATTTATTATAAATAGTATAGTTCACTTGCTCTATTTTTTTATCATCAAATAACATTTTTGCAAAAATGTACTTATCTGTATATAATGATCTTTCTGTAATAATTATATATCTCACCGTATCAGGGTGTTCAATAAGATACTGTTTTGCTTTGTCAAGTGAATCTTTTAGAACTTTGTACCTCGTAATGAACGCCATCATTTGGAATGGAAATGCATACTTGTCCTGGTTCTGGTAAAACAAATTTAACATTGTTCGCCCACTGCTGTCTACCACTTCATCCCATTCACTTGTCGGTTCAAGTACGAAGTCTATTACAAATGTACTCGATGTATGGTATTGCTTCATTTTAGATACAAGTGTCGACTTACCAGAACCGATGTTACCATCAATGCTCACAATTTTAATTCGTTTGTCTATAATGCTCATATCGCCTGTTAAATAATGTTAATACTATTATTTTAAGCCAAAATCATAATATTATATTATATGCAACAAAGTGACATACGACAAAATTGCTGGTATATCTTGTATCGTTGATGCTTTGATCGCGCAATGCAATAACTACATATGTACCATAATGATTCGTTAACATGATTAGTAATGAATGTTTGCGTGGGATTGGTTTCAATGTTAAAGCAATGATTAAGTGGACTATTATTTATATTACATAACAGAAATGTATTCGGCGTAGATACAAAACTCTTTATTTTATCATTTAACTTTACCAAGTAATAATGATATACGGTATCAAAAAAACGTTGTCTGAAACAGTAATTATTTAAAAATGTATCCAATTCTTTACATAATTGGGTATGGCTTGTGACCGAGTCTATAACGCGTCGTGTAAATATATCTTGCCAATAATATTTCCAAATAATATCCTGTATTTCAACTGGAAGAGTATCCATATATTAATAAAATATTTGTATATTTTATTAAACACCGTACCAATTAACATGAATTTTGATAATAACACGTTGTTTTTTTTAATACTTGTAGGAATTTCAGTAGCACTTCATATACCAGCAATGGTAATAACACATAAACCGTTGACTAAGTCATTATCTAGTTACTTACGCATTAGTTACATTATTGAATCTGTTTTAATGATTTGGCTTTTCTTGGCACTGTACCCATTTAAAGAATCAAGCGATGTTCAAACTACACTTTCACTTATATCTGGCTCGATGCAAGAAAACTATTTAATTTTGGTATTCTTCTTTATCTTAGTATCATCTTCGTATATATACGGCAAGCGAAACATACAACGTGCTCATACATCTGATAACTATCGATTTTATAGTAGACTTCACGTATTACTTGTATTTATTCAATATATTCTCATTGCTGGATATATATACACAAACTCAAAATTGGAAAATTCATTCGTAGTCACACAGGATATTATTCGTTTTATGCTTCTTGTGTTTGTATGTACTGATGTATTTACATTATTAAAGGTATACACAACAGTAACCCATAATATAACTGACGGATTCACAACCAACATTAAAAAATTATTCATGTAAAACTCAGTTAAAAGTTTTCTCATATAATATAATATTATACCTTTATGGTCAGGATATATCCTGATACAAACGATAATAATTCTAATAAATATGTCAGAAACAACCGATGTCGAAACCAAACAAAAAATTGTATTGGTAATATTATTTGGTTAACATTTGTTGTATTTTCTGTAATTGTCTGCTTTGCAGTATAATTCATTTAACTCATCAAAACATAATATCGAATGTAATATTATGTTTTCTATCGTACCTTCTTCCATGAAACACTCAAAATATTGAGAAAAAAAGTTTTTTGAGAAAAAACAACGTTTTAGAAAGTGTTTTGGATACCGTTTTTTTATGTTTTTAATTTGTAGAAAATAAGAATTTGCTATTAAATCGGTATTAAAAAACGTTAAAAAAACTATTTACACCATTATGATGTAAAACAATAATAATTTACAAATATTCTGTTACCATATTTTTTTGGCATTTTCACCGAATATTAATTCCGCAAATTTTTGGCGCTTTTTATGTTGCCAAATAACATGAAGGAAACGCGCCAAAACGCGCCAAAGAAATATGAATGTGTTGTGTGTGACTATAGATGCTGTAAAAAAAGCGATTATACAAGACATCTATCAACTGATAAACATAAACGGCAACAACGGCAACACTTAGGCAACGCAAAACGCGCCTATTCTTGTACGTGTGGGAAGACCTATCAGAATAGGTCCGGACTGTGGCGCCATAAAGGTAGATGTTTATTTTCTGTAAATAAATGTGAAACTACTAATCTTACTACAATAACACAGAAAAATACCTGTGGTGAACTAGATACATTAGATACTGAGTTATTCAAGGAAGTTATATTACAGAATAGAGAGCTCCAAAGAATTGTTCAAGAACAGCAAAAACAAATAGATAATCAAAATGTGAAACATCACGAGGAAATGATGCGAGTTATTCCTAGTATTGGCAATAATAACAATAATACGAATTTCAATATTAATATGTTCCTGAATGAAGAGTGTAAAGACGCCGTCCCACTCATTGACTTTGTAAATAATTTGCAATTATCTTTGAGTGACCTTTCTGATACAGGTAAAAACGGATTTATTGAGGGGATAAGCAATATTTTTATTCGGGGATTGGCAGAACTTGATATTTCAAAACGTCCCATTCATTGTAGTGACCTGAAACGGGAAATTATGTATGTGAAAAATGAAGCAAACTGGCAGAAAGACGTCGATAAAAAAATCCTCAATGATGCAATAGATCAAGCGCGATACTTGAATCTGAAACAATTACGAAACTGGATGGACATACATCCTAATTATACAGAAAATAACCACCCACACAATGACGACTATATGCAGATTGTTGAAAATACTGTTTTAGATGATGCCGCGCAAGAGAAACAATCTAAAAAAATAATAAAAAATATAGCAGAAAATGTTATTATTAATGGAAAAAAATAGAACTTACACGCGTGTTTGACATATCTTATACGTCAAACCAAACTCCGTCTCCGTCTCCCATAATCCCGACACTTTGAATGTAAGTGTTAACTCTGGCATAGAATCAATGTTGCGATTATGTTTATGTCTATACGGAATTTCACTCCCCTTGTTTTTTTCACTTCTTTTTATTTTTTCACCTTCAACCGTATTATATTGTGACCTGTCGTTGGTACTCTTAGTACCTTTGTTACTTTTAATCTTGAATTTAGGCATCTTATTGTTTGGAGGACAAACAATTTCATTGGTGTTGACAACACTGTCGTCCTCATTGACTTTATCATTACCGTTACCAGAATAACCCTTTTCATTGTCGTCCCTTAGAAAAAACTTAATAAACCCATTTCTAACTTGTTCTAAAATATTGGGTCGCGGTATTTTATTTATAGAGTACATCTGGGTTAGCATGAAGTGTTCGAGATTTATAATGAACTGAATATCGCTACCTATATCGTCTTGTAGAAATAATTTGTGCTTCTGATAGTAGCGCTGAATCTTTACGTTTTTGAATGTTACATCAAATTGTATATTATTTAATGTCATGTATTCATTTGAATACACAAATCTTCTGAAAAGACCATTGTGAATAATTGTGTTTTTTACCGCATCCATTACATATATATTTTCAAACTCAATTGTATCTGGATCTAAAATAATATTGAGTGGCTGTGATTTTTGTATTATTTCTAATGACATTTTTATAGTATGTGGTTATACATATTATAGGTTTTCCTTTATATCTTCCTTCATTCACTATAAGAGTATAGAGAGTTATGAATCTATTTTAGTAAGATAGATGAATACGTTAGCACAAGAATTTACAAATATTATCGATGAATATTTACACCTGACGAAAAAATATTTACAGCAGTACGGCGAACAAACTGTTGTGTTTCTTATGGTGGGCGCATTTTATGAAATGTATGGATTGAAAATAAATGAGAGTGACACACATTTCGTTGAAAGTAACATTGGTGATGTTGCCTTTCTATGTGACCTAAATGTGAGTAAGAAGACATTCAAATGGAATGACAAGAGCGTATATATGGCAGGATTTAGAGATTTTACACTGGAAAAATATATCCAGCGCATGACTGCTCAGAATTATACGTGCGTTGTATATGACCAGGAGGAAGACAACAAACAATCACGAATTATGAGTGGTATCTACTCACCCGGTACATTCTTCCAATATGAACAGCAACGTAAGTTGACTAATAATATGACGTGTATATGGGTTGAGGAATTCAGTAGACGTACTAAAACATACTTTATATTTGGCATCGCATCCATTGATATCTACACGGGTCTTACAAATACATTTGAATATACGGAAGAATATCGTGGTGGAAAACTGTTACTCGACGAAGTTGAACGTTATTTTGCAATACACGAACCGAGTGAGGTTATTGTCATTGACCGCAATGTAACAAATAAAATACTCCATACTGCCCTAAATCCTCTTATTCAATCGCGAGTTGTCCGTAGATTCAGTTCCGATTGCGATACAAGCGTTGAACGATGTAGGTGGGCAGATATTTTAAATTGTGAAAAGCAGGTTTATGTGGTTGAAACATTCAAACGATTCTTTGGATTGAGTGAAGAGTTACTCGACGAACATATGGTTGACCCTATATCTTGTCAGTCAATGGCATATCTACTACATTGGATGACCAAACATAACTTAACACTAACACTCCGATTACATCCACCAAGCATTGAAACTAAATCTACCAGTGTATATTTAGCAAATCATTCACTGAAACAGTTAAATTATGTTGATAATGGGAGTCAATTAAATTCGACCAATATTAATGGTACTCAATACAAATCTGTGGTAGACATTGTAAATAAATGCAAAACTCCAATGGGACGTCGTAAGTTGAATTATGACCTTACCCATCCGGTGTATGATATAAACAAGCTTGAAGTTGAATACCAGATTATAGAAATTACAATAAATACACTGATGGAATCACATACCGATAACTCTGACTCGATTGTGTCTCGCTATAATTGTATATTCAGTAAGCAAATAGACGTTGATAAAGCTGCTCGGTCACTTATCATGAAAAAAATAGTTCCTAGGACTATTTCACAAATATATACTTTCTTTTCTCTAGGCAAATCGATTATGGAAGAATTAATGGTACATTCATATTTCAATAAATATCTAATTGATAAATCATTCCAAGAAATAAATCAGTTGTGTACCGAAGGAGAGAGAAACATAGAAGAAATATTCGACGTCGATAAAATATTGGGGGCAGAGACTCAACAGTTTGAAGACAATATATTTGCACACTCGTATGAAACTGAGGTTCATCAACTCTGTCGGGAACGTCAACACCATAACGAGTGCGTATCCATACTTATACAAACTCTTTGTAATATAATCACTCAACAAGAAAAACCTGGGTCCAAATTAAAGCAATGTGTCAAGTTTCACGAAACTGATAAGCTTTATGGGTATTTAAGCGCAACCAAACGACGATGTGATATATTTAAAAAATGGATGAAGGAGCAGATTAGTATTGACCGAAACGCAACAATTGTTATTGACGGCCAGCTACTTCCCATTTGTGACTTTTACATTGAGTCTGCGTCAGGTGGTAATTCAGCAATTAAACACCCGTTTATCAATTCATTGTTGGAAAAAATATTCCATTCCAATAAACAATGGAAGGAAACACTATTTCGTACATTTATGAAGGCAATTGATGAATTGACTATAATAATTCCATATATTGAGAAGGTAAGCGAGTTTATAGCTACAATAGATTCTATATTCACCAAGGCTGTTATCTCAAAACAATATGGATATTGTCGCCCTTGTATTCGTAACTCAAAATCGGATGAGTCGTACGCATCGGCACAAGCTCTACGCCATTGTATAATAGAACGCATTCAAACTGACCATATATACACACCAAATACAATCGAAATAGGAGGAGATGCCAAGGAAGGTATTTTATTATACGGTACAAATGCTGTAGGCAAAACAAGTTTAATGAAAGCACTCGGTATTGCAGTTATACTAGCACAAAGTGGTATGTATGTGCCGTGTTCAGATTTCACATTCTTTCCATTCAAGAAGATATTCACTCGCATTTTAAATACTGACAATATATTCAGAGGACTTTCTACATTTGCCGTTGAAATGACAGAACTACGAAATATACTGAATAACGCAGATTGTCATAGCCTTGTATTGGGTGATGAACTCTGTTCGGGAACAGAACACGACTCGGCACTTAGTATATTTGTTAGTGGGATTCAATGGCTCTATAAACGTAACGCGAAATTTATATTTGCAACACATTTACACGAAATTGTAAACTACGATGAAATAAAAGCAATAGAAAGCAATCTCGCTATATATCATTTATCTGTTCATTATGATAAGTTGAGTGACATATTAGTCTATGACCGTGTCATAAAAGGGGGTTCTGGGGAATCTGTTTACGGATTAGAAGTATGTAAATCACTACATTTGCCTGATGATTTTATAGATGATGCGTTTGAAGTAAGATCAAAGTATACAACACAGATACTAGATACATTATTAGATAAGCATACATCACGATATAACAGCAAGGTAATAATGGGAATATGTGAGATATGTCGTGAATCACCAGCAGTTGATGTTCATCATTTACAGTTTCAGAAAAATGCGGATAAAAGTAACCTTATTAATGGACACTTGCATAAAAATCATAAATCAAACTTAGTTGCCATATGTAAAAATTGTCATGATGACATTCACAGATGTAAGAATACTACTAATGAAATGAAACGTTTGAAAAGTGGTGCGGGTGAAATTTTATGTACAAATGATTGATATTGATAAACAAAGTGTTATGACGTGGGAGTGGTGTATTCTCGCATTAAATTATAATATTATTTCGAATATTATAATTTTTCATTATTATATGAACTCACGGTTCACTCAACATATATTGCTAACAAATGGGATTGAATAAAGTGTTCGAGTAGTTATATTAACCCATCCTCCGCTACGTTTAGAACTGACATTCCCTAAATATGTTGCATTAGACATTATGGCACTGTATATAGCTTCTACGTCATCATCATTGTTAGGTTCAATACATAGACACGTCTGATGTATCATTGGTTTGCTAATAGTCAGACAAATATTATCGGGATGAAGAAATGCTGGAATAAATATCACTCGTTTTACATTGGACAAGTGTAAAGACTGGCTCCTTCCATACGCATACCATGTAGGATAACGTTTTCTACCATTGTCTCGTTTACCAAGTTCATCCCTAAACTTCTCTAAATATACATATGTCTGCGGGTTTTCAGATTTAAAGCGGTCATCACAAATAATTTTACCATCTTCATATGGATATATAGCATATTTTACACGGCGCGAGTTCGTTATCTCTTGCCAACACGGTTCATTGAATAATCGCGTATTATGAATATATACTTTATCGCGTAGTGTTGCAATACCATTTGATATTTTGCATACATTTTTTAGTGTTTTTGTTTTATTTTGTGCGTGACCATCGGTGATTGGTGTAAACAGCATGTAATTATTGCGATTGCAAATGTCCGTATATTGGATGGGTATGCCGTTATATACGAGAGTATCTGGTTTTGTTTTGGTAAAAATAGTAATACAACAATACACAGATGCGTCAGGAAATACCTTCTCCGACTTAAAATCAATAATTTCTTGAATATATCTATTTTCAAATAGATATTTCCGTAATTCTATTGCTGATTTATTATAAAGGAAGGAATTGGGAGTTATTGATACCATTACACCATTGTCACGCAATAAGTCGATACATTTTATAATAAATGCGTAGTAAATATCAATACACCCTTTTGCTAATATTGGAAACTTACTTTTGATAAATGACCGATACTCATGACTCAAATCCTGAAACTTAATATACGGCGGATTCATAATGATGTTCACGTACTTCATTGAAACATCTACTGACAGAAAATCACCACAGAACTTGTTCACTCCTGATTGATTTATATCATTGAGGAATTCTTGTTTGATATCATACACATCAACACTGTCATATACATCTAAATCAACCCCTTTTAGGAGACACCCTTTACCAACAGATGGTTCTAGTAGGTTACCATTTGGTATAAGATATGAACACATTTGATATGATATGTTATTTGGCGTGAATATATCACATTTTGTGAACATTTCCATCAAAATAACAAGAGAAACAATGATAATGTTATATGTATTTGAGTTTTCTTAAGTCAAAATAGTATACAAAAACATTTAAACCGTTATTGACATATCATAACAATACTTGGTTTTCAACAAAGATAGATGAAGAAATATATTTCGGAAACATTTACCCAGCAACTCGACCGGATGCGGACGACGAATTTACACATTGAAAAGGAATCAAATGTCGACTTACTGCCCGAACAATTAGAACAGATACCATCGCTTATCATGTATGGTCCATCAGGAGTTGGAAAATATACACAGATGTTGAATATAGTGAGTAAATACAGTCCGAGTCAACTTAAATATGAAAAAAAGGTACAAATTATCCATCCGACAAGTAAGGAAGTAATTATGACAGTGCGGATGAGCGATATCCATTACGAAGTAGATATGCAATTACTTGGATGTAATGCAAAAACACAATGGCATATTATATATAATCAACTTCGTGACATTATTGCTTCCCAGAATAGAAATATTTTTGACAAGGATTCCAAGTTGCGCAAAGGGTTTATTGTATGTAGAAACTTCCAGCATATACACTCAGAATTATTAGACTGCTTTTATACATATATGTTCTCGGATGTGGGGTTTTGTATTCGTTTCATTATTCTCACTGACAGTATATCCTTCATACCAGATTGTATAGTCGAATCGTGTATGTTAAATACATATGCGAGGCCTTCGCGAATGAAGTATGCTGAGGTTATTGGGGGTGAAACCGGTAAATTATCTAAAACAATTTACTCTAAACTCAAAGAAAATATGATTCATAATATCAATAATGAATTCATGTCAATCCCACAACTTTCTCCTTGTGAAAAGGTATGTGAACCAATTATAGAGATGATAATACATAAGAAAACACTAGATTATAGTAAGCTACGTGAAATGATTTATGACATTTTAGTTCACCATATTAACGTTCAAGATGCAATGTATCATATTTTGCAACAACTATATAAACAACATATTCTTCGTAACAATCAATTACAAACTGTGACGAATATCACGTACGAGTTTCTTAAATTATATAATAACAATTATCGTCCTATTTTTCATTTAGAGAAATATCTACTACAATTAGTAGTAGTTGTTCATGGAATTAAGTGAAGCATTAAATGTGTTTGATTTATCAATAGATTCCTTGTCAAATCAAACAGTTGAAACATTGGATACATTGTATCGTAAACAAGCTCTTCATTGCCATCCGGATAAAACAGGCGGGTCAAATGAAAAATTCATCGCATTACAAGAAGCGTATGAACTATTGAAAATGAAGATAGTATTTGATAGTACGCACCCTGAAATAGATGTGAATGACGGCGACGATTATAGTCGCAGCGGAAATGAAAAGGTATTCTCGCATATGATGCATTTCTATCAGAAGCACAAGGATACATTTACAGACGTTATGAAATCAATGCATCATACATTCAATGACTACTGTATTGGCAAAATTACATCAATGACTGATGATGACCTCGTACGATGGTATAGCTTTATAAAAGGCACTAAGATGCTTCGTTTTTTACATACCGATACGCGTGCTAGGATAGATGAACGTATTCAAGCTCACCAAAAAAATACAGAAACAAAATGTAATATCAATACTATCACCGTACTAACTACTCTTAGTGACATTATGAATAACACGATATTAAAACGAGAATATAAAAATAGTACCATATTTGTTCCGCTTTGGCACAGTGAGGTATATTATGATGTTTCAATACCAAATACCGATACTGATTCAGACCTGAACAATAATAACATCATTGAATTGTGTGTACAAATTGAATATTGTTCGAGCAGTCAATGGTACATCGACCATAATAGTAATCTATTCATTTTTAAAACAGTACCATTTGACAAGGATATATTATTTCAAGAAAATTTACAAATTAGTGTTGACAATGTAGAGTTCAATATTCCCTGTAAAGACCTTATTATGACACATAAACAAACAGTGCGTTTACGTAAAAAAGGGGCTTGCTGTATCGTAGAGAATGACTTATATAATGTTGGTAAGCGAGGTGATGTTTTTATACTATTAATATTCAATTAGCCCACATTATGTGTTAAATTAAAAAATATATAATAAAAATATTTGATTTTTATTATATTTATTATGAATGGATTATAACAAAAAAACGTTACAATTGAACGCTTTATAATGGATATTTCAACTTAATATTTGATTAATTATAATTTATATTTATAGATTTTTTATTTTTTATGCGGCCTTCTTGCGGATAACCTTCTTCTTCTTAACGGGTTCAGGTTCAGGTTCAGGTTCAGGTACTGCTTCTACCTCATCTTCTGCCTCCTCTTCCTCTTCATCCTCCTCTCCATCGGATTCAACCATAGTAGTCGATTCCCTTTCGAGTGCTTCGGTCACACTGGCTTTAAGAGAATCCTTATCCGTGTCGTCAAGAATAATCTGGCAAACATTTGTGTTATCTTCCATCGGCTCAGTGATGGCTTGATGAAGACGCCAAGTAACTCCAAACTTGCCATTGGCAAACCAAAGACCACCACATTGGATAACTGTCGCAACCTTGGCGTTCTTGTGAATGATATCCATAGGGGTCAGGTTAACATCACTCGTAGGGAAAATCTTCTCGTGCTCCATCGTGAAAATACTAGGCTTCCATACACCATCGTATTTAGGGACCTTCACTTGAAGTCTGGGCGACTTGCTCTTGTCTGGCTCACCCGTTTCCTTGTTCTTCGAATACTTCAACATTGGGGTCCAAAGAGCATCGACAACCTCCGGACTCATCGTAGCCTTTCCGAACCAGTCCTTCGAGTTTTTCACTGCATCACGCTTGATGCTCTCCTCGAAATCAGTCATCACTTGGAGAAACTTTCTCGTCTTGTCATCGTGGTATTCGTCGTTAGGGAATTGAAGGGACATCTCGAAGCGCTCGTTTCCTTCGTAATCACTAATCCCCCACGTCATCATTAGAGGAGTTGTGACGTAAAGTGACTTCTTAGCAGCCTTATTGTAAAGGTTCATATTCTTGCCACCAGCCTTGTTTAGGACAGGCTGGTTGTAACCAATCATATCATTGGTAAAATCGCGGTATTGGATAACGTTAATAGCAGACATTGTTCTTTCTATATATACATCTCAGGTATACGCTTTAAGCCATTTCAATTTTTTTTAATATTGACTCGGATATTTGGATTTCCAAAATAAAATAAAAAATATAATATGATGATAGGTATGGTATGTTGCAATGTTGGTAATATCAGATATAAATTATGCGTGAGGGTGAATATTTCTCTCTCGAATTTTAAAAAAGTGTAATTAGTGTATGATTATTTATTTATTTTATAATAATAGAAAACATCATCATCATAATTTAATCATTACAGAGACACAAAGAGAGAAATACGGATAATATGCCTGTTTATTATAAGTTATTGGTGATATTATAGTTGTAAACAGTTCAATAAGTTATAATACGAGAACTAATAATTTATTATCCAGATAACTTATTGTAAAACTCAACGACCTTTCTGTTAATTTTAATCTTGCTTGGATCAAAAGATGTTAAATATAAACCGTCGAGTGATTTTATGCGAGATAGAGCTACATATGTTTGTCCACACGCAAATATTTCCTTGCCAATATCTAATTGAGCAACATCAATGGTAGCTCCTTGTGCCTTATGGATTGTTATTGCCCACGAAAGCATAAGAGGAATCTGTTTCACTCCAATACTTTTTATATTTTCACTCTGCCACGTGTGGTACCCCATTTCTCGCGTGATACCATTATAAAATGTAACAACTGGTAATTTCGCGGCTGTAAAATCAATGACAACACCTTGACTTCCATTCACAATACCATTCTCAATATCGAGATTAGCCACACACATGACTTGTGCACCCCTTTTCAAAAATAGGGTATCTTCCGAATTTATAGATTTCATAAGATACTCAATTTCTTTATCCTTCTGACTTGTTGAGAATAGTGTATCATCATTATTACAACCCGTATCGGTAACTGAACATCCTTTTTTACGATATATATGAGGTGTCTCAGAAATGCTATCAATCGACTTTTTATTGATAGATTCTACTTTGGCGCGCGTTGGAAGAATAATTGTCGGCTTTATATCTGTATTGGTAGGTATTTGTCTACCTACGTAACGGTTTAATATATCAACCGAAGATGTGGTTAATTTTCCACTTCTTACTTGTGATAAGATTTGTATGTATGATGGGTCAGATTGTCTGAACACTTTGTCAAGCTCTATTTGTTCGTGAAACACGCTATTCCAGTTATCCGATTCAAAACAATATTGAGATTCACTCAACGTTCTTCCGATAGGAGAGAGTTGATTAAAATCGCCAGAAAATATGATCTGAATTCCTCCAAATGGAGCTTTATTTCGACGACTCATTTTACCAGTCATATTTAGTACGTCAAATAGTTTTCGCGACATCATACTTACTTCATCAATGATCAATAGTTCAACAGAATTCCATTTTTTTCTTTTTGAATTATTCTGACTTACATCGGTGACAATCTGCTCTATTACACCATTACACAACCCAACACCACTCCAAGAGTGGATTGTTTTCGCGTTACATTTGAGAAGAATAGAAGCACACCCAGTCAAGGCACAAACCTGAACACGTCTTCCTTGTCTGATCGCATCTTTGACAATATGTCTGATTAATTCCGTTTTACCAGTGCCACCAGCGCCAGTCAAAAATATATTTTCTTTTTTTTGATATGCCTCAAAAACGAGTTGCTGTTTATTTGAAAGCTTCATAATATTCGGTTATTAAATATACGTATTTTATGCTTAAATACATTTGGTATTTACATCATTGTCATACCATATATGATGTAAGAAATCCGGATATGTGATATTACATTTATCTCTTCAAAAAAATATAAATTACACACAGTCCAATTTATTAGACCCTTGATAACAAGTGTGGATGTGTGTTAGTATATGCGAAATTCAAAAAAACAATTTAGGAAAAAGATAATATGTCTATTATATACATCACAATGGTTTCAAATACAATAATAATATCGTCTAATAATGTTGGTATATCTGACAGTGATGTCAGAGAATCTTCATCTAATAAAAAAATCCCAAAGAGACGACGACGCAATAGTAAATCTCATATAGGTCCTTGTAAAGTATCTGATGCTGATTTTGAGATACCATCCACTGATAACGTGGATATCATTTCTAAATTTAATTTTAATTTGAAGCAGTTAAAAAGTATTGCAAAGCATTATAAGGTAAAGGTGTCTGGAAATAAATGCCAGCTTCGCGAACGTATAGTTATATTTTTCAATGAAACAACTGCGGCTATATGTATTCAGAAACATATGCGTCGGTGTTTCGTCAAGTTCCTAATTTCGAATAAAGGGCCTGCAATACACGACCGCAAATCTTGTACAAATGAAACTGATTTTTTTACAATGGAAGACTTATCGTCCATTGGTTTCCATCAATTTATTAGTTATAGAGACAAGGACAAATTTACATATGGATTCGATATTATGTCACTGAATGAATATTTTAAAACCGGTGCAAGAAGTAATCCTTACAACCGCACTCCCTTTCCAAAAAATCTTCGTAGACGCATTAGGAGAATTAAAGCACTGTATAATATTGTTGGTATTAATATTCAGTTGAAAGTAGATAATGTAGTAGATAATATACAAGAAGAATCAATACAAGAACCATCACAAGATAATCAACTATTGAGTGTAACTAATCAAAACCAAAGTAATATTCACAGTAAGGTTATGGAGCTATTTCATATAATGGATACTTTTGGACATACTACTGATGTTCGATGGTTCCTTAACTTAAACTCGAATCAACTCATTCGTTTCTTAAGAGAACTAAACGACATATGGTCTTATCGTGCAAATTTAACACGTACAATTCAGCAGCAAATTGTTCATCCAACCGGTCACCCGTTCAGTATCATACAATTACCTCAATTACAATCAATGGAAACAGACGATTTGCGATACATAGCCCTCAAAGTGATTGAAAATATCATTACAAAAGGTATTAATGATGATAGTAAGGGTCTTGGTGTATATTTCGTTTTAAGCGCATTTACACTCGCAAGTCCTGCTGCTGCACAAACAATGCCTTGGCTATTTGAATCTGTACAACACTTTTAGATAATTTATTCTTGGGTGGTCGATTTATTTATTTCCATTAGGAAAATAAATAATATTATTAAGGGATAAGTACAGTAATTACACGTGATAAGGAGTTATTTTAACGCATAATTAAATGTTATGCGTTAAAATACTTAAATAACTCTCTTTATAGAGTATATAAAATGGCAAAGAAACTCGCAACCACCACTACTACTAATACTCCCGTCGTCAAGAAAATCACCAAGTCGTCCAAAAAGGAAACTGTCTCAGTTGCAGCTCCTATTGCTCCCGAACCTACTCCTATCGTTGAGGCAAAGATTGAAGTCGCCACAGAGGAAGTTGATACCATTGTCCAATTCAAAGACAATTACGAGGAGCAATACAGCGTATTCTCCAAGAAACTTCAAATCGCAATTACTTCCCTCGTGGCATTGAAGAATGAATTTAAGGTTCTTGAAAAGCGCACTACCAAAGAGCTTAAGGCAGCAAAGAAGATCACTGCTAAACGCGCTCGCAAGGGAAACCGTCAACCCAGTGGATTTGTCAAGCCTACTCTTGTCACTGATGAGCTCGCAACTTTCTTGGGAAAACCCTCTGGAACCGAAATGGCTCGTACTGAGGTGACCCGTGAAATCAACAAGTACATCCGGTCCAACGACCTTCAAGACAAGGACAATGGCCGCAAAATCAACCCTGATGCTGCCCTTTCAAAGCTCCTTCGTTTAAAAAAGGAGGACGAACTGACATATTTCAACCTTCAACGCTATATGTCTCCCCATTTTCCCAAGCCTGCGGCAGCTGTCGCCACTGCGGCAATCGCTGTCTAATTTTAATTGGATTATTATTGTCTTGGTATTACCATATGTATTTCGTAAATGAATACATTATTATATAATAGCCGCTAAATATCTCATAATTACAAAATCATTGTTTTGTTATTATGATTACAAACTTTTCTAAAATTTATGTTGTATAAACAATAAAAAATAATTTCATATACATAGTGTAAATTGCGACATTTTAGAATATATTAATAGGAAGGTCGTCTCTGATGAATACGCATGACCCGTCACGCTTCCATTCACAAACAATGACGATTATTTCAACGCCTGCAACCATTGCGCGTCTAACAGAGTCTTGATAAATCTTATCTAGATTCGAAGGTTGGAATGATGATACATCCGTGCGTTGAATTACATAACACATTATTCCCCGACTCTTCTCATTTTCAACTATATACTGTAACTCTTCTATGTGCTTTAGTGCGCGTGGACTAATAACATCTGTTGGTTTTTTACGATACCCATCTGGGAAATATGCAATCTTATCATTGAATGAGAAATGCGACGTGTCCACCATCTTCCTATCTGCTTTTGAACAGTCTACAAAATCGGCAAGTGGTACGTTTTTGACTTCTAAGTAAAATGTATTTCCGTCAGAATCAATTCCCGAAAAATCAAAACGCGATTTCAAGTGTTTAACTTCACGGCGATATTCTCTGACATTATTCAACTGTTTGAGACAATTCATAGAAATACAATTATCAACAATACGTTCGGCCAACTTGGGATTTATTCCACATATTAACTCCCCTCCTTCGGAATTTGTTTTTATTATACTAAGTTCAACACGATGTTTACACACCAAAAGTTTATTTTTGTTTTTAATTGGCATATGAGATACATATACCAAACTATCTTTATTTGATAATCCACAGCACCCCAACGAAGGACAGTGTAATTGTTCTGCATCGCCACTGTCGCATTCTCTTGTTTCATTATCATCGCCTACAATAAACCCATCGGCTACGTACGGGGATTTACATACCGCAGAAGGACGTTTTACGATTAGAGCCCGTTTCAGCTCATCTAGCCTAAAGAGTACTTGCATTATTATACGTAAGCGTCTATATTTCTTGTTTATATATAGTTTTCAGCTTTGTAATAAAATCAATTTTATTTTATCCTACCCTAACATTGTCATTCTTAATGTGGAAAACAAATATTGGTCATCGCGCATACTGATAGATTCTAAAACGCGTGACTGTTTATTTATTTCATTAATCAATAATGGTGACGAATAATGTTGCTGTATAAAATCAATTATACTATTTATCGAATCAAAACTAACATCAAAATTTATTATATTAGTGTTCTTGCGAAGTAATAGCAATATAAATTCATCATAGTTGAATAAAAAAATCATTTTGATTATATAATAGCAAAATACATTAGTCGTTTCATTGTAAGCACTACATTTTTGAGACATACTCAGGATATCATTATAATTGATGGTCATACTACCGAGGATTTTAACTGCTTGAAATACGGCAAACTTCTTCTCTATTTCCAGGTACTTGTGTGCAATTAATGAGAATGTTTTGAATGTTGTATTGACATTAATATCTATGTTTTGTTCGGACGGATGTGTCTCGAAATAAGCAACAAATACGACATTCCAAACTGTTGCCCAAAATTCGCAGTATGATTCGTTCAGCAAGAACTCTGACCTAATCGGGAATAGTTTACCAAGCCGGTGTTGTATTAATGATAAATACTCAATTCCAAAGTCAAGGCCAAAGTTATGCATCGTCTCGTGGCATAATACCTTGAACCATTCTTCCTGTCTAAATATTGTAATTTCTGTCGAATAAGTTGAGCAGAGATACGTAAATGCACTATTGACGTGTTCTGCCCCAATAATCTTACTGAGTTCCGGGAGTTCTTTTATTTTTTCAGTTAGAAAAATATGTATATTCAATACCTTACTACATTGAGATTTAGTGTACATTCCACAGCAATAGTACCACATATATATATTCTTCATGTGGTTGTTTAGTATGTTAATGTTAGTTATGGGATTAGTATGGGTTGTGTAAAAATACACACAATAATGTTTTCCATTGAGTTTGAATGTAAAACGGTGTACATTATCAGTAGTCGCGTGAATATGGGATATAATCGTATGCGGAAGATAATTATTTTTTTTTCCATCTTTAATCGATGTAGGTAATTGCGATATGTTATCTATCGCTGAATATAGGTATTGTATATTATTTTTGTGTTTCAAGTAATGACTGTGTGCTTCGAGCATATTTTCATAAAAAATGCGAAATATGCTTTTGCTTAATCTACTCCCAGTATTCTTATTTTTCTGTCTCTCGTTTTGCTCACGCAAAAAAACGTTTATGTATTTTGATAGCATTATTATAAAAATACATAATATATTTATGAAAAAAACATAACTTTATTAAATCTATTTGTGTAATTGTGTAATTGTGTAATTGTGTAAATGTAATTGTGTAATTGTATCAGTGTTATATTACTGTTTAATATTTTGCTTTTTAATGAAATCTTGGATATCGCAGTACCTAAACTTTGATTTTGATGTAAATCCTGCGTGTTCCTTTGGATTCATATTTTGTACGCGGGATATAGTGTCTTGTAGTTCGCTCCAATGTGATGATTTATTTAGAAGATAGTACGAAGTGATTGTTATAATTTTAACGTTCTCGCAAATCTCGTCGCAAATGTGTGATGATTCGGCATCGTCAATATTGACAAATAGTTGTTTGTGTAAATCCCTTAATATTTGAAATACAAACTCGTCGTGGATGACGTCTTCATTCAAAAGGCACGCTGTAAACTTACTTAATGCCCGACGCTTATCATTTTTAATGTTGTTATTACAAAATTCATCATAATCCTTCTCAGGAGAAATATACTCAATGTTTTGAAAACATCCATTATATTCCATCAGCTTGCTTTCAAGTACGCTTTCGAAGATATCAAACCGAGTCATGAGCTCCTTATATAATTTTGCATACATCACTGAATAAAATGCATTTGAGCTTGCCAATTCAAACATTATTCCGCCAATTGACTCCATATTTTGCAAAAACTCCTGCGATGGTTCTTCTTTATCCAGAGAATGAACACCGTTATTTCCGCTTACATCTTCCACATCAGCTGTCGAACTTGATATACTTTCAACCAAATCACAAATCTTAGGGACAATACTATCATATGTATTATCAGTCAACTTATTAATAAGAAGCTTGATATCGTGTTTAATTTTGTCATAATCACTTGTTATATTAATGAATTTTGACACAGGTGGAGTTGTAGGATAAGGGATACGCTTCTCTTTTCGATGACGTTTAGGAAACGACGGGGTCTTAATATAACTAGGGGACCCAACTTGTTCAGCAATAATTCTGACAATGTCTAGAACTGAACCAGGTAGAGTATAATCAAACCCTTCATCACGAATATTGCCAAAATTATCCAAGTCAAATCTAGTGATATCAGAGCACATCGTTAGTGATGTAAGTGTATTATAAATATACCACATTAGATATTTCTATATTGTTTTCAATTTTTTAAACCTAAGTATATTCTAACAAAAATGCAGTACAAATATATACATGCAAATTCTAAATAGTTGGACTATTAAAATATTGATTGCTACAATGTTATTTGTATACGGCCAGATATTACTGAAAACATCCTTTACAATTAATAAAACATCGTTTAATTCAGTAGCAATCGTATTCGGTATGTTTATAGGAATTGCATCATTGATATATTGGCTATTTCTCAATACGTGTAGTGAACCAATATCAATAGATATTGGTTCAAAATCTATACTTTATGCTGCATTGGCTGGATTGGTGTTTTTCATTGGAAATTTATTATGGATATATACCATTTCTGAAAACGTTCAATTAGGAAACATTAGAACCATCATGGCTGGATTCGAAATGATGCTTTTATTCTTTGCCGGAAGTTTACTGTTCAATGACCACATAAAAGGTGTCCAACTATTTGGTGTATCCATCGTACTATTAGGTATATACATAATTGCAAATGTGTGACTCTTTGTGGAGAAATAAACTAATTATAACGTCAGTGTAATATAAAATGTCATCTGATGAGTCGCGCATATTTAAGTTACCGATATGCTATACAGACGCCGTATCTACATTAAGCAGTACAATCAAGGAAGATATGGAGATAAGTGAAAATAACAGAACATTCAGCGATATGTGTACAACTATACTTAATCCTACTAGCGATGTATCTCTTGTAACCGTTTATAATGATGAAAATAAACAAATGAATTCACTTTACAACAATATGTTTAACCCGACCAATCCTCTTGAAGAGTATATGGTAAACGAATGGAGCACGTATTTTACATCAAATCATTTATTTCTCAAAGACTCACAAAAACTCTATAAATTAAATGTTGTAAATAAGGACAAATATAAGCACGGGGTGACATATGACAACCAAAAGGAGATATTGAATTCTATAACATCAATTACAGGCGAAAACGTCCACTACGAGTCTATGCACTTTTTTGACTGGTCGTGTTTGAGGTTTTTAAACTCTCATTCTATATTTCTACAATGTATTAGTCTATGGACAATAGGTTCTCCTGTCTATACGCTATGTCTACCGATATTCTTGATGATTGTTCCATTTTTTATGTTGAGATATTTAGGGCAATCATTAACAATTACGAGTTATTTTACGAAGTTATTATCGATTATACAAAACACAGTGATAGGTCAGTTTGGTAGTTTATTCAGAACGATTCCTTGGGATAAACGTATATATATATGTATTTCACTCGTCATGTATGGGGTACAAATATACCAAAATATACAAACTATGTTTAGATTCAGACGGTCCATTATAAATATATTCCACAAAAATTCATTATTATGTACATTCATTGGTGAATGTGAATCTAATTTCTCTCTATTCGAACGAATGACAAGGAAAATGGATTCATACAAAAACTTCAATCATGATATTTTATCTTCACTCGAAATTCTAAAAAAATATAGAAAGACTATAGAAGAATACACCAACAGAACATTTCACGCGAATATATTTTTCTCATTCGGAACTATATTAAAAGAGTATTATGTGCTGTGTAACAGTATCGAACTTCAGAATGCTATTGTATATATGATACATTTTAGCATATATTTGAAAAACATATCGTCAATATCTAGTGGAATAGAAACAAAACAATTAAACAAAATTACAATAAAACGAAACACACGCACGAAGTTTGTAGATGGAGTTTACCCTATTATCAAAGAAGGAGTATCTAATGACATATCACTGTCAAATAATATGATAATCACAGGTCCGAATGCATCAGGTAAAACAACGCTACTTAAGAGTACATTATATAACATTCTAATATCACAGCAACTCGGATTAGCATATTGTAAAACGGGAAAAATCGACCCATATGATAAACTTCATTGCTACTTGAATATACCGGATACCAGTGGTCGTGACAGTTTATTTCAATCAGAAGCAAGAAGATGTAAAGAGATACTAGATGATGTAATGGCTGATGAAACTAAACGCCACTTCTGTATCTTCGACGAGCTATATTCGGGCACGAACCCATACGAAGCAACAGCAAGCTCATTTTCATTTGTAAAATATTTAGCAGCAAAACCAAATATTGATTTCATGTTGACGACCCATTTCCAAGATTTATGCCCTTATTTCAAGAAGATAAAGGGTATTCGTAATTACAGTCTACATACAGAATATAAAGACAATGGTCGTGATTTGATATACACATATTGCCTTGAAGAGAAGCCAAGTCTAGTTAAAGGTGGTGTTTCGGTACTTCGTCAATTAGAATATCCATTAGAAATATTGATTGATACTGAAACATTTTTGAACAAAATGATAGCATGAAACTAAAACAGAAAGCCTTTCGTTTAATAAAAGACAATAATATATATCGTAATTTCAAATGGATTTTTTGGCATTATTCGGTGTCGGTACAAACTTGATGTTCTCGCTGGGAATCATTTTTGTTATGATTTTCACAATATTCTACATTCGACAGCGGTTAACAGATTTCGATACAAAGATGACATCGATGTTTCAATTAGTTACAAAGATTACAAGTGAAATTAGAAATATCAAAGAAGCCCATCACGGTATCCAAACTAATGGAACACCACTAGATACAATTCACGAAGACGAGGAATACGAAAATGATACAGAAAATGTAAAGAATATTAGATTCGGGGGTGGTTCACACGATATTGATGATGATGATGATGTTGATGATGATGATGATGATGATGATGATGATGATGACAATCAAGTTGTTGAACTCGTTGATTCGAGTGATGATGATATAAGTGATGATGATACATCTGACGCCGATGATGACAGTGAAACACGTCATGGAGAAGTTGTTTTGGCACGAGCAATAAGTACGCACGGTTTGGAATCTAACACGGAGGACGAAGAAGACACGGTAGTTAAAGTGATTGATTTTAACAAGGAGTTAAGTGATAAGGAGACTATTCAAGAAATTCCAAACTATAAAAAATTCAAATATGATGAATTAAAAACGATGGTTTCCACTCGTGGACTTGCTAATGACGTCAATAAATTAAAAAAAGCGGAACTGGTAGTCATCCTTGAAGATTCTTTCCGGAAATCACAATCTCGTCCCAACGAAGAGGATACACATGAAGCAATAGCGCATTAATAAAATGTTAAATACATATTTCGAAAAATTAAAATATGATTATACTTATATTATGAAACAAACGTCTGCAAACAATGTTTATTATGATATTCCCGCATTTATGAATGATGGGCGCATGGCAACAAACTATTCGCCCGATGCTTATCTTAATAATCAATTATTAACACGCAATCGTATTACAACTAACGCAGAATATAGAGATTATCTAATGCGAAATGCTGATAAAATTATAAATGACAATCAAATAATGTCAATTGAAAATGTAAGCAATGTTCAGGTAAAAGATTCGATTAAAGATAACCAGGGTCCTCGCGGATTCCAAGATAGCGATTTAAAGTCATTATATCTCTCTCGCGACCAACACCAAGAACAGGTGTTACCATCTATTATGAACATTACACAATCATTCCAGAATAAATATTTAAAGTAAACACGTCTGATGTCAATTAATTTTTATTTTTTTTGTATAGAAATAAAAATTATCAGTTTATGCGTTTGTTTCAATCGCACCTCAGTAATTTTGTAAAAAATTGAAACTAATTTAAACACATAGCCGTGTGATAAATATATATAGACATCTCACGCGATGTCGAAATCAAAAAGCAGTATAGATGTCACGAACGAGAGGGATATTAATGATTTTAAAGTCGATGCGAACCACGACATTGAGAAGAATACCCTTTCAGACTCTCCTGAGAACATGTGGACACTCATTGAATCATACTTTGGAAAAAATCATTTGAAACAGATGGTTCGTCACCAGATTGAATCATTTGATGTGTTTGTACAGCATCAAATTAAACAAACAATTGACATGTTTCATCCTTTGAATATCCACTCAGAACAAGATTACAATAGCGAACACGACAAGTACGTCCTTGAAATGAATATCTCGTTTGAAAAGTTCAAGCTCTATCGTCCTCAGATTCACGAAAATAATGGTGCAACAAAGTTAATGTTTCCACAAGAAGCTCGCCTTAGAAACTTCACATATGCCTCAAATATGACACTTGATATCCATATCCAGTATATCACACGAAGTGGGGATAATCTGGAGGATGTTCAACATACAAATAAAATAATCCCGAATGTGTATATTGGCAAATTGCCAATTATGCTAAAATCTTCATCGTGTCTGCTCACCCAGTACAAACATGTTAATCATGACATAACCGGCGAGTGCAAATATGATGCTGGTGGCTACTTCATCATAAACGGTTCAGAAAAAACGGTTCTAGGTCAAGAGCGCGCAGCCGAGAATAAAGTATATTGTTATAACATTTCAAAAAATAATACAAAGTATAACTGGATTGCTGAATTGAAGTCAGTGCCAGACTATAAACAAATTAGTCCAAAACAAATCAACATGTATGTTTCATCGAAAAACAACGGATTTGGTTTTCCATTACATATTCAAATACCTAGAATCAAAGTAAATATCCCATTATTTATACTATTTCGCGCACTGGGTGTGGTGAGTGACGCAGAAATTTGTCGTTATATTCTCCTCAAAGTCGATGGTCTACCAAAAGACAGTACCGAAAGTGTGTTACTTGAACAATTGAAGGCTTCTATTATTGATGCTAATGAATACTTAACGCAGGAATCAGCAATCGAATATATCAAGGAGAATATTATGTATACACCTTTGAACATGGACAAAGAAGCTGGCGAAAAGAAGCGTATTGAATTCACACAAGATGTACTTAAAAATGATTTACTCCCTCATTGCCAAACTACAAAGCATAAAATATACTATCTTGGTTATATGTGTAACTCTATTTTGAAAGTATCGTCAGGTTTTGTCGAACACGATGACAGAGACTCATATTTAAACAAGCGTATTGACACTACCGGAACACTTCTAAATAATTTGTTCAGAAATTACTTCAATAAGTTGGTTAAAGACATGCAGAAATTAATTGTAAAGGAGATAAATACTGGAAGTTGGCGGTCCACATATGATTACACCAACATTGTAAACCACACAAATATATACAAAATCGTCAAGTCTACCACCATTGAGAATGGAATCAAACGAGCACTCAGTACTGGCGATTTTGGCATTAAACAATCAAATTCTTCAAAGGTTGGTGTTGCGCAAGTATTAAATAGGTTGACATATGCATCGAGTTTAAGTCATTCTCGGCGTATTAGCACACCTATTGATAAGAGTGGAAAACTCATTCCGCCTAGAATGCTACATAATACATCTTGGGGGTTTTTATGTCCTGCGGAAACACCAGAAGGTCAGTCAGTTGGTGTTGTGAAGAATCTCAGCTATATGACCCATATTACACTACCTTCTGATACACATAGTATTCACGAATATATCAATGGTCGTTATACAAAAATCGAAGATGTCAATGCGGACGAATTGTTTGATAAAGTAAAGGTATTTGTTAACGGTGTATTTCTAGGAGTTACAGACGACCCGCAAGATTTATACGCATATTTAAAAGACCTCAAGACCAAAGGTATGATAAATATTTATACATCTGTTGTATTCAATTATTCAACAATGGAGATACGTGTATGTAACGAGAGGGGTAGACTGGCACGACCTGTTTTAAGGGTCAAGAACAATGCGGTTTTGTTGAACGATTCAATAGTACAAAAAATCGCTAAGGGACAGATTTCGTGGGATAATTTGCTCACAAATATTCTTACGGATGATTCAGTTATCGAATATATTGACCCGGACGAACAAAACAACACAATGATTGCAATGTACAATCGCGATTTAAAAGCCGCACTCAAAGATACCAACAGACGAACAAATTTTACACACTGTGAAATCCATCCAAGTACAATCTTTGGCGTACTTGCATCTTGTATCCCTTTCCCCGAACATAATCAATCTCCCAGAAATACATACCAGTGTGCCATGTCAAAACAGTCTATGGGTGTTTACATGTCTAACTACGACAATCGAATGGATAAGACGGCGTATGTATTAAACTATCCTATGCGACCCCTTGTTGATACCCGCATCATGAACATCATCAGAATAAATGATATTCCTTCAGGGTCACCTGTGATAGTTGCTATTATGACTCATACTGGGTATAACCAGGAAGACAGTGTGCTTTTCAATAAGGGTGCCATTGACCGAGGACTATTCATCGCTACTGTCTACCACACTGAAAAAGACGAAGATAAGAAAATTAACGGAGACGAAGAGGTGAGATGTAAGCCAGACCCATCGCGTACACGCGGAATGAAGTTTGGAAATTACAATAAGATTAATACAGATGGTGTTATTTCTGAAAACACATTGGTTGAAAATAGAGATGTTATTATTGCCAAAATGGTACCCATAAAAGAGAATAAGAATGACCATACCAAGGTTGTGAAGTTTGAAGACCAGAGTAAAATTTTCAAAACAACAGAAGATACGTACATTGACAAAAACTATATTCAGCGAAATGGCGATGGATACAAGTTTGCAAAGGTTAAAACGCGCATTACTCGCAAACCGGTCATTGGAGACAAGTTCAGTTCACGTCACGGTCAGAAGGGTACTATTGGTAATATCATCCCAGAAGAGGATATGCCGTTTACAAAGGATGGATTGAAACCTGATATTATTATTAATCCACACGCTATTCCATCGCGTATGACAATTGGACAGCTCAAGGAAACACTTCTTGGAAAGGTCCTTGTAGAACTCGGTTTATTCGGCGATGGAACTAGTTTTGGTGAGTTTCAGATTGATGATATTGCGAAGGAACTACTAAACGTGGGGTACGAGCAGAACGGCAATCAGGTAATGTACGATGGGTTGACCGGTGAACAATTAGAATCCAGTATATTCATCGGACCTGTATTTTACCAGCGGTTGAAACATATGGTAAATGATAAACAGCATAGCAGATCTATTGGTCCTATGGTAAACCTGACTCGTCAGCCGGCAGAGGGTCGGTCACGCGATGGTGGTTTGCGGTTCGGTGAGATGGAACGTGACTGTATGATTTCACACGGAGCTTCAAGATTTACAAAAGGTCGTATTTATGACGCATCTGACAAGTTCCAGGTACATTTATGTAAGAAATGCGGAATGATTGCCGCCTATAACGACAAACTACATATACATCACTGCCGAATGTGTGATAACCGAACCGATTTTGTGTATAGCGAGATTCCATATGCCTGTAAATTGTTATTTCAAGAGTTAATGACAATGAACATTGCACCCAGACTGATTACAAACGACATAAATTAAAAATAACAATAAATAAACAAGGTAAGATTACATTTTTTTATTATTATAATGTATATTAATAAAGTAATATACATTTACAATTATGTCTAAAATGCCCAAGACTAAAAAGAAACATAAACGCAAAACAAATGGCAAAACAAAGAAGTATAGAGGAGGTGGGGGCGATGGCATATATGGAACATTAATTTATTATCTAGATAATATCAAACAACGTGAAAATAATACGTGTAGTACAGATTCTAGCGATAATGCCTTGAACACATGCACCATTCCTAATTCGAAAAGTGACCAGATTATTCGTGTATGTAAAAATTCCGTATTCAAAGGCCCTAAACCAGGATATAAACATAACATAAAGGTGTATGATAATTTTATTCGAGTTGACCCGCATACTATGAATCTTCTAGTCCAAGATGCAATAAAAAAACAGTTACCCACAGAACCAATAGAACACTTCAATAATGTTTGTCCTATGGAAGGATATAGTTATGCATTAGAAGGTAAAGCATATAAGTTAGATATGTCTCAAAATTCCACCGGCAGCAACTCTGTGGCTCACTCCGTAGAAGATTATATCAAAATGATTAATAATAACGTAATGACAATCGATTCAAATGAACCTGATATGACGACTCAATACGCTAGACAAATAATCGGTTGGATAGAATCTATTTGTAATAGTTTAGACATTTTATTCGAACAACTACAATTCCATCACTGTGACCCTAAAGCAGCACAATTGTTTCTGGACGGAAATAAAGTAATTGTTGGTGACCTAGATAAAGTTACATTTACATTGAAAATAGACGATAAGTATTATAGAATGTGTTTGGGGTCTACATTAAATCGAACTGCGGCATACGTACAAGGAAGTATACCAGAGAAAATGCGGTATGAAACATATCCACGTCAGACAAATACTTTCGAAAAAGCATCCTTTGTAGCGTCTATACTATTGTTACTAGATAACAATATACGAATGTTAGTTATAGAAAATATCAGAAGCAATGAGAAGTTATCATATCTTATTGATTTCATATTGGAAGACAAGTTATCAGTGTATGCAAATAGACCTTTTTCGAAAAAAACAGGACATCGCATTGCAAGCGAATGTGTTAATATGCAACGAAAGCCATTAAAATCTGAGTTCGTCATCTCAACGTCGAATACAGCAAATAATAATTGAAGTTCGCAACTCCAAAATAATACATTATACTATATCATATGTTTAACAAAATACTTCCAAGACTAGATAATTCACACATTGAATTACCGTCTTCACCTAATAGAAAAACACGTGTTCGCACAAGGTCGAGTTCATATGATGATGAGAATCTGACACTTGTCAATAATATTGCACAGAACCCGTGTATAGGAAAGGATAGTGGTACAATGAATAAACACATCGAGAATGTCGTTATAACAGTTGATACAGATAATGACAGATTACACAATACTGATAGCACAATAACGTGTATATATTTGGTTGATAATAACAAAATAAAACATATATGTGTATTTTTGTACCATATATGTGTACAACTATCACTTTTGTCTGTTCTCGAACCACTCTTATTCTTTTTTTATATTGTGCAAATTGAGGAGTCATTATTTTACAAGCAAATGGCCAAGCTGATATCTCAGGTAAATGGTCTGATAGATACCCACGATGCGCTATGTGTACGAGAAATGGATGAATACATAATATTTATGCAAGTATTACAAGATAATGATACTTGTATCGACTCATTGTATTATGAGTTGGAAAGTAGTGCTGAACGTGGAAATATTGAACAGGAACATTTGTCACATGAACTGATGGCCGTAGCGCTTCGTTTCGCATTTATCATAATTTCAATCACGTTTATATATTCAGTGGGTTTAAAATATGTTTTTAACGAAAAAATAGTACCGATACTAATGCACCACATATCTCTTATAGTTTTTATAGGGATTTATGAAGTATGGTTTTTTTCAAACGTTATCATTAAGTATATCCCGTGGACAGATGACGAAATAATATTTTATATATTTCAATGTTTATGGCAAGGGATGACAAATAAGTTTCCAGAATTACAACAACTTCAATGTAACTCAATAACGATGGATTGTCATTTTTAGTTATCGGTATATTTTGGTATTTATTTTGTCTACAATCTATACATGGTACTAAGGAATAAACATTCCAAATCAAAATCAGATGAAGAAATCATTAAGATTAAAATCAATGCGATAAATCGGTTAAAAAATGATGTAAAATATCTTGAACAAGAACACATCAGTTTGCAAAATGAAATAAACAGTTTATCAGGGTTAGAGTCTCAAGACGACGACCACGAGCATAAGTTGAAGAGTATACGTTTGCGATTGGAGGAAAGCCACGATATGATGCACAAAACGATTGACACACAATCAGCCTTTATCAAAGAAATACTAGATATAATTGATAACACGACAGATACGTTAAAAAGAGACCTTCTCGTAGAAGTAGACTCGGTGATTGGTTCTAAAATACTACGCTAATGAGTATGATATAAAATTGATTTAAAAATGTTTTATATTATACATTTACAAATTACCTCTGGTGTCCCAAAGTAGTACACAATGACAAATGACATTTGGTTTAGAAACCCTCGTGGTCTATCTATGTTAGTGTCACACAACGATATAACCATTCGCATCGCAGCCAATAATCATTTGGACGCACACTATTTGTGTGCGAGAGCGAGACAAGCGTCTTCTGCTGGAAGCATAACAGATGAAGATTCTGATGAAGACGAATATGATGAAGATGAAGATTCTGATGAAGATTCTGATGAAGATTCTAATGAAGACGGTCATGATGAAGATTCTGACGATGAATATTTTACCGATGTCGATTCTACTATCGGCGAATCTCAACAACATTACTCACATCGTTTCGGCGACATTGAAGAAGGTCCAGATTCATTTGAGGTCATTCATAGGTGTCCGTCAGATAGCAGTAGTAGACAGCCTTCATATAGTAGCATTGAACATCAAGACAGTGATACTGATTATGATTCAGATTATTCTGAATATGCATACTAAATTAAAAATATTTACAAATTTATACGACCTTTATTTCACACGTTTTGAATAGAATGTGTGAAATACCTTACATTTTTTACTTACTAGTTACTTTCGGTGGTACAATATATCCTCTATTGCGCACACCATTCAAGCGTCGTTGAATAGAGTGATTCAAAGTTGTACCACTCTCTTGTCCAACGACACTATTGTTCATCTTACCTTGGTTCATCGCATCTCGCTTTAATCGTTCTGTTCGCATTCCTGAATCTTGTTTCGGAATGACGTTACCTGTTTTATTAACTGGTGAAAAAAACATATAATATAATTACATGACATTTTTCTTTTCACAATGTATATTGTGTTTCTAATATGATTCTTTCATTTCTTCCCCCGAGTAGTCATCAAACACATATTCATCGTCATTGTCAGATAAATAATTACAGTCTCCGTTTATGTGGATTTCACCACAAGAATCGTATTCATAATCTTCATAATCATCATCATCATCTAATCTTGTATCTGTAAACCCTTCGTCATGCCATTGTTGGATTTGTATAATACGTTCATCGCGCGTGTAACATTTTGTTGTAAGATGAGACTGGTTTGTTATGGGAATAATGACATCAAGTTCGCACATATTACATATTAGGTTATCGTGGTCAACGTGTTTAAGATTAACGATACGTGTAACGCGTGATATTGATACACAATTAATACACGCAAGTTCTACACCTCCTTTTTGAATAATACTCTCACACGCGAGCAAATAATTATGGCGCGTCTCTTTTACGAAATCTAGCATTATAGGTTATTTTTAATGATTTATTATAAATTTAACGTATAATTTTCAATTTTTGTCGGTATGTTCTGCATCCGACAAGAAAACCTCCCTTGCTATTGTTTTAATCACTCGTTGGGTCTTATTTTGCCGTGAAATTTCATCACTACTACTACCCAAGCAATTCGCGACTAAGTTCATATACTCTTTATTATCGGGGTGACTAACGTTTGTATAATTGGGATGTTCTTCAATCCAACTATCAAGCTGCTTAAAACTGTCGTGTTTGACTTTTGCAATGGCATCTTGTATTCTGGTTTGATTACTGTCCTCCTTACTCCAAGCGTGTTGGTCTTTAATATAAAGTGTTTCCCGCTTCATGTCACTGCAATGAATTGGTCGTTTAGTAACATCGAGTGCCTTTAAACCGCGTAAAAATATACTGCTGACACCTTCAACAAAACCAAGTTCACCTGTTTTCAACAAATCCGGAAGTGATATATGTAAATCGTCGACAAAATCCACAAGTGACATTGCATCTTTACACTGTTCGTTTAAGAATAGATTAATATTAAACTTGTTATTTATATCTCCTTTCACGTTAATCATATTTGTTGTATTATGACCAATTTTTGGCAAGAGGTCCTTAATATTGTTCTGATGTTGTTGTTGTTGTTTATTAATAATGTCTATATATTGCTGCTGTTGGTCACCGAGTAACCGTTGTAGTTCCTGATTCTGTTCTAGTATTTGTAAAACCATTTTCGAATCAATATCAACATCCCCTTGTTTGTTTTTGCCACGTTTTTCTTTCGTTTTTTCAGGGATATCAATCATTTTTATAATTGTACATTTTGGTTTATGCTTCCATAACCCCGATTTTGTTTTATATGTCTTTCCACAAGAACATACGTGACCATTAGAGGTAATCAGATTTTTATCAGATTTTTTAGTTCCAAAAGTTTTTACTATATGTTTTTGCGTTAATAAGTGTTTATTGTAATCGCGTTTATCACCAGTTATGTATTGACAACTGTCGCAACTATATTGTATAATTTTCTCATCAGATTTTTCGGTTTCCATTATTTCCATTTTCCTTATATTTTGGAACTACAAAAAATCTGATGAAAAACCTCATTTTAAGCGAAAAAAAACTTTTTTGAGTTTATGGTAAGGTTTTTTTAACATAAAAAATATTATTTTTACATCTTAATGGTCACAAATAGTTTTTTTGCACGTTTCAAAAACCAAAAATGAAGCTTTTTTCACAATTGGACATGGTTTATTGTCCTTTTTTTCGATCCTAAAACACTTTTGAAAAGTGTGTTTTTAGCCAAAAAACTTTTAATATCCAACATTTATTTTCCAACATTTATTTTCCAATATTTATCTTCCAATATTTATATTAACTTTGCTATGAAAAGTGTCCGCACAATGGAAGACGTAATAGATAAAATTGATTATTTTTATATATCATATGTATAACATATACCTTGAAGCAGTAATGAGAATTCCTTACAATGCAATATTTAATTTTATAGACAGGACTTGTCAATTTTATAATATTGACGAGAGCCACGGATTGAGACATTCAATGGAAGTACTACGCTTCAGTAAAAATATCTTGAACGAGGAGTTGCACATCATGCCATCTCTTGAAGAAAAACAACACATTATATATACGTCAGCATTACTACATGATATGTGTGACTCTAAATACATGGACCAAAATACAGGATTGGATAATATTTCTTGCTTCCTTCAAACCAATAAGTACTCAACTTCGGATATTAATGAAATTCGACAAATAATGTCAACAATGTCATATTCTAAAATAAAAGACAGCGGATTCCCTCATTACAAAGATAAGGTGACTGAAAGGGCATTTCACATTGTTCGCGAATCCGATATTCTTTGCGCATATGATGTAGAAAGGTGTATGCTATATGAACTACACAAAAAAGGTGGTACAATTGAGAACTCTATTAATCACGCGAATACTCTTTTCAATGAACGGATGTTCAAACACTATGATGATAAATTATTTATAACACAATATGGGCTGCGAGAAGGACGTGTGTTACATGTTAAAAGCAAACAGCGAATACGCGAATATATAGAATTATTTTCATAACCTTAAAAATACTTAGAAATATATTATCGAATACAATTATTATACATAATATGCGCAGAGCAGTAAAAGTAGAGTACGTTTGGATTGGAGGCGATTACGAATTGCGCTCGAAAATACGAATGCTATATTATAACCAAACAAGTGATTTTTTTCCTATTATTCCACAATGGAATTATGACGGAAGTTCAACAAACCAACTTTCAACAAAGAATTCGGAAGCAAAAATAATACCTCGCGCCATATTCCATCACAAAGAAAATGAATCCAATCCATTATATGACCACCTTATTGTAATGTGTGATACATACGATGCTGATAATCAACCATTAAAAACAAATGCCAGACAAAGAGCGAACGAAATCTTCAGTAACAATTTATCAGCCGAGCCGTGGTTTGGATTAGAGCAGGAATATTTTTTATTCAAGACCAATTCAATAACCCCATTAGGAGTTGACGAGACAAGTGAAGGACGAGGTCAGGGACAGTATTATTGTAGCGCAGGTAGCGAGAATGCATTTGGGCGTGATATAGCAGAATCACATTTAGATGAATGTTTGAAATGGGGTATTAACCTTTCGGGAATAAATGCCGAGGTCGCGCCAGGACAATGGGAATATCAAGTAGGTCCTTGTACTGGAATAGACGCAGGTGACCATTTATGGATTGCTAGATATTTACTTCTTAAAGTCGGAGAAAAGTACAATGTTCGGGTAAGTATTTCGCCTAAACCAGTGAAAGGAATTTGGAATGGGTCTGGTTGTCACACGAATTTCAGTACAAAGGAAATGCGCGAAGGAACAACTCGTAAGAATGGATTAGTATACATAAATGAGGCTATTGAGAAATTGTCACTTGTTCACAATGAACATATGGAGGTATATGGTCAGGGAAACGAAGAACGGATGACCGGAGAATGTGAGACCGCAAGATATGATACCTTTACACACGGTGCGGCAAATAGAAGCGCATCAATAAGAATAAGCAATGATGTCATAAAAGATGGAAAAGGTTATTTTGAAGACAGACGACCAAGTTCTAACTGCGACCCGTATTTAGTAACAAGTAAAATCTTTGAAACGACTACTCTGTAAAACTTAATGTTGTCAATATATATAACCCCTCCATGTCGTTAGGTATAACAATTGCGATTCCATATTTACAATACCCTAGCTATAACAATGATACTATTAGTGACCCTAATGATTACATTGCGCCGCAGGGAAAACCGAGACCTATGAAACATCATCGTCGGCGATTAACTAATGCGAACCGTAGCAGTCATCTTCCACAGACAGATGCTATACAGTTGTCAACAGTTGATACTCCTGGCGGAGTGTGTATATCGAGTCAAGATACAACATTTTGTATGTATAAAGACTCAAAGCAAGTTAAAACATCTTTGAAGCATCATTTATGTACTATGTGTTACACATCATAGAGTGAATATAGAGTGAACATATTAATATTTCATAATAGATACAATAAAGTATTATGAAATGAGTAAAGTGAAATAAGTAATTTAATTTACGGATTCGCAGCGAATCCAAAATTCTCAATCATACTGGCTGCTTTTGTAATAGGTTGTGATTTACTTTTACGTTTAATTTGAAACGTCGTTTTCTTCATTGTAAGAGAAGTTGTTGAACCGAATGTTTCATTTGATTCTTCGTGAATTTCAGGATATGTTTTGCTGAGCGGTTTCTCTACAACAGACAATGCCTTGCTTCCACCATGTAATTGTCGATATTCTTGGATGGTCAAGTTTCCGTAAAATTTATCGAGAAGGTAATGTGGGTTAGGCGCAGGTTTAATATTACTATCGTAGTTGTATGCGTCAACATATATATAGTTCATGAGGTGATAGCGTTCATACTTCTGAGAAGTGTCAATCAGTTCATTCATGAGAAATGCTACTCCACACTCGGGACTACAGAAACAGCCGTATGTTTGATACTGTCCATTAATTCTGGCCTTAGGAATGGATATAGTGGGTGTATCAAAATCATAGGTACACCAAAAACACGCAGATTGCTTCCCATAATCTGTATTATTATGGAACAGTTTTTGTAATTCTCTAATTTTCCTCCACACCAACTGACGATTTTGTACCTGTGATGTAGGTGAAGACTCAGTATCTGACTTATCATTTGTAACATTAACCTTATCATCAGTGGGTGTTGTACCAAGATTTTCATAGTGTAGTGGTGTTATTTTAGTGTCGTTCATTGACAAAGTACCGAGTGAAATACCAGAGTTATGTAGACTATTCTGCTTACACTTCAAATGCAAAATGACATTCTCCTTTTTAATCGCATTTAAATCGTTCGTCCCAATGGAGTCAATAATTTTGCCACCTTTCGGCTTTCTTCCCCTCTTTTTTGGAGCAGAAACAATAGTCTCATCAACAAGTATGGATTGGTCATCGTTTTCAGGAATTTTTACTTTCGGCTTGCGCCCTCGTTTCTTTTTTATTGGTAATTCCTCGGTTAATGACATTCTTATATACAATTTTTCATAAAAAGGATTTAAGCCTTTTTCAAATAACATTTACGACAACACGGTTTGTAATTCGATGTTCCGATGACACATTGCTCAATCTCGTCTGTAATTCTATGCGAGAACAAGGCATCATTCTTATATCCACAATAATAGCATTGAGATTTGATTTTCATCAAATCGGTGGCAATAGGGATAAGGTCCAAAAACTTACCAAATGGTTTTCGTTTGAAATCACCATCTAATCCATATACAATAACTTTTAGCTTCAATTCATCAACCATATATTTGATTGATTCCAAACAGTCTGGGAAGAATTGACCTTCGTTAATTAAAACCACACTTTCAGGTAAAATGGAATACGTCATTAGCTTAGATAATTCATCAAGTTGAATACAATCTATCTGTACATTGTCGTGAGAGCAAAGATGTGTATCGTGATATCGATTATCTCCTATAAAGTTTACAACTTGGACTGGAATATTTGCACGCTTACATTTATTGTAAGTCTGAATTAGATGTGATGTTTTTCCAGCAAACATTGGTCCGATAATCATTCCCAAATATCCTTCATCTTGATACATTTGATGTACGTTTACGATATCAATAGACATGTAATGGCTACTATTATACTATAGATAAAGAATGTCCTTATCTATATTTCAAAAAACATATTAATACAATGAAACTAAGAATAGTAATGGCCCAATCGCGTACAACAATTCCCTGGATTGAAAAGTATAGACCAACAAATTTCAACGACATTGTCCTTTCTGAAATAAACCGGAAATTACTTGGCAATATTATTCAAACGGGGCGCATACCCAACATGCTATTTTATGGTCCACCTGGTACAGGAAAAACTACAACTGTTGTGAATTTTATTGAAGCTTATCATCGTAAACAAAACGTATTTTCAAATGAATTGCGATTACATTTAAACGCGTCAGACGAAAGAGGCATTGAAGTTATTCGAACTCAAATAAGTCAGTTCGTGAATAGCAAACCACTATTCGAAAAAGGCACAAAATTTGTTATTTTAGATGAAGTCGACTATATGACAAAGGCGGCTCAAATAGCACTAAAATATCTTCTACAAGTTTATGCAAATGACGTTCGTTTTTTTCTGATTTGCAATTACACAAGTAAATTGGAGGAATCGTTGCGCAACGAGTTCGTTAGACTTCGATTTAATCAGCTTCCAACAGAGGAAATTATTACGTTTCTCAGGACACTATGTTTGAAGGAAAATATTAAAGGTGATATACAATACCTTGAATATATAAAAAACACGTTCGACTCTGATATCCGTAGCATGGTGAATAAAATACAATTAGACAATACACATTCTCTTCAACTTAATCGCGCGTATTTAGATGAAGACTGCTTTACCAAAATAATAGACGTTATTAAATCCCCAGACATTAAAAGACTGGATAAAGTGAAGTATATTAAATCAACGTCAGTAGCACATAATATTAGCGTGTATACTCTTATATTAAGTTATTTCAAATATCATATATTCGTCGAGACAGACAACGTTAGACCCGAAATGTTGGATTTGGGTAAACGAGTAATTCGTTCAAAAATGACAGAAGATATGCTTGCATTTTACTTTGTTGAAAACGTTCCATTTTCATAACTGTTCATTCGTGTTTGTAGTTTTTGCATAAACGAATTAGGTGGCGACGATTTTGTTGGGTCAAAACAGTTGCTTTGAATAGATGTATTATCAAACGACGCTACTTGTGCAAGAGGTGTTGGTTGTGGAATGGCAATAATGTCAGTTTTTTTTTTAATAAGAGTCGTTTTGGAATTGTACATCATTGGTATTTATATACTTAAACAAAGATTTAATTCTATATTACCCATAATAATTAAAAAATTGATTTGAAATAATACTTTATATTCAATTCATTAAATATATAAAATGGATATAGACAACGAATGGGACGAATTCAATGAAGACGAATCATTGGAAAAGAGTCCTCAAATTAACGACAAAAATTTGAGGTCTATAAATATAACTGAATTGTACATATCAACTAAAACCAAGATACTTTATTTAAACCAAGTTATTGATTTGCAAGCAACATTCTGGCATCTACCAGTTGAACCTTACCTATCTCGACACGATTGTATAATTAAAAAACAAATCAAGATGCAATGTTCTACTCAGGAAGAAGTAGATACTGTTCAGAGCTATTTGCGAACGTGTGACCGTGTAATTGACCAGGACATTATATTTTCATCTCTTACTGATACTTCTATGCAGCAACGTGAGTTCAAGGACGTTCGAAAGATAAGTATTGGAATGAATAATAAAGACATTCTTAATCATCGTTCGAAAAAGAAAAGTGCATTCTATAACTGTTATGTTGTTATTTTACGAATTTTCCATGAATTACGGTTTCGGGAAGTACACGTCAAAGTTTTCAACACGGGTAAATTAGAAATTCCCGGTATAAGAGACGACAGCCTCCTTATTAAAGTTCAGCGTTATTTCATTGACCTATTGCAGCCGGTCGTGGCAGAAAAATTATGCTTTATCGACGATAAATGTGAAACTGTCCTTATCAACTCGAACTTTAATTGCGGTTACTTTATAAATCGCGACAAACTGTATAACATTTTGCGGAACAAATATAATATCAATGCCACTTTCGACCCTTGTTCGTATCCTGGAATTCAGTGTAAGTATAAGTTTAACGACGATGCTCATATAAGTTTCATGGTGTTTAGGACTGGGAGTGTTTTGATTGTCGGAAAAGCTGATGAAACTATGCTATTTCAAGTGTATGATTTCCTAAAACAATTAATGACGGATGAGTATGATAAAATTGCTGACCACACTCAAATATTTGACCAAACGTGTAAAGGTCAAAAGCTTCAAAAAGTGAGAAAACGCTCAATTAATGTATCATACTAAAAAATGAAAATATTATCTAAATTAGAAAAATCGTTTTTTTGAACAACACTTTCAATACGGGTTAGTTCATTTTTTACGCGTGAGGTCATTTTGATTTTACACAATGACCTATTGTTTTCAATATATGTAGTGAATTGTTTTACAACTCCGTTCAAGTATATTTCGCGTTCGTCGTTATGCATTTCTTTTAGTTGCTTAGACGAAGAAATATTTTCCATTATATTCGAATACACTAAAATAGAATCGTGTATATCCGTTAGTAGAGTCTTCTCATTATTATTAAACGATGTTTTTTGACGTTTATTTTCGTCTAATGTATATATGGATTTGGTATATACATAAATAATAGCGTCTTTCAAAGAAAGGTTGAAAAACATATTATCATCCTTATCTGTAATTTGAGTGATATATTCAACAAAATATATGATACTTGATTTACAGTAGTATATCACGAGCTCTATGTTTTTAGTATGTGAATATAGATGAATAAATATGTGTCCCAACATGTGTATACCTTTTCTGATTATTATGTCATTTTTGTTATTCATGTTTTCCATGAAGTATACAATAAAGTTATTTAATAGAGAAATAAAAGCTATAAAAACAATGTCAACTTCTTCGGTTAAAGTTTCTTTATAGTTTATATCCAATTTCATATTATAAAGGTCTGTTTCAGTATCTGGGGAATGTGTCATTAGTACAATATGTAAATAGTTTAATTCTTATAATTAAACAAATATGTTGAACAAAATGTATATTGGTTATTTGCTTCGTTTAAATGTTTAAAATAATATAAAGATAAATTTTATATCAACATATATGTCATCAGAAGACTCATATACACTCCCAAGTCAAACCGCATTACAACACGCAGCTAAACTAGCCATTGTTGAAGATAAACCCATATTGTTGGATTATTGGACAGCATCGTTAGATGGAAGCGTCTTAATTGGCGTAAAAGAAAATCAAGAAAAATTACTGGTTCGCAACGAAGAAGAATACACAAGTCCTGTTGTAAAGATTTATAAGGTTGAAAGCGAGTACCTTATTGTCACCGAAAATTCGATTTATATGGTATCAGTACAAATTCCAACCAAGCGGATTTCTTAATTTGGTAAACTGTTCGTTTGCTTCATTATAAAAAGCAGCAAGCCTAACACTACATCGGCTGTTAAGGGTACCCATGCGATACGTTGTTTATTAAGTGCCAGCAGGGCAGCAGATAAATAAAGTGCTGCGTGAATTATCCTGTAATTTGCCCACCAAGTATTTCCACCGCCTTCAAATGCATTTAATCTTAAGTTTCCTACGTATAGGACTGTAAATGATAGACCAATTATGAATAACATAATACTCATATATGGAAGGATATACAATGGTACTAACAGTGGTGTTAGCGCAATCAATATTCTACAAGGTATACACATTAATATAAATGCCAATTTAAGTTTTGTCATAACAATATATATATAATTATATAATGTTATCAATTAGAATTAGAATTATAGAATAAAATAATAATATAACTTACCACGAACCTCGTGTCTTTTTTACACTTATACGCGGGCCACTACTCTTTTTCCGCGCTGCCGAAGGGTCATATTGCTCATCTTCGTCATCCGACGGTATATTTTTTGATATTTCCCAAAACTCTTTCGAACCAAGTTTAAAAGGACCGTGAGCATCTGCTTTGTACCAATATATCTGGTCTTGAAGCTTATTTGATTTAGCATTATTGTTTATCACAAGACATTCATAATTCTCAGTACATTGGTCCATGACCTGACAGAATGATTCAAAAGTAGGAAACATGCCGGCATAATTCTCGTAAATACGTTTTCGATTGGCAATGTACGGCTCCCTTAATATAAATACATAATCAATGTTTGTCCTGAGATTCGGAGGAATACCAAGAGGATACTGCATCGTAATCACAAGCATTACTTTCCAGTGACGACCATTCATAAACAATAAACGCATCATTTTATCTTTTGACCATGAAGCATCGTACAGACAATCATCTAATATAAGAAAGGTCCGTGGGTCAATTGTGATTCTTTTCCTCATTTCGGTGTCCTTTTTTATTTGTTTCAATACTGAACGTTGACGTTTAAGTACATTTTCAATGATAGCCGTATTATATTCATTGTGAATAAATATTTTAGGAACGTGAGTACTGTAAAATCCATTTCCCTCCTCTGTTCCGGAGATGACTGTACCGATCGGAATATTCTGTTGATAATATAGCAAATCGCGAACAAGGAAACTCTTACCCGTGTCTCGACGACCAATAAGAACAATAACAGGCCCTTTATTCTCGTCTGCCTTAAAACTTATATTTTTCATATCAAATTTCTTTAACTCTAGTGACATAGATAAGGACGATATTTATAAATGAAATACAAAACGCGTAAATCACTTCAAAAATTAACATCATAGGTTAATAATGACTTCAATGTTAAATATAATATCATCGCTTCAGCAATTAGCATCGTCAAGTAATTTTATTCCTATAGATAATATTTATACTGATGGTAATGATAATGAAAATAATGAAAATAATGAAAATAATGAAAATAATGAAAATAATGAAAATAATGAAAATAATGATACATATTTATGCGATGAAGAAAACACGATTATCAATACCACAAGTGGTGATAAAATGTTTTGTAAATTTGCCCCTCTTGTTGACCCATTGAAATATCTTTTGGGAAAATATACAAACGATGACCTTTCAATACTGCCAAGTCTAAACAGTGTAAATGGAATACCGCATGTAAAGTTAGCAAACAATATGAATTCTTCGTATGTTGATTGTTTGTTTTCACGAATAATATCGCAGTCCGGTTTTATACACGGAGTAAAATATTACGGGTGTAGAAACGGATTAAAAACTAATTTTAAATGTAACATCGACGACGATATAGATTTACTATCAGATAGTGAATATTTTAATGAAAATTTAAACAATGGCTTTTCCATAAATCACTCAATGCTTCCGGAATATACAAATGCCGGCAATATATCAAGCAAATTTCGCGAACCAATTCATATAGCATCAGACATTAGTAATGTAAGTACGTTGGTTGATTTAAGTTTTGAATCAATAACTAAATGTACTGAATCGTATATTGTAAATGATATAGATGTTAGTACTTTACAAGAATGCGATATTGAACTACCAGTTGAAACAGGTGATGTTTTTGATTTGGATAATGATGATGATACGGATGCGTCCCAGTCTACATGCGTGACGGTGTGTGATTCTCTTTCTGATGAAAACGAATCGCAATATTTTGACGACACTAATGACGAATGGTCTGATGAATCGGATGTAGATGATGATGTGGATGAGTGCGATTCATCTGCTAGTGATAATTTTGAAATTGTAGCTACAATAAATTCATTACCTTGCTGTATGATTGTAATGGGGCATTGCGAGGATACTTTGGACAACTATATATGTAATAACAATGTTTCGCAAGATGAGTGGAAGTCAATTCTATTTCAAATAATCGCGACTCTTGTGCATTTACAACGCGAATATTCATTCACACATAACGATCTTCATACGTGTAATATTATGTACACTAATACAAGCGATGAATATATATATTATGAACATGCGGATAATAGGTTCAAGGTACCATCATATGGTAAAATCTATAAAATAATAGACTTTGGAAGGTCTATATTTACTTATAATAAACAACTGTATTGTAGTGATAGTTTCAGTCCTGGCGAAGACGCGCATACACAGTATAACTGTGAGCCTTATCTAAATGACAATAAGCCAAGAATTGACCCAAATTACAGTTTCGACCTATGTCGTCTAGGATGTTCATTATTTGACGTATTTGTGGATGATTTAGACGATATTGTAGAATTAGTAGCATCCAATCCAGTTATAGAAATGGTTTCGAGGTGGTGCAATGATGACCAAAACCGCAATATGCTGTATCGTAAGGATGGAAGTGAACGATATCCAGAGTTTAAATTATATAAGATGATTGCTAGGAATGTTCATCATCATATTCCGTCGAAAGAAATGTATGCCCCTATTTTCTCAGACTTCGTAAGTGAGGTCATAGATGAATCCAAGACTTATTGGAGACTATAGATATTATAGATAACGCCTTACGTGTAAAATTGTATGAGTACAATCAAATTAAATCATATGAAAATAAAATATATATAATTTCCATATGATTTGTATCATAAATTAAAAATCAGGACTATTTGTGAATACTGTTGGTACTCCGGTGTTAATTTCATTGTTCAAGTTGCTAATTTGTTCATAAGAAAATATACCAACACACGCACTCACAAATACAACTAGTCCGTCTCTAAATATGTGTTTCAATGGCTTGTTTTCACTTTCAACCGCATTATTTTCAACCATTTTGAAAACAACAAATATCGTCATGATGACGCCAGCAACCATGAAAATATTATTCATATAAGACTGTGTAACATTATTCTTTTCAAAAGTAAACGTATCCAAACGTTGTAAATATGAATTATAGTACGTAAACATATATAAGAGATGTCCTATACTATTTATTATAACAAGTTGACATATGACTACAAATATAGAAAAACATTATCACGATGACATATATTGTCAAATCAATAAGTTTATTGATAATAATAATCTACCTCATATTCTATTACACGGCAACCAAGGTTCTGGCAAAAAGACAATTATATCAAACACAATAAACAAATTGTACCGTCATATTCCTGAGAAGGACAAATCACTCTATCTCATGTATGAAAATTGTGGTCACGGAAAAGGAATCAAATTTGTCAGGGATAATATCAAGTTTTTTGCTAAGACAAACATAAATTGTCGTGATGGGACATTTAAATGTGTTGTATTACTTAATGCAGATAAACTGACAATGGAAGCTCAATCTGCATTGCGACGATGTATTGAGCTCTTCAGTCATTCAACACGTTTTTTTATTTCAGTTCAAGACAAGAATAAAATGTTATCACCAATTCTTTCACGATTTTGTACAATATACGTTCCTTCTATAAACAGTCGAAACTTACACTTCCAGTCAATACCATGTATCGAATTGATGAAGAACGAAACGCACGGAAAGAAATCTTGGGTAACCAAAACAATTAATAATTGTCTATCTAATGAAGATGTTGACATGTTTACAATGGTTGACACAATATATCAAAAGGGAGTAAATTACAATGATGTATTGTGCTTCCTCCAAACAAAGTTAAAGCGCGATTCCTATAATCACCGTGTTATTCTTGACTTAATATATAATATTACGCAAACACGCTGTGAGTATAGGAATGATAAGCTATTTTTATTGAATATACTGATACAACTTAAAACGAATTCGTTTAAGATTTAGATGAAATATCTTTTTGATTGTATATACACGATGGATGATTTCACATTATCTACGTTACAAGAATCTAGAAATGAATGGTGTTGTCAACTTGTAAATATTATCACGCCACTTATTATTGAAGGATATAACTCTATATTTAAAGAGTCATGGTTGTTATGTGAGGACCAAAATGAAACTGATAAGTACCTCATGACGTTTCAAAATTTCATTCGCAGAGTTCCTCAATGGAATAGCACAACAATTGAGAAGGAGCGTACTCGGATAATGGAAAGAAGTAATTGCGCATATTTAGAAGATTTGTTAACGTGCGTCCATGTCATTCAATTGAAGTTACTCACGTGTATTCGAGCTGGAAAAGAGCAAAGGAAGGTAAATATTAATATACCTAAATTAGATGATTTTATCCATAAATGTTATATTTTAGTTGCTCGCAAGTTATATACGAATGTTTATATTTATGATAGAACCGTGTCTCCCTTACAAAAACAGAAACATAATCGGGAATTTGAGATTATTGTTCAAGAATGTATTTTGAATGCCATACGCGAAAATATGCCTATTCAAGAATTACTAAGGACTTATTTAGATGAAAGCATTGAAGAAGATGTCCAAGAGACTATTAAAGAGGAAAATATAGAAATAGAAGATGACGAACCTCAACAACGCGATGAAGACGCAAGTAAAAATGGAATAGTAAACCACGATGTTCCAATTGTGATGGATAAAGAATTAGATAAAACAATTACTTTCAATAATACTGATAGTGTTAAGGATGAAGATGGACAAGTAGATGAAATATCAGCACCAAAGACAATTGAACGACTCGAAGAGATTAGTGCCCTCCGTAACGCGGACCAAGATGATGACGATGGCGAAGACAATTTACAAATTGCGGAGGATGTAGACATCTCAACACTTGGTATCGAGGATATTTCTCCAAAGAAACAAGTAAATGCCCCCATTGTATTAGACGATATTGAGATATTGGTGTAAACACGACATAGTTGAACTTGACATATATTTGCTGTTGCGATGGCTTTTGAATTATTATTAGCAATGAATGCTGATAATAATTTATTAAAATTTATAACTTTGCTTTCACGTCGAATTTAAAGCGTGTGTATATGGATTCGCTTTGAATGCGTTTAGTAGTCCTGGGTCAATTCTGTCATTATTGTACGCTTCCATACTAGTATCCTGTGTATTTGGCATGTCAAATTGACCGTGAACCTCTTTTGTTGGAGGTACATTACCAAGGGTATTTGGTACCCACATTCTATTGTTGTCTCGGTCACTTTCTACCTTCGCCATGTTGACATTCATTTTGTGATTCAACTTATTAGTATTTCCGTTGGGAGCACGTCCGCCGAGTGTTTCCTCTTTGTATGGAGTAGATTGTATTTCATAAGCAGACGCGTAAGACGTGGATTCTTTGTGTTGACTGTGTCCATTACCAGCATAATACGTTGTAGAATCTTGCCGAGATTGGTACACCGAATCCGGATTGGTCACTTGATATGCCCCACTATTTTGGTTCTGAACGTTATGATGATTTTTAGACTCCGGTTCCATTTGGCGGTTTGTTATTTTGACACGGTCGTTGGGATTATGAGTATAACTTTTTGGAACTTGTGATTGGAATTCACCGTATAAGCGACCATTACCAATTGTATTTTCCTTTCGAGACGGTTTTAATATATCCACAAGAGGTGCGATAGCGGCGGTTAATGCCGACCCAATGTTTCCAAACAAATGAGAATCGTTTTTCGCGTCACGATTCGTTCTGTAATTCTTGAAAGATGACTTGTTAAAATCATCTTTGTTGGCCTGATTTCTTCCTGTTGCACTAGCACTAGGTAAGTTGGTAGACCCATAATTATTGCGGTTTGATTCCTGAAATTCTTGATTTTGATAGTTTACACCTTGACGGTCTGACCCAGCAACACCAGAGTATGATGTAGTTGTGTCAACACGATTGCTGTCGGGAAGGTTGACAATCGCACGATTTGTTTGACCTTTTTCAATACCACCAGTAGTGAACCAACGTTCGCTTCCGTTGTGAAAAAATGTATCTGGTTTATGTTGTTCTACTTTACCAATGTGAGTAGTGTCGCTAATATGCTTGTTATATGAATTGGCTGGACCTTGATGTCCGGATAACTCGTACGAATTTTTTGGGTTGGTCTTTACACGTAATTCGTCAACACTTTTAGGCTCCCACAAACATCTCTCCTCCATACCACTGTTAAATCCAGCACCGCCTTCTGCTGTAAAACCTTTATTCAGACCAGGTGCGACTTGTATACTTTCAAACGGTTTTACATTTGCGTGACGATTACTTTCATTTACACGCGATTGATAAAAGTCGCTTACGTTGGGGGCACCATATGTGTTGTGTAAATTATCCAGAGGTTTGAAAAGCGGTGCTTGCTCTTGTTTTTTTATTTTCTGTGACCCAGAACCTGTCATGTTGTCTAAAATACTTTCACTTGTGTTTGGGTCTTGAATGCCTTTTATTTTTCCTCCAAAAAACGGCTGCATATTGTTATGTTTAAATGTTGTAGTATTAATTTCTTCCCCTTTCATATTATATACGGTTTGCTTGTTCACATTTTCTGATTTTGCGGTACGACTTCCATTAAAGTAAGAATCACGTGCATTATTACTATTTGTATATGGATGCTCTGTTGATGCGTTCACTTGCGCAGTTCCATTGATTTCGTCAGTATTTTGTGCTGAATCAATTACCTCGTTTTCCGGGTTAGTATCTTCACCATTCATCATCTCTTGTAGGTTTTCAAATTGTTCGATTTTTTTATTTGTCTTTTTGCTTATAAATAGACCAGCAACGGCTATGATAGGTATTGCAAATTCCATTAATATTATATACTCTTATAATAAAATATTAACATCGGAATAACACTTAGCAATTAATCTATTTCTTTTTATATTCTCCGTATTTCACATCAATCACTTTTCCAAGCATGACAAGTTGGTTTGAGTCCATGACTGCCACACGTCCAAGGCCTGGACAATTTTCAAATGTTTCTAGATAAATTGGTTGTTGGGGAATAAACTCAATTTCAGCAGTTTCTCCGCGTTCTAGAAATGGGGGATTATCAATCTTTTCATTGCCTGTTTTCTTACCCATTTTCCAAACAATTTTCGACATTTTACAGGCACTTTTTGCCGTTCTAACATGGACACAAGGGCTGAAACCAGGTTTAAGTTGTCCCGGGTGCTCCTGTACAGCAACTTGAACAGTGAAACTTTCAACGGGTTTAAGAATGTCAGTTTGAAGTGAAATGACGTCACCTACTTTTGGCATATTTGCCTTGTCCATTCCTTTAATGTTCATACCCACATTGTCACCCGGCTTTGCGTTTGCCCACGTTTTATGATGCATCTCAATTGTAAAAACTTTGAGATTATTGAGTCCGCGTGGCACAACTCTTACAATATCGCCGGCATTCAATGTACCTTGCTCAATGCGACCAGTGATGACGTCGCCAACACCTTTAATCTTGTATATACCGTTGATAGGAACACGAAGTGACTTTTCAGGAAAACGTTTGGGTGGTTTTACAAACTTTTCAAGTGCGTCGTGTAAAGTAACACCTTCAACGACAGTATCTTTGTTAATATTAGCCTTCCATCCGTTGTACCACGGCATCTTGTCTGTGGGTTCAACTAAATTTTCACCAGCATATCCAGAATAGGGAATAAAAGGAACTTGTTTTGTTTTAAATCCTGCATGTTGAAGCATTTTTGTCATTTCTTCTTTAATTTCATTGAATCTTTGTTCTGACCAGTTACAAGAGTCCATTTTATTGATACCAACAATAATCTTTTCGATACCAAGAAGTCCAAGGAGACGAGCGTGTTGACGAGTCTGACCTTGGACCTCGCCAGTTGTGTGGTCACCTTTTGCAATTGCTGATTCGAAACCACCCGATTCAGCTGGCACTAGCAATAGTGCAACGTCTGCACATCCAGCACCAGTAATCATGTTCTTTACGTAATCTCTATGCCCAGGAGCATCAACAATCGTATAATGATAGCTGTCTGTAAAGAATTCCTTTGTGGTACAGTTTATAGTAACTCCCCTCTCACGCTCTGCCTTGTCTTTGTCCATGTAATATGCGAACGCAAATGAACTTTTACCCTGCTGGTCTGCTTCTACCTGAAGTTTATCCATTTCGCGCTGAGAAATACCACCCAGTTTGAAAATCAAATGTCCCGTTGTTGTAGATTTCCCGGCATCGACGTGACCGCATACAACCATTGAAATGTGTTCTTTCGTATCACTCATATCTTATATATACACTATATGTCTGAACTTTAAACCGTTTAATCATTATATATTTATAGCCTCTTGCCACTTTATCTTTTGAATAATGAATTATTGCGTTTTCTGGGTTTAGTATGTTTTCTGGATTTAGCGAGTTTTCTGGTTTTAGTGCGTTTTTTTGTTTTAATGTGTTTTTTCGCTTTAATATGTTTTTTTGTTTTAATGTGTTTTTTCGTTTTAGTATGTTTTATTTTACTCTTTATCTGCCGGTTTATGTTGTTGCGTTTTCCACCAACAACTGACATACCATTACTGGATTGATTTGTATTTTCTACTGCCATTTGTGTGTTTTTGTCATTTCCTTCTGCCAAATCATTACTGGATTGATTTGTACTTTCTACCGACATTTGCGCGTTTTTGTCATTTCCAAAAATACTATTTGCTATGCCTGATAAATGTTCAGTTGTTGTATTCATAACTTCTTGACCTTTCTCAAATAATGTTGAATTTGTTCCATTGACTGAATTGCCATTGTTTGGATTGCCATTGCCATTGTTTGAATTGTCATTGTTTGAATTGCCATTGTTTGAATTGTCATTGTTTGAATTGCCATTGTTTGAATTGCCATTGTTTAGATTACCATTGCTTGAACTGTCATTGTTTGAATTGCCATTGTTTAGATTACCATTGCTTGAACTGTCATTGTTTGAATTGCCATTGTTTAGATTACCATTGCTTGAACTGTGATTGTTTGATTTTTTACCATTGCTTGAATTGTCATTGTTTGATTTTTTACCATTGCCATTAATGAAGTCTGAAACAGAAGACAAAAATGTTGGTGCGCTTTGCGGTGGGTCAACACTCATATTATTTTCATTAGATTCCGTGACGCCATTATTGTTTGTATTTCTATTTGAAATGAAACCATTTACCTTCATCTCTGTGTTTTGGGGTACACTATTCATATTGTTATTATTACTTATTGTTGGGACCATATTTGAAATGCTCATATCAATAGCATTAATGTCAACATTTGATTGTTGGTTCGCATTATTTTTAGGATTATTGTTTTTATTGTGTGATTTACGTGTGTTATTTGAGTTGTTCTTGCGTGTGTTATTATTGTTATTATTGTTACCACTATTTGTTACGTCCATTCGTTTATTATCTATTACTTCTAACGCATTCGCTATTGGTGAGCCTATTGGTAATGTTTCAGATGTATTTAAGCGTGAACCCATACTATTCATTGGAATTGTATACTCGTTAAAATTACCTTGATTGCCACTGATAGTCGATTCGACAGAAGTTAATTCACCTTTTGGAAAACAATTTCTTAAATCCGATTGGTCGCTTCGAACAAAAATAGTTATGAAATCTATTTTATACTGAATACCATTTAGTTTCAATATTTGAATAGGACCTATGTAATCTATAAACTTTTTAATAAGAATAGAGCATGTATCTGATTGGTCATCTTTTGATTCAACAGTGGTATCTGTGTATGCTTTACACATATCGTAAAGAACAACACGATTTTTGCCTTGTTCAATTGACGCAGTAAAAAATGCGTAAGGGGTTAACCTATTTTCTTTATTGAAAAGCACAAAAAAAACCTTGTTCTTATATTTTTTAAGTTTTTTTTTAAGTGAACCCGGTTTTTTTGTTGTCGTTACATAACAATTTCTGATACACGTTTTAATAATAGTCTTCTCCTCGGCTGGTGTGAAATCTGAATCTTTATCATTTGTAATACCTGGTCCAGGGTTATATGTAATCTGTTTTAATATAAATTTGTTATATTGATTATAATCAAATATGTTTTTTTTCGACATTCGTCTCTGTATATCATGTATATATATATTCTTTTTAATGGAAGATAACCATAATTAGTTGGTCGGATTTAAACCTTGTCCGAAGTAAACAATTTATTCATATTAATAACCTCCATTTTACACTCTTCCTTGTGGAATAATCGATGTAATTGTTCCGCATTGCGGAAACGAGCACTGTAATACTTCTGTACTTTATTGCGACCAACTCTTCCTAGTGCTTGAATGATTTTTTCTTGAGTCATATTTTCCAAATCTTTACCCACATATCCGTGACAAAACTGATAATTCGTTCCATAAATATAATCATCAGTGGCAATAATAAGGTAGAGCATTTGCTGTTGTGCAAGTGACTTTACAATTTCTGTATATCTCACATTCGTCTGCGATTCGTCAAATACGCCAATTCCCATAATCAAGAGTAATTTCCACAAAGTATCTACCCCGTGTAGTTCCATAATTGTTTGGATTGTTACATTGTCGATACTTGTCGTAAATGGACGTATACTGCCTTCATTTATTAGTGTGAGTAAATCATCACTCACGTACCTTTCAATATGTTGTCGTGTATTTGGTACATACTTTGATTCTAATTCTACGGACTTCAACATATTTTGTAGTGCTGATATTTGACGTTGCATATCAACGACGTCCTTGGGTAGAATACCTCTATCTATACGATTTTCTTTGCCTTCTTCTTTTAACATCTTATCCTCGATATCTTTGTGGAGTTTGTCTAATTTATGTGATATTTTTTGATTGTACTCAATTGCATTGAATATATTGTCACATATCTCGCTTGGGATTTTCAATTGCTGTAAACAGAATTTACCGATTATAATAGGTTCTTTTGTCATATAGATTGTTGGTCCATCAGATAAAGAGTATGCGTCGGTTGTTGAAATAAATACACCATTCGTCCTCTTTTTAGAGGTACCTAATCGAACTTCTTCATTTTTAGTGAAATAATGATTCATCTTTACTACGTCATCTTCTCTTAATTGTTGTAACAATTCGAAATAGTAGTTCTTTACTGAATTCATATTCAAGTTTTTTACATCGCTGTCAAAATATTCGTCAACCCGTATGAAATCGTAATTGAACATGTTTTCATTGACAACAAACTTAATGAACCTTCCAATCTCACAAAGGTCGACATAACGATATAAAGTCTTGTTTTCGTTACAATGCTCTATAATCTCTTGGAGGTCGTCGCGAGATGTACATAAAGAATGAGGCATAGAAACAACTCCAAACTCGTTGAGTAACGGAATAGTTTTTTTACAGTCATTACTCTCTATTGTATATACGACCGCGTTTTCGAACCGACACTTAAAATCATCAATGACTGATGGTATTTCACGACACTTTGGCAATGTGGCCGACGATAAAATTACATTGGGAATAAGATTTTTATACCATACATTGTGTACGAGTTCGTGATTGCTATGCTCATCATAGTCCATAAATATCGTTGGTTCATCCCAGAATGTAACAATGTTGGTTTTATCATTAAATGCCATCATATACAACATTGCGTACTCATATGAATGAATATCGCAAATCATAATTTCAACATTGTCGCCAATTGTATTGTCAACCTTGCGAATATTTCCACTTCGCCAATCTTTTGTATATTCTTTCGCAGCATAATAATGTAGACGAATATCCTCACTACACGAGCAACCAAATGCGAATGCGATTTTCTTCCCAGCACTCACGCATAATTTTGACAATGCTAGTCCAACATGACGTGCGGCACATACGAATATGACCCTATACTTTTCACTCAATCCGATTGGAGACATGGTCTTTCCCGTCGCAGTTGGCGCAGTATAAAGAACTAATTTCGGTAGGATTGAATCCTTCTGAAATATTTCAAATAGTCGTTTTTGATGGGTATATAATTTAGTATTGTCGTATTGTAGCAGGTAAGGATTTTTTTCAATGTATTTGTCACAACTGGTTATGAGTTTTAGAAGCGAAATATCTTTATTAAACATTTGAATGATAGTATTTGTAAACGAAATAATACCATTATTTGGATGGATAACATCAGCACTAACAATTTGTGTCAATGTGTAGTAATAGTATACGCTGCGTTCGTTGCTGCGAGCATTGTGTTTCAAAAATTTCTCTATAATACCAAGCAGTACATACTCGTAAATGTCGTCTTTGAAATCTTGCATTTGGCTAATTGTGTTTGTATCAATACGCATCTTATCTATTTTTTTTATGTTTTTTCCTGACTTTCCGATTTCAACTGGATTAAACTGCGGTAATCCATACTTTACAACTATCTTCTTTACATTCTCTGCGAAGTACGTATCGTAGACGTAACATTCAATACTCTTGCTAAATTCCAGTTTCATAAAAGATAGAAGTGTTTTGTTGCTATTATATGAAATATTTGTTTCCGTAAATCCATTTTTTACCAACTGAATAACTTCTTTTTCATCCATACTTACTGGTACTTCAATTGATTCCCATTCCGTTTTAGTTAGCTTCGATTGATTCAAATCCATCTTTTAATGGATGTGAATAATTATAAATATATTGTAATGTTACGAATCTTTAAATGTTTTCAATTTTTTCGAATGTCAACTTATATATTTAATATTCATAGAAGATTGTGGTCTCATTTTATATATGTCTATTAGACGACTTGTCGTTGGAAAATTTTCATCACCATAAATATCTTGTAAACACAACCATTCGAATAATCCACCTAAGTATAAATATACTTTTGAAAACCCGTGTGATTTGATTTGATTATATTTTGTATACACTGTTGTATCATTTGTGTTCAAACCATATATAATTATACATTTATCAAACATTCTTTCGTTGATCATTGCGTTTAACAACCTCTCTTCGTCATTGTAGGGTACCGTATTCTTTATAAGACAACTTTGTTGACCTGTTGGAAGGGTATTTATAAGAAAAGTATCGTCGTTGTTCTGTATATATGACTGGATATCCTCAAATGATGATTTTAATATTAAAGATGGAGCAACTCCCATATCAATAATGTATACAAAAAAAATCAGTTCCAAACGTGTTATTAGATGGTCGTATACGACGATGGAAAATTACACATTTTAACATTATATATATATAAATATATGGTTAAAACAACAATAAATACTGAGTGGAAAAACTATATTCATAAACAAAATGAACGTGGTATTAACAAACAAAAATTGGAAGATATTTTAAAAAAACAAAACTATGATTATGATATTATAAATGCCCTATTATATTCAAATGAAATAGATAATAATTTAGTAACAACTACTCGTAATTCTAGTGATTATATAGTTAATAAAATACTTTACAGTGAAAACCCTATGGTAGAAACATATTCTAATTTTTTATCAGATGAAGAATGTAATTTCTTTGTTAATATTTCTAAAACAGATTTAAAACAGGCCTTGGTTAGTAGTAATAATAAAGGTATTGTATCAACCGGAAGAACTGGGAAAAATACCTGGATTAAACACGATTTTAATGAAATTACAAAAAATATAGGTGAAAGAATATCCAATGTAATAGGCATACCCTTAAAAAATGCAGAATCATTTCAAATAATATATTATGGTAAAACACAGGAATATATGAACCATTATGACAGCTGGGACCATGATAACTCTGAAAAAACATTACGATGTATGAGGTATGGGGTGCAAGATTAGTGACAGCATTATGTTATTTGAATACCGTTGAAAAAGGAGGCGGAACTAGATTAACAAAATTAAATACCATAATCCCACCTGAGAAGGGTAAACTTTTAATATTTCAAAATACAATTGGTAAAGATAATCATAATAAGCATCCTCTATCAGAACACGCTGGAACCCCAGTTGAAATAGGCGAGAAATATGCTTTTAATTTATGGTTCCGAGAATGTCCTATGAATATGCTATATGCAGACTTTAATCCTCATTATTATAATGATAAGTGATAATAAACAAAGTTTTTATATAGAATATTCATAGGTTTAAAGAGTTAACTAATGTATAATATAATGGAAAAGATGATTCGTACCCATACTATGTGGATGACAGTTTCTGAATATAATACATATGCCAATACTAAACGTGAGCCAAACAAAATACGTGTTCAAGATAAACCGGTTGTTGTGAGAACGCACATTTTTTTCAAGTAAATCTGAATATGCTCGGATAGTATTAACAGAACTTAACAACAATTTCGACATCTTCCTTCTTCACACTTTTAGAAGCCAAGATGGATAGTTCCTCTCTTTTTTTTCGCGTTTTATTGTCGCTACTCGGCTCCTTCTTTCTAGACGTGCTATTGCGTGTATTCATATCAGCCTCAATTTCATTGTAATGGTCGCGAATATAATCTACGACTTTATTTTCAATCGCCCATTTAAAAAAGTTTAACTGACCAATTGTGGTTTGAATATGTTTACCATCTTCATATGGAATAGTTATTCTGTCCCATCTACAAAATGGGTCGAAACGCCTCTTTGAATATGCTTTTAGTTTTAGTTTATAGTCGTTGTAAATTTTGAAACGACGTGATTCATCGTTTGACGATATATTATATACAGTGTAATGTTTTTTTGCGTAGTTTGTAGTAAACCAGTCAACAATACGCAATGATATTGACGATTCACCATTAATAATTTGAAGCATGTTCTTCAAGTGACCCGTATTTTCATAAAACGATAATAGATTTTTTAGTAGAAGCTGATTTTGACTTGATAATGAATTACTCATTTTTATATATTTCATAGGGTAACTTATTTAAACCTTTTTGATTTGCATTTGTTTCGTAAACTTGAATGCAATACAATTTGATGTACGTCGCTGTATATTACAGCGGAAACACGCAATTTCACAGTTCATATTTGTATGTCCGATATCATTATCAATACGTTCGAGTGTCCATTGTGTTGGGTCTCTTACATTTTCATAATATAATCTAACGTTCTCTTTACAATAATAGCATTTCATACTACATACTAGCATTTTCTCAATTACATTTGGTAATGAAATCATAGAACAACGTCGGTCTTTCTTTTCGTCTTGGGTCTTGTAGCTTCTTAATTTAGTATTAATGAAAGATATAGCTTGACTCATCATATTTCCCTTGTGTAATTGAGAAAAGTCGTCTATATTCAAATAAAGTCCTCGTATAAAGTTTAATGTGTTCATTTCATAATGTAATGTGCAATCGTCACTTTGTGTACTAATTTGTTTTGAAATTGCTACTCGTTTTGTTGGTTCCGTTATGCGAACTTCATTAACCTTTTTAATATTGTATCTATTATATGTCCCAGTAATTATAATATCTTTTGTATGATTATCGCTCATTAAAAGGACTTATATAATGTTTTTTTATTAAAAAATTGAAAGTATTTTAAATGAATTAACTCAAACTAAATAGATATATATAAATTCATTATATACCATGGATATTGATGAATTATCTTCGAATATTTGCGGACTTGTTAATTGGAGTATTGATGATTGTAATGAATTATATGAAACAATAATGATTAATATGGAGGAATTTGTACACACCAACCCTTATGCAATATCACGTCCTTCATTTGAAGACGACATATATAACTATACAAAGCACGTATTCGATGAACAGTTTATTAATAATAATGTTAATATTATTTGTACATTAGAGCAGCAAGATGAAATAACACAAATGTTTAACATACTCTATAAAATGTGTTCTGGAATCTTTTATCAGATTGTGATACCTAGACGTTCATTTAAGACTTCATTTGTTCGTCACCATATTCAAAACAATATTAATAATGCTCAACTGAAAAGTAAAATTGAGCACATTGATAATAAGCCACAGCCAGAACAACGGACTCCTGAATGGTATTCATATCGTCACAATCTGATTACTGCTAGTAATGCTTGGAAGTGCTTTGAAAGTGAAAAAACAAAAAATAATGTCATATATGAGAAATGTAAACCCATAGACGCAAGTAAATCCCAGATGACCAGTCGAGCACTTGTTTGGGGGCAGAAATATGAACACCTTACAACAATGTTATATGAGCATCATAATCAAACAAATGTAACCGACTACGGGTGTATCCAGCACGATACATATAAATTCTTGGGTGCGTCCCCGGATGGAATTGTTACTGATGAAAAGGCAAGTGTATTTGGTAGAATGTTAGAAATAAAAAATGTCGTAAGTAGAATTATAAATGGTATACCAAAAAAAGAGTATTGGATACAGATGCAGCTCCAGATGGAAGTGTGTAATTTAAACGAGTGTGACTTTATTGAAACTAAATTTACAGAATATGATGACGAAGATATCTTCAAAAGTGATGGAGGATTTGCGCACGAAGCTAATATTGACACAGCGGTTCGGCCTGATTATAAAGATTATATTGGCATTCGAGGCGCGATTGTAGAATTTGTTGTTGATGGAAAGTCTGAATATAAATTTGCTCCATTATTTATTTCAAGTGATGAATTTGAAGTACTTCGTGATAAATGGATTGATGACATGTTAAAGAATGACCACGTATACCTGAAAACTACATACTGGAAGATGGAAGATATCAGTTGTATTCTTGTTCTTCGAAATAAAAGATGGTTCAAATCAACAATTCACGATATATCCAAGGTATGGGATATTATACTTATGGAACGAATAAGTGGATATGAACACAGAGCTCCAAATAAGAGGGTTACAGTTGATAAAATGGCAAAAACATTGCCTAATTATTTTGAGTTTACCAACAGTATCAATAAGGTAGAAAACCCAAATGAACAATGTTTGTTGGGCGCGGATACTAATATAGCTGAATCCTTAGACATTAAAGATGATAACAACAATAATACAAGTGATGTAAAGATTGAAACATCAATTCGCACAGAATCATTCGATGATACGTATATTCACATTGATTATGTGTCCTAATTCCAGATACGTAGTATCCTGGATGATTTATTTTTTATTTCTCTCTTTGTCTCTATATAAACTCTTAGTGTGCGATTGTTAATAATATATACGATAGGTTTACCTGTTATATCTGTTATATTCAATTATATTCGAGACAAAGAGAGAAAGTACTATATTTTATATGTTAATCTTCGTTATTATAAACGCTGTCGTTAATTATACAATGTGTAACCATACCTTCACGTAAATATTATATTGAGAAGTATATAAACGCGAAACTAATTATTTATTTAACCAGTAATTATATACATACATAAATAATGACATTTGATATATTTTTCGCGGGTACAATGAGTGGCATATCCCAGTGTTTAATCGGTCACCCTTTTGATACACTCAAGGTTTGGAGACAGAACGGATTAACTCCACAGTCAGGTTCATTACTGTCAAAAGTTGATAATTTGTTTAAAGGTATTGCTGGACCACTTATACAAACACCAATAGGTGTGGCAATATCGTTTACTTGTAATGAGAGTTTATTAAAAAAATACAATAATATTTATATAAGTTCTGTTGGTACCGGTATACTAAGTGCCATCATAACAACACCAATTGATTACTACAAAGTTAGAAAACAGCAACATATACCATTTTATTTAGCGAATTGTTACAAAAATATACACGCGGTTGCAATGCGCGAAGTCCCTTCAAATACAATATATTTTTCAACGTATCGTCACATAAAACAACATCTTTCTTCCAAAGAAGAAACATATTCACAAACAGCAATAACTATGATTTCAGGTGGTATGGCTGGTTTTTCATCGTGGTTTTTTACATATCCTTTAGATACAATTAAAACACGATTACAAGCAAATACTGCTAAATCAATAAATCACGCTATTTCACAAGGAAACCTTTTCAACGGACTACCTGTATGCTGTACGCGAGCAGTGATTGTAAACGCAATTGGGTTTCAAGTATATGAAAGTAGCCTACAATATTGCTCATCTAATAATGCACATATCTCTAATTGAGTAACATTTATTTGTTACCATAGTAACTAATAAAGTAGTCATCGTGACATTCATCCATAAACAGTCGTAATCCTAGATTTGTTTTTATATTAACAGACGTTCCTGTTATAACCGGAATAATAGTAGACATTCCACATGTATTACATATAACTGTCGCATTTATAACACTAACATCCTCTTTTGATGTATATGTATATATTTTACAGCAAAAAATACATAAAACTCGTACATCATCACATATATTTAGTTGACTAAAAAGTAAATATCCATTATTTTGCATGTATGTGCGATAATTTTGTTTTTTATTGAATATATCCTTCAAAATTAAAGAATTCTGTTCGGGTTTCATTTGTTTATAATTATACTTAGATGAATTATTGAGGTGTAATCGTTTAAGTATAATTTACTCTAATTTACTATAAAGAATCGAATATTGTTCTTCAGTAAGACGAAGTTCTACGGACCTTTCTTGTGTATTTTCGATTGATGTAATCTCATATACGATTCCATATTGGTCAAGAAGGCACTCGATAAACTCTTTGCTGCGTGGGTCGTATACAATTTCATCGTTGCAGTTGCTACTTGACCCAATTCTGATATATCTCTTGTCTGTATCCAGTTTCGTCCAACCAGACGCAGTTTGCATACGCTTTTTCATGATATTCTTAATATGCTGCATGTTTGTTGTTATTTTATACATATTGTCAATAAGATTATTATAATCAATTTTTTATTATATTTGTTGAGTTGTAGATTATAATATGACCACAATTAGTATGATGTATTTTCCGCACGAAATCGAGAATATTATTTATAGATTTGCCCATGAAATACAATACGCATCAGTTGTTAGAGAAATAGAAGAAATGTTGACAGCAAAGTTTCACGTAATTGTTTTTATAGACAAACTCGTCCGAGAATTACGCAGGTTAAAGTTTGCATTAATATCGTCACGGACATATTCTCGTAAAGAAATGTTTGATTTTCACTATAATATAGTCAAAGACACTGAACTTATTGAGGATTACGGTAACCGCACAAATATTACAAAATATAAACAAGACATACATAAAGCTGTAACATTAATAAATAACTTACAAAATACACCTTATAGATTAATTCCACAAGTATCTGGTATTTCATGTCGACACAAACCCAATCATCTTATTAAAAGGGAATATGATGTAATAAATAACATTGACCATAATAATTTGTCTACATATTATGTATTCCTTGAATACTGTATATGTAATTCATTCATTCGTTATAATCAATTAAAACAAATTGTTCAAATTCTATATGACAATTGAGTAGTCTCAAATTAAAAAATAATTTAAGTTTATATTTGGTGTTAAGAATAAGGTTATTTTAGTACAAAGTTAATGTTTTAGTTTTTTTTTGAAATTAATACTTTTTGAGCCATATATTAAATGACAGCAGTCAAAGGGTTTTCGCCAAGTTTATTTTTAATGCGGTCGGTCCGTTCACGAGCAATACTCACTTTCATAGGAACATTCAAGTCATATCCGACCATTATGTCCTTGAAGAACTGTATCCCATCTTCGCGTTCACATCTCTCTACTGCCTTAGCCCACCATAAGTCATTAACATCGGTAGCCCAATTGTGTAGAATATCATAGAATATCAAACAGGTGAGATGGGTGAACGAACGAAGAGTCTTTTGAAAATGTGCCGGTGCGTACGACATATGTTGATAAATGGAAGCAACTCGTGTGAGTGTAACTATTGCTCGCTGAATATCATCAGTGCCGTATTCTTTATTCATAATTACGCTCTTCTTAGAATCTGTCATACCTTTCGTACACAGCGATGAAACATTATTTTCGAGAGATGCGATTAGCATGGGAATCAGTTTGATGAGGTCACTACGAGGGTCTATCGGTCGGTTCATGCGTTCATCAAATGGCACACACTGTTCCTCTTCAAACATGTCGTCATATGTTGACGTTATACCGAATGCTATCATAACGGTTGGATCTAATCCTTGAATCACAGACTGAAACGCACCAAATAGTCTATTGGTACCGCGAATCATCCACGCATTATCGTGCTGCTTAAATGCGGTATGTTGATTAAGACGAGTGAACTGTTCGATTTTCTCTAATTCAGTATCACAATTTATGGTCGCAACACGAATGGTATACATATCAAATCGTATCTTTTCAGATTCAGTCAGAACACGATGGGTTAGAGGGTTTCTAATGCGAATATCATTATAATATACATTCATATCATTGATAATTACGAAAAATTCATTATTCACGTAACGCATAATAGTGTGAATACGCTGCTGACCGTCGATAACTGAATATGATTGGTGGTTTCTTTGGAGTTCTAGGGGATGAAGAGTCAACTCGGGCATGAAGTAATTATTCAAGATGGTAGATATGAGTAGTCGTTGATGTACTAGCTTCCATTGATTTGACAAACGTTGGAAACTTTCGAGGAATAGATGGAGCGTAATCTCTGAAATAAATGCTGATAGCTGGTACGTCGTTTGAGAGAATGAAACAGTCATTATTATGTTTATTATTTGTAATTGTATAACTATTTAATGAAAACAGTCAAATCAATTTTTTATATTCTCTAAACAGTAGCGTAAAGAGTATAAATATTTTTAATATGTATATTTATTTAGATATATACATGTTAATAATTAGGGGGATGTGGAGTATTTACAAACACAATATATTACATTAATTTTCTTAACTCGCGAATTTCTTTGTCGCTGCGTTTTCCCATTAGTTTGTCTTGTAACTTTTCGGCTTTGGTGCGTCTTAGTGCTTTAACCCTTCTCGTTTTAGGATGGCCATATTTTCCCTTCCTTGTGTTTTTGGTCTTGCGGCAGAATGTGCGTTTAGTTCCAATAGCTACTTTGCATCCGGAAACCTTCTTACAGCGATTAGGATTTTTCACACTTTTTCTTTTGCATAAACTTTTTGAATGCGTCATCTAAATATATATAATGAATATATTTTATTTACGCATATAAAAAAATGGTAAGTGTATTATTTTACGCATCATACTAAAATTTAATATAAATGTTCAACCAAAATATAGGTTACTCAAATAGTTCGTCATCACTGAGAACATCATCTTCCATATTATGCCTATCAATGTTGTCAGGATAATCCTCATTATACTGTTTGTATCTCAACATTTCTTCTGTAAATATATCATCCGAACCATACATATTGTAATATTCTTCAGCTCTACAAAATGCTCGGTCTAGTATCTCGTTTACTGCATCAGAACACATTTCAATGTCGTTTTTATGTAATAATTGCTTATATTGTGTGGAGTAAGAATCGCATCGCGATTTATGAAAATTCTTACCATCAGTGCTATATGATATACTATATGTATTTTTATCCAATGAAACAATCATAGAGTTATTTTCAAAGACGTTTTCAATTGGTTCATTCACTATTTTATTTGTCATTTTGTCCTTATATTGAGTTTCCATCGGCGGAAAGTGGTTGTCATTGATTTCTGCTACAATAATGTGAGGACCATTGGTTTGTCTTCTATGTGTATTATTTAGATTGCTGTTACGTGACACACGTTTATTCAGTTGTTGTTTATCATTAATCATACTTTGAGTATTATTGCCACTATATCTTGACGTAGGCTTAGATTCTGTATCTGTGAATGACTTTGAGGTTCTCCACATATCGCACAAAGGATTATTAGGTTTGATAGTTTATAATGAATTATACTATAAGTTATCTTTTCAAATCAATTTTTTATATAGTACTGATTTCGTTACAAACAACTTTCGGGTTTCGTGTGTAAATATTCAGCGATGGCATTTGTTTAGAATAATTATTAGGGGTTGTTCCATTGAATTCATTCATTGTATTCACAACTTTGCGATATATATAATCACTAGAACTAACACCTCCATTTTGTGCGAATTGTACATTATTTGGATGGTAAATCTTTTCACACTCGTTCACAGGGTCGTTTACATTAAATGTATTTTGTAAATATACATTATTTATTACACGGTCTCTGAAATTATATGTGTTACGTTCAATTGATTTATTCGTTTTATATAAATATTGTTCGTATGATGTATTTGCCTGTGTAGTTCTTCTTGTCTTTGAAATTTCATATTTAATATTAGTCATATAAATATGATAGATAAAAATCAACAACATTTACGATTACATCAGTAATATGAAAATATTAATAATATTATCATAATTTAAATATGATAGAATTAGACTTTTTAAAGGACGGAATCGCAGTATTATTTTTTATCTTCGTTTTCGCGAAATTATATTACATGAATCTGGATAATATGAGTTCTACAAAATATGAATTAATGATTTATATAGGAATAGCATTTCTAACAGATGTATTTTATACTATATTTTCAGGAGCGCATAACCAAATAATAGGGTTAAATCTACATAGTTTTGTTTCTGCTTTAATATTTTTGGTATTTATATTATGTGTTATTCACTTTAATATGTGATAGAAACAAGGTACTTTGATGGATGGTTAGAAACAAACGTCATTTAGTAACAACAATTTTCATTGTGTAATAGTATTAATTTGTAAAACAATTATAAATTAATTAGTTCATTTAGTTTGATTTGCTAGATATACTCTTTGTATTAGTAATAATCTAATTAGAGTAAGCAAGACCACCCATACCACTCATCACGCGAAGCACATTGTAGTTGGTAGCGTAGACACGAACCTTGGCAGTGGCTGTACCCTTGACGGTGTTGTTGGAAAGAACAAGTTGGAGGGTTGCGTTATCAATGCGGGAGAAATTGCAACTTCCGGAAGGTTGGTGTTCTTCGGGGCGAAGGGCGAAGGAGTACACGTTGATACCGGCATCGGGGGCACGTGTGTGGTGTTGGAAGGGTTGGACATCACCGAAGTAAGTACCTTCGCGTTCAGAGAAACGGTCTTGACCATTGAGTTGAAGTTTGGCAACGACAACAGGGTTCTCACCCCAGCAATGCATGTCAAGGGCGGCTTCACCAAGAACAAATGTGGCAGCATCAGACACTTGCGCACCAACAAGTTCCATGTTGACGTCGAAATCAGCAGGCTTGGTATCGGCGGCTTGGTTAGCAGTGGCAGTTGTACTGGGGCCGAAAGCGTGGAGGGCGTTGGGGAGGGCATCAACGGCATCAGTGTAATTGAAAGGTTGGGCACCAAGCACGTTGTAGAGGGATTCACCACCGGTGTAGGCGGCACAGTAATCAACATTGGTGTCAGGTTGGACAACCCACACAAGTTCTTTACAGGGGTGGTTGAAGTTGAGCTTGATCTTGTTGGAAGAGGAACCAACAGACTCGTCACCGGTGAATTGAAGTTGCTCGATGAGGTACTCGTGGGGGTTTTGTGCCATTCTGCGACGTTCATCGGTATCAAGGAAGATATAATCAACGTAAAGAGATGCGGCGACAAGAGATTGGTTGTATGCGCTGGTCACTTGTTGGTTTCCGCTGGTGGCGGAAAGAGATTTCATTGCCCATAAGCACTCATCAATGGGGCGAAGGTCAAGGTTGATTTTGACTTCGTGGTATTGAAGGGCAATAAGGGGGAGGGCAAGACCAGGGTTGCGGCAGTACCAGAATTGAAGGGGAATATAGAGAGTAGATTCGGGAAGGGCGTTACGGGGGGCACACACGTTAGCGGGCGCAGAACCACCGCAAGGACCGTTAACATCGGCAAAGTTGGGGTCAGTGATGTATGTGAGTTGAGTGGTGTTACCAATCATCTTGTAGTATCCGCGTTGTTGTTCGGCGGAAAGAGTGAGTTGGCACCAGATGTGCATCCAGTCACCGTATTGACGGTCAACGCGTTGACCACCGATTTCTACCTCAACTTGGGAAATAAGTTGGTGACCGGGGAAATCTAACCAACGAGCATATACGGAATCACCTCCGGCAGGTGCCATAGCTTGGTTAATTTCAGGGAGAGTCACTTGAAGGTAAGTGCGGTAAGCAAGATCACCATTGCGGCTAATGGTGCAGGTAACACGACGGCCGAAATCGGCTTGTCCGTTAAATGTTTGTTCGATAGATTCCATAGCGAAGTTAGTGTAACGACGATAGGTCACTTTCCAGAAAGTGATTTGAGGATTACCGGTAAGATAGACGTCTTGTGCGCCATAGGCTACGAGTTGCATGAGACCACCACCCATAATTTATTATACAATACCCTTAGATAAAATTTTCAGAGAAAACACATAATTACTTTAATTATCTGAATATAAACTCCTTTATATTTGATGTTCAGAATTATAAAGTGATTTCATAGATAATCTGGTATATTATAAGTTTATCACTTGTGTGCCAGTGTTGAATTATCTAGCACGAACTTAGTCAAGTAGTCATCATTAAATACTTCACGCCGGTTCTCGTGTTTTTTACTAAATATGAAAGTATCCTTATTTTTCTTAATTGACCAACCGTTGTTAAGAGCGCTATAAATGAAGTTGAGCTTTTGTAAATGTATCCTATCTTCACAATCAGAACTACTCATGACCGTATTACATAATCAAAACAAAATATTACAACCATTATTCCATAATACGAATATTAATATTTAAATAAAGCTTATTACAAACATATATTATATTACATTGTTGATTAAATGCCATCATTTAAACCGAAAACAAACAAGACCTTAATTGTAGATAAAAATAAAAGTGCGACGTTAGATACAAAGCATCATACACTTTTAGATGAATTTCATAATGATTCAGAACAAATTATACCTGGTTTAGAATTGAAGATTGGTGCATTAGAGGTCGAACTAAAAAAACCGAATATACCGGTGGAAGTTAAGTTAGACCTCAAAGATAAGATAGGAAACTTGACGATGAAAATACGAAGGCTAAAAAGAAGAAAAAATGAGTATTTTTTAAACAATTCCTGTATCATTTTCGATTACTTCGAGTCTAAGAAAGCCATAGCAAATGACGACGTGGAGTTAAAAACAACTGTATTGGACCGTTTTTTTAAAACAAATCAAACAACTGATTCATTGAAGCAAACAGAAAAGCATAATTCGGTTAAACAATACTTTATCGGGTTGGACGATTCATTTATGGAAATAAATGATTATATATTTTCTGACAATGTGTGTAAGTTTTGTAATAAAGGTGAAATGATTCCAGTTGACGATGAAGGTATTGTGGTATGTAATCAATGCGCAAAACACACGCCCTTCATTGTAGAAGGGGAAAAACCATCATACAAAGAACCACCAAAGGAAGTATCTTTTTATGCGTATAAAAGGATCAATCACTTCCGCGAAATCCTGGCACAATTTCAAGCAAAAGAGACAACACAGATACCAGACAAAGTGATTAAAGATGTAAAATCCCAAATTAAAAAGGAACGCATACAATTACATCAATTAACAAACATCAAAGCAAAAGATATATTAAAAAAACTGGGTTATAATAAATACTACGAACATATACCATTTATTAAAGATATCATTGGTATAAAACCACCAGTAATGACACCCGAACTGGAAGAAACATTGTGTAATCTATTTATGGAGATCCAAGCACCATATGCAAAATACTGCCCTGATGATAGAGTAAATTTTTTGAACTATTATTATACAGTATACAAATTATGCGAATTACTCGACCAGCAACATTTTCTTTCATATTTCCCAATGTTGAAAGACCGTGAAAAGAGGATGGAACAGGATGTAATATGGAAGAAAATATGTGACGAACTTGACTGGGAATTTATTCCAACAATATAACTTATCACATTTTGGAAAGTTTAAATGCATATTTAATCCATATATAAGGGTTAATAGGGTTAAAATACACAATTATTATAATAATAATTATTATAATATTATTTATGAAAACAGTTTTAATAGCTGGTGGTTGTGGATTTATCGGGTCAAACTTATGTATACGATTATTAAATGACAATAATAAGATAATTTGCGTAGATAATTTATATTCAAGTAAAATAGCAAATATTAAAGAATGTATAAATAATGATAATTTTACATTTATCAACCATAATATAATTGAACCGCTATATATAGATGATGAAATCGATGAAATATATCATTTAGCGTGTCCTGCTTCGCCGTCAAAATATCAGAAAGACCCCATTTATACATTAAAAACAAACTTTGTAGGTACAATGAATTTGCTTGAACTTGCGAGGGTAAAATCCGCGAAAATTTTACTAGCATCTACATCTGAAATATATGGAGAACCTCAGGTGTCACCACAACCAGAAACTTACAGAGGAAATGTAAATACCACTGGTATTCGCAGTTGTTACGATGAAGGAAAACGAATAGCAGAAACTTTATTTATGGATTACCATACTCAATATAATGTACACATACGAATCGTAAGAATTTTTAATACATATGGACCCAATATGGATAAATATGATGGTCGCGTTGTTACAAATTTTATTAGTCAGATATTAAATAATGAAGCTATAACATTATATGGAGATGGAAGCCAGACGCGGTCGTTCCAGTATATTGATGACCTACTTGATGGTATTATAAAATTAATGGATTCGGAATATATTTATCCAATAAATATAGGGAATCCAACTGAAATTTCTGTAAAACAATTGGCTTCTATATTGATTGATCTTACTCATTCTGATTCTAAGTTTATATATAACCCATTACCTTTGGACGACCCAACAAATAGAAATCCTGATATTCAACTGGCTAAAAAAATATTAAACTGGGAACCACAAGTTGAACTTAAAACAGGATTATTAAACACCATTAAATATTTACAAAATTGTTAGGATGTTCCCATAATCAATAAATTCCATATACATATATTAATTTTAATATACATATAACATATAAATCATAATGGGAAATCCTTGGTTCGAACATTTATCTAAAGTGCGTAAAGCAAATCCCGGAAAGTCTTTAAAAGATGCGATGATTCTTGCAAAGAAAACGTACAATAAGATTGGTACCAAAAGTAACAAGCCGAAATCCAAGACATCCCGAAAAACTAAAATGTCATCAAAGACATCTCGAAAAACTAAAATGTCATCCAAGACTCGGTCAAAATCTAAGGCGTCTCGTAAAACACGTAAACGTTAATATGTTACCCTCTATATATCGCAAATATTTTTACATCTATTATATTAACTAACCTATTTAAAGCAGTTAATATAATACAAATCATATATCGTAATGTTTATATTTGATTTTTCAAAAATTATAATGGTTTCTATATTAGGAGGAATCGTACTTGGCATGAATATAGTGATTAGTTTTTTTAGATTGGTGACACTTTTTACATTTATGTTCGCTCACGTTGCAAATAATCACACATATTATATCTTAGAAATTCTTATCGACGACGCAGCAAACAATGATATAATAGTAATGTTGTCGCAAAATATAGTACAAACATATGACTCGGCGTGCTTATATGTAGAAACAATTAAATTTGTATGTAGTAATGAAAATATTTCTCAAATCTTCGACGAGTATTTAAACGTATTTAATCACACACGTTTATATTACACAATGTATACTATTGATTATGATTCCTCGGATGAATCATCATATGATAGTAGTGTAATATATGATACAGATTCATCAGTTGATGATGGTTATACGAGTATTGAACGTGATTAAACTAGCGAAGAGCAGGAAACCCAACCAAATTAGCACCTATACCGAAACCGGCACCTTGTCTAGCGGATACGCCCATTGCAGGAATAAATGTATCAAGAATACTAAACGTTGCTGCTGCTGTCAACGAAATAAGAGCAATCTCTTCAATCTTTAAACTTTTCTCAGGAATTGCAAATGCGGCAATACCAACCATAAGACCTTCAACTAAATATTTAATGAGACGGCGAAGCAATTCGCTGATATCAACCATTTTATACTATATTCGAAGAAAAAAAAACGATGGTATGACAATTATATATCTTTGGATTACTATATAAATACATATGAATTAATTTAATTATAATATGCAAGAGCAATCAGACCAAGTATATGTTGACCTTTTGGAAGAAGACAAGCCAATTTCCGGACAGAAATTTGTATGTGTATCATTCGTTTCTCCTGAGAAAATCCTTAAACAAAAGGAATTGTACAAATTCGAAAAATTCACGAGTACGTGGGACTTTGTGAAGTCAATGGACCAATTCCAATCATTCCTCAACTTTGTTTCTTACAAATATAATATTCCGAGTGACACACTCGGGGAAGAATACAAAGAGTTTATCAAAGATGAGGGGCATAAAATGAAAGTGAACTCTACTATTGAAGAGGATTATAAGAATTTTATTGACGTAAAATGCGATGAATTGGAAAAACAGTTTAATACGGAACATAAGTTTCAAACATCAACCCGTGGTGTAAAGATTCGTGGCGTGTATTCAACACAGGAAGAGGCTGAAATGAGATGTAAATCTCTTCGGGAAGTCGACGCTAATCACGATGTATACGTTGGCCCCGTTGGACTTTGGATGCCGTGGGATCCCGATGCATACAAAACGGGGCGTGTTGAGTATTTGGAAACAGAGCTCAATCAACTTATGCACGAGAAGGCGAAAAATGAAGATAGTGCTAAGGTTGAATTTGATAAACGTGTAAAGGAAGCGAAAGAAAATGCTATTGAAGAAAATATTAAATTAGCTGAGAAATCTGGAAATACACTTACACAAACAATTAAGGAAGATGGAACACTTTTGAATGTTCGTGAAGTAAATTATGATGAAATCCCAGACGAAAGTGTCGTAATGGACCCAAAAGCATCGACCGACGCAAGAAGACAACTATTTGAAAACCATAATGTAGATACCAGCATGGTGACACATCAATAAGTGTGCTAATAATCATCATAAATGTATTAATTTCATAGATGTTTCTATGAGGCGGTTATGTGCTAATAAATATGAAGAGGTGTATCCATCCAATTAACAGAATGTTATAATATATAAAAAATAGCTTATAACATTTTATTCGAGTGCTTGTTTTAACAGTGACATTTGATTAACACTCAACGACGTGGGAAAATCAATATAAAATTTAACGATTAAATTTCCGTACGAGTTATTATCTTTCTTCCTAAAACCAAGACCGTTGATTGATTTTTGGTAATTTGGTTGTATTATGTTCCCGGGGGAATTATTTATACTATATTGTTTTCCACTAATATGGGTAAATGTCATTACAAAGCCGGTTAATGCGTCGAGTAATGATATATTCTTTGTCATTATTATATCATCGTCTTGTTTTTCGAATGTTTCGTGCTTATTAACTGTGAGTGTAATCACCAAATCACCTCGTTCTCCATTATTGTTATGACCTTCACCAACAAGTTTAATAACCTTTCCATTGATTGTGTCACCTGGAATATTGAATGTAATGTGTGAACTCACTATTATTTTTGTATTTGAATCATCTATTTTATAGTGACTATATTTACACGTTTTCTCACATTGATGAAATATGTCATTCAATGTAACTTCTAGATTAATATGAATAGGTTCTGGTTTTATACTGGGTTGTCTTCCTATATTTACAGGAATGCCATTGTGAAATACTCTTATATTTGGAGACCTATTTTGGCCAACGTTTCCTCCGAAAGAGAATGTTCCGTGTGATTTATGCTGATTTAATATATCTGAAAACAACTCTTGAAACATGTCTGAGCCACTCATCATATTTCTATGGACATTGTTTACATCGGACTGATTTGCAAACATTCCAGATAATGGATTATTTTGTTGTCTATCATATATGTGTTTTTTGTCTCCGTCACCAAGGGTTTCATATGCCTCATTTATTGTTTTGAATTTGTCGTCGTTGCCGCTATTTCTATCGGGATGATATTGAAGACTTAATTTACGATAAGCCTTCTTAATTTCATCGTGTGATGCTGTTTTTGAGACACCGAGTGTTGTATAATATGACATTCTTTATATTTACAATATCTTGATTTAAAAATATCAAGTAATAAACTAATAATGAACTATAAAAATGAATTGATATCGACAAAATATAAACCATCCGCCATTAGTGATTTTGTATTTCCAATTGAATTTCATAATCTTTTACGTGCGTTGATGGATTGCGGACAATTAAATCTGCTATTACTTGGTAGCTGCTGTTCTGGAAAAACAAGTATCATCGATTTATTTATTACACATTATTATAAAGGTTATTCCACGCGTGAACGGAATGAAAATATTTTGTATATTTCACAACTAAAAGATATTGGAGTTCAATATTTTCGCAATGACCTAAAAATATTTTGCCAGTCGTACAGTGGTATTAAAAACAAGAAAAAAATTGTTGTTATTGATGATATTGATGGAATTAGTGAACAAACACAGCAAATACTGCGTAATTGTATCGATAATTACAAATCTAATGTCGGATTCCTGTGTTCTTGTACAACTATGAGCAAGGTTATTGAAAACATACAGTCAAGACTACTAATCCTTAAATTGCCCAATCTAAATACAAGTAGATTATTAACTGTTGCCAACAAAATCATAGACAATGAGCAGTTGTCAATTACGACTGAAGCAATAACAGCATTGGTTGAATTATCAAATAATTCAATGCGTTTGCTGATAAGCTATCTTGAACTTATTTATTTGCTCGATATTCCAGTTACAAAGACAAATATATATGATATGTGTACATGCATATCATTCAAATCATTTGATACTTACCTATCTGAATTGAGTGACGGTAATATTGTAAACGCTATTGGGTTGGTCAAAGAACTCATTGGAAATGGTTTTAATTGTATGGATGTATATACAAACCTATTTACCTATATAAAAATTAAATATAAGACGCGTATTGAACTTCAGTATAAACTCATTCGAATCATATGTTCTTATATATCTGTGTTTCACGAATTGCACGAAGATGATATTGAATTAGCTTTTTTATCAAGAGACCTATCTAAAGTATTACACGCTTCATAATCGAATAATAAAATGTGAATAACTATATATATACACATTTTATCAATGTCCAATTATCTTCCTAATATAAAAATAATAACAAGCAGTTTATTCTTCATTTTTATATTGCTTATTACTCTTACTTGTGTGGTTTATTACTTTCTACATACAACATCTGTTGAGAGACAGTGTAAAGGAATGGCTAACAAGTACAATAATTCAATATCTATTTCGTCGTTGAAATCACACCCCGGACACGGAAAATATAAATTAATCGATTTCTATATTAACTCTGCAAGTAATTGTGCTGCTGTTAGCCCTACATCCGTAAATACGTGTGCTATTAAAACTTGCTTGTCACAGGGAGTCCGTCTTTTAGACTTTCAAGTCCAAAATATGAATAACAGGGCAGTAGTCACGTTATCAAGTGGCGATAATACATTTGAGAAGGCTAGTGTAAATCATATACCGTTAAAGCAAGTATTGAAAACAATCAATAAACACGCTTTTAACAGTACGTCACCTAACGCAAATGATCCACTAATACTTCATATTCGCATAATGACGAATAATCGTGACGTAGTGGATGAAATTGCATCTAACATTAATCGCTATATTAATAGCAATCGATTGCTGACGAGTGAATACAGCTACGGTACGTCAAACAAAAATGTTATCTTGGAGCCAATAAATAAATTATTTGGAAAGGTTATAATTTTTGTAAACGATAAGTATCTCAATATCAAAGATACTTCATTGTACGAATTTGCAAATGGAGTGTCACATAACTCGTCTAACATACGAGTCATAAGACAACAAGGTATTATTGATGGAAATAGCGAAGAGATGGTTGATTATCATACACGCGGGTTTGGAATAGTTGTACCAGATGGACAGAATTCAAACTTAGATACAAAACTTTCCTTTTCTTCTGGTGCACAAAGTGTATGCATGAATTTCAATAAAAAAGACAAACACCTTGATGAATATTTAAGCATATTTACAAATCAAGGGCGTGGATTTGTTTTGAAACCAGATAGTCAACGCGTATTTGACAAAGATAAGGATTCACAAGATGCTAGTTATTTTAATTTTGAAATATATTAAATTGTTAAGCTATGTATATAAGTATAAATTTTGCATTAATGTGTGATAGATCTATGACATTTCAAGAATGTGAATTAACAATCCTAAGAGCAGCAGTTGACAATAAAAATACGCAAGTCAAAACAAGTGAGGCAAAAGCACCACAAATAAAGAAAATGATATCCATCGTAGAAGACTTTATACGTCAAAAGAAACTTATATGTTATGGAGGAACCGCTATTAATAACATTTTACCTGTGAAAGACCAGTTTTACGATTATAATAGTGAAATACCCGATTATGATTTTTTTTCACAAAACGCATTGGAAGATACAAAGGAACTGACCGACATATATTACAAACACGGGTATACCGAAGTTGAAGGCAAGGCAGGAGTTCATCACGGAACTTATAAAGTGTTTGTTAACTTTATACCCATGGCAGACATTACGTACATTCAAAAAGATTTGTTTCAAAAAATTCAGAATGAGTCGACAAAAGTTGACGGCATACTATACTGTGCCCCAAACTACCTGCGTATGTCAATGTATTTGGAATTATCGCGTCCCGATGGGGACACATCAAGATGGGAGAAAGTATTGAAACGGAAAACTCTTTTAGATAAACATTATCCGCTAAAAATAAAGAACTGCTCGTCTTCTAGCGCATTAAGTACGAGTAGTAAAAACACAACAATCAATAACATAACAAAAAGTGTTTGTAGTGAAATGGAGTGTGTTTTCTTTGGAGGATTTGCAATATCATTATATCAGGATTATTCGCAACAGATGAAAAGAAAACTTAAAAATAAGCAAACATATGAACGGATAGATGTGATTAACACTAATCCGAGTAAGGTTGCTAACATAATTAAAGAACGCCTTGAATTGTCCAATGTGTCAGATGTGGCAATTGATAAACACGATGGTGTAATGGATTTAATTAAAACCCATTTTGAAGTGCGGGTCGGAAAACGCATAATTTGTTTGATATATGAGCCAATAGCGTGCCATAGTTTCAATAATATTGAAATTGATACTCGGACATACAAAATTGCCACAATTGATACACTTTTAAGTTTCTATCTTTTATTTACTTTCATAAATAGACCTTATTTCAATAGAGAAAAACTATTATGTACATCTGATTTTCTGTTTGAACTTCAACAGTCGAATCGACTCAAACAAAAGGGGATAATGAAACGGTTTACGACTAAATGTTATGGCAAACAAGACACTTTAATAGAACTTCGAGCCAATAAAGGGGCGGTTTATGAGGAGTTAAGACATAATAAAAATACTCGCGAGTACGATGAATGGTTCCTGAAGTATCGTCCTGATGATATGAAGTCTAATAAGATACAATCAAGAGTGAAGACACGCAAGACAAAGAAAAAAAACAAACTCACTCGGAAATTAAAATTATTACCGTCTCAATTATACGGTCTTCGTAATATTTTTGTATAGATCAAAATATGATATTTTATTATTTGGTAAACTATGTGAATAAATATATCAACTTACTGATATATTTATTTTTGATTCTTCCAGGTGTGAATCGAACACACGACAAATGGATTTACTACCGATGAAACTATTACAGTCCACTGCTCTACCCCTGAGCTACTGGAAGGTTGTTAGGAATATTTTATTATACCTAATATAGAATATATTTATTCTTTAAGTTATTTTAAACCTATAATAATTTTATTATTTGCTTTTGTCAGTCATGTATTTTAACGTCATAATACCAATGCCAACAGATGCTATTAAATACAAGGAATATGTAAGGTAACTATTATGTGTTTCTTCTTTCAGCTCTTTTCTTCGCGCATCGTATGTTTCATAAGTATCTCTGTAGCTCATTGTTGTAAAGTTATATAATATAGCTGCCTATAATTCTATGAGATTATACCCTATAATACACCTATAGTAATCGATAGCACTATACAAGCAATACTTAATATAGCAAGCTCTGCTTGTTCGCGTTTTAGATTAAGTTCATAGTCTTCTTTTCTTCCGTCCAAAGTAATAACATCGGGTTCATTAAATGCCATTTGTTTGTATATATATATATCTCATCAGATATAATCAAAAATATAAATAAATAAAATCTTATCTACATATAAACTATAACTGATGAAAACTTACGTTAGTGAATTTATTGGAACACTTTTCTTCCTTTTCGTGATTATTGCCACCAAAGACCCTATTGCTATTGGAGCGGCACTAGCCATAACCATTGTTCTTCTTGGTCCCATCTCAGGCAGTCACGTAAATCCTGCTGTTTCCCTTATGTTATTCGCTGGTGGTGAAATGAACAAATCTGATTTACTCCCTTACATTACTGCCCAAATAGCAGGTGGATTAAGTGCATATCAATTACACTCTCTACTCAAATAGAACAGTTTCTATTAAATAATTGATTTCTATGTTATCGCGGTTACACCCTAACCGTATATATGTCAGGAGATTTATGTAAACGCGCCTGGCCAACTGTATTACCTTTACTTACATATTTACATCTTAGGTATGAAAACTCTTGACTTTCGCAACTTTCGTCAATTTTACTTTGCTGGATACATAATTTACACGCCGTTTCGATATCCGCATTAGAAATCGCACGCTTCTTTTTATGCTGTATAATCACATAACACGATGGTGAATTGTGTAAATGAATCCAAATATCTTGTGGGTTAGACTCGTCAAGTATGCGCCAATTATCTGATGCATTTTTTCCTACAAAGTATACTGTTCCGTTTATTTTGTACATTATTATTTTAAATTATGTGATGTGTTATATTATCATACATCACATATTTTATATCAATTTTATATCAAATATAAGTCATATTACATAATGGCATTATGTCTGTCTACATGTCATATGTTGTTGATGAATCTAGTTCTGTTTGGTCAACAGGTGTTACTGTGGATTCACTTTCAGATTGGTTGCTTGTGGTCGGTTGAATTGCGCGGTTCATTGCTTGTTCTTTACGGAAGCGTGTGAAGTTTGAGCTATCATAAACATATCGTGTATTACAATTACTTTCTTCAATACCGCTACCATCACATTCATATGAAGCATTTCCTTTATTCATTGGCATATTTGTAAAAACAAGTCCATTTAAAGCATTTGGGCCACTGCACGTATATCCTTGGCGACTAAGTGGGTCGCCAGCATTCATTGTGAGTCTAAACCCACCCATACTTGGTTTGATTGGTGATTGGGAGTTGGTGAATTGTGTATTCCAAGCATATTTTAATACCCGACGAGTTTCGGCACGCGCACTTTGTTTGCCGTATATTACTGAATTTGATGATTTTTCCATTTACTATATTATAATATTAAAAAAAGATTTGTTTATTCAACTAACGTTTGTGGCAAATGTGCTAATATATGAACGTAAGTTATTCTTAATAATTAATTTTATTGGTGAGAACTTATTACACACCAACTGACAAACTTTTATCATGAGTTTGTCATTTATGTATCGATATGTAGCAGTATTCATCAATTCATCGTACGACCATTCATCCAACGGTTTGGAAGGCTCCGTGTAATTTATCTGTTGTGCTAGAAGAAAAAGCTGGTCCATTGTTAGTTTATTTATATTCATTCTATATACTGTACCAAATATTATCACTACGCATAAACGAATCGTCCTTATATTTCTCTCGGCAATAACTTATATTGATTTAACATCCTTAGTTGGTTTTCGCATTATCGAGTATTTTGATATTTATTATCTAATTTTTGCTTTAATAAATTATATAAGAGAGAACAAACCATACACTATTATTCTGAATCATTGACACAATTATTGTATTTACGAATATATTATTAAAGACTTTATATAAGTACATATATTGAAAACAAATGAGTTATTCAGATGAGTACGCAGATAACGTTCTTACTATTAAGACAGTGCAAATTGCACCATTCAGGACTCTTATGACAGCTCTTAAGGATATTCTACTAGAAACGAATATTTCTTTCCACAAGGATGGTATCCGTATTATTAATATGGATAAATCTCATACAATTCTTGCCCATTTATTTCTAGCGGCAGAAAACTTCGAGGTTTATGAATGCAAACAAGAGAAGATTATTATTGGTGTGAATATGTTTCACCTATTTAAACTTATCAACACTATTGATAATGATGACACTCTTACAATGTACATCGAAAACAGTGACTTTTCTGAGGGAATCACGTCATATCTGGGTCTTAAATTTGAAAATGGTGATATCAAGCAATGTAAAACACAGAAGTTACGACTCATTGAACCAGACCATGAAGAACTTGCTGTACCCGACGTTAAGTTCTCATCTATTATAAACATCCCTTCTACTGATTTTCAAAAGATTATTCGCGACCTTGCGTGTATTTCTGATAAATTAGAAATCAAGTCGTTCGGGAATGAACTCACATTTAAATGCTCAGGACAATTCGCATCAGCCGAAATTCATAGAGTAGAGTCAGACGGAAGTATGGAGTTTGTATCAAAACAAACGCCTAACAAAATCATTCAAGGTGAGTTTTCATTGAAAAATCTCGGATATTTCATCAAATGTACTAATTTATGTAGTCAAATTGAGATGTACCTCGAAAACGATTTGCCGTTGGTTGTTAAATATAACGTTGCTAGTCTTGGAGAAATAAAGCTATGTCTCGCACCTTTACCCAGCGCAAATTGATTTCACAAATAAAAATTATATATAACTTATAAATGAGATACATATAATTATAACTTAGGTTAGTCTATGATATTGGACTATGAATTTACTTATTTTTCCATTCTGTTTTAGGTTTTGAGAACTCGTTTGAAATTATATCCATAATTTGTTTTTTATCTACCATTTCAACATCAACATCGTGTGACGACAATCCAATAAACTTTGCCGATTTCATTTTTTTGGTTTTGTAAAATATATATGGACCATATTTACCTTCACGTATAGATATATTGTTTGACTTATCATCAAATACCCGCAAAACTGATGATTTCTTTTCAGTTTTGCTCTCATCGTCAAGGATATCAATAACAGTAGCTAAATTCATACTATCGATTGAATGTTTTTGTTTTTGTTCATTTGATAAGCGGATGTTACGTCCATCATAGAATATATAATGCCCGTATGGTCCGTTCCGGAGTTCAACATCGTTTCCTTTGTATTCACCGAGAACTCTTTTGCCACTTTTATCTACTAAACTTTCGAATGTATATTTGGTTTGATTGCTTCGGATATCTTCCATTGTAAACGTTTTCTTGACTTTATGAAATACTACCTTGTCGTCATTCTGTTCTTTCAAAACAATTCCATACTTGGCAACAAGACATTCATACTTATTATCGATCATGACGCGTTGCTTTTCCGAAATAATTGATTTCTGAGCTGCCATCTGGTGAGCTATGTATTGTTTGAATTCTCTACATACATCTACATATTTCCGTTTTCCAACTGCAATATCATCAATAGATGCCTCCATATCTCTGGTAAAAGTGTAGTTGAATAGTGAATCGTAAAATGTATACAAGAATGTATCGACAGATAACCCCATCGGTTGTACAATAACCTTATTGTGTTCAACTTGGAACATTTTCTCTGATGTATTAGTTTCTACACTGGAAACTCCGTCTTCGATTACATACGTATTAACTTTATATGACTGTCCTTCAACGTCTCCTTTACATACATAGTTCCGACTGAATAGTTTATCAATAATAGATGCGTACGTAGAAGGACGTCCGATATGCTCTTCTTCTAGTCGCTGAATAATGCGCGCTTCGGTGTAATGCGTCTTAGTTTGACTTACATGTACGCTCGTAGATATTTTACTATATTTCATCTTCTGATTTGTTTTTAAACGAGTTAAGTAGCCATAATATTCATCATCTTCGACACCCTCAATTATTTTCCACCCGGCAAATCTCACCTTACGAGGTTTATGCTTGTATAAAATGTTGGTCATAGGAGATGTCACTGAACAAACACATTGTTCCATGACACACTTTGCCATACATGTTTTAAATGTATGATTATAAATGAAATGATATACACTTTGTTCTCGCTTCGTGAATTGTTCATCTGACAACTTGTTAAATGCTAACTGAGTAATACGGATAGCTTCATGAGCTTCTTGTACACCATTATCACACGATTCTTCTCCCTTAGTAATCGGTCCTAATTGTTCACTGTCCCCTATATATGAAGCCCCGTATTTATCGACAATACATCCGACAACTAATTGTATAAATTCAGGAGAATACTTCCGTGAATCTGTGCGCATGTAAGTGATATAACCTTCTTCATAAAGATGCTGACAGATTTTCATTGTTTCCTTCGGTGACATGTGAAATCTGTTACTACATTCTTGCTGAATTGAACTGGTAATTAACGGTTTTGGCGGAGCGATGCTGATATTCGTTGACTTGTCAGATGAAAATATATGGTCGTGTGACTGCGATAATTTTATAAATGATAGAGCATCTTGTTCATCATCGAATGTATGCGAAAGCTGGAAACATATATTTTTACTCGTAAAATATCCGTCCACTTTATGCACTAACTTGGCAATTTGACTCTCACATTCGCGATGATTTTCAGATACCATATGGAGGGCAGGAGTTTGACATCTTCCTGCTGATAAATTATTATTCCGCGATACGTGCTCCCATAAGACAGGTGATATTTTGAATCCAATGAGTAAGTCTATAACTTGCCGAGCCTGCTGCGCATAAACAATATCCATATTAATAACTGTTTGATTCTGCATAGCAGTTAAAATAGCACGTTTGGAAATTTCATTGAATAAAATACGCGGTGTCGTGAGAGGAAGTTTGAAATGGTCACAAATATGCCAACCTATGGCCTCACCTTCTCTATCATCATCCGTCGCAATAATGATATTACGAGCTTCTTTCATATACTTGGTAAGGACTGTCAAATATTTACTCTTTTCTTTCATGAACTCGAATGTTATCTTGAATTCTTCTGTTATTTGTTCGAGTGACGAAATCTTCCTAAAATGACCATATGACGCACATACAACGTAACCGTCACCCAAAAACTCTTCTATTTTTTTACATTTTGCAGGGGATTCAACAATAATAAGTGTGTGGAATGATTTCACCATATATGCTTTATCAGGTAGAAATATATAAGTATACATATGAAGTTGCTTTTAGGTATGTTTCATAGCGCTTAACAGAATTAACACCTTTACGCGGTTCTCACAGCAGTCCATTCCACTATAATTGTGTATTTATTTTTGCGTGTAAGGAATATTGTACATATCCAGCCATTTCAGTGTATGATTTAATTGTTTTCCACGTATCAACGATTCTTTCGAATGTTGTTTATTTAATACGTAATTATGGAAATTGCACAAAACATCAATATGTTCAGATATCATATTTATTAAAATATCATCAATCTTTGTTCTGTAATACAATGGCATGTTTTGATTTAATATGGATGATACATACTTATCATCTGGTTTATGACATATATTTTGAAACAAACCAATCATTTCTTTGAATATTACACCATCTTGTGCATATTGAAATGACTTACAAATAAGGAAATATGTCGGTTCAACCCCCGAGTCACAATTCAAATGAATAATGTATGTTTGCTGAAATAATGACGACATGAGCATAGTAATTTCACACATGAGTTCAGTAAAATGTTCACTTGGAAGTTTAATAACAAGATTACCGTCTTTACACAATCGTACAACAGAGTAACAAATATAAATGAGTAGAACTTCTTCTTGACTGTATCTTTCAAATTTGTCTGTATTTGTGAAATCTATATCAATCAAAACTAAATTCATCGAATAATTCGCAACAGTATCGTTATAAAACGACAAAAAATATTCAGTTGTTGTTATGGTATCAAATGAAGACACGTTTAGCGGAGTGTTGATATATGTTTGATTTATTGAAGAATCTATTACATTAAATGCATTCTGTATATCAAGATATTTGTCACCAACACACGTCCATGATATAGGTTTACAGTGTATTTGTGTACGTAATGAATGATTATTAAATAATTCAATATAAACAAAGCAAGATGGTTGATAGACTTGGTCTAATGTAAAGTATATATTTGGATTATTCAGTAGATATCCTCTCGAAAATAAATGTAATTGATGCTTATGTGTGGTTGTTATATTTTGAATACTTCTTATACGAACATTCATATATCGTTCATTCAATTGACGAGGTTGAGCATAAGTATAATTCAAAAAAGTTCTCAATAGTTGAGAAAGTGATTTATTCAATTTTGGGAGCAGTAAATACATCTGATATTGTGTCTGTTGTATTTACTCCTTATTCATTTGAAAGATATGTAACGAATTTATATATTGTCTATCCATCTATTTCAGTTCAATACTACCGTCTTCCATTAATTTGACTGGTGTTATCTCGTGTCTAATTTTTTTATAAACAAAGTATGTATTTAGGAATGAGATTTTCTTCTCCATTTCAGTCATATTTAAAGTTTTCCCTATCTCTATGTTTAGTGTATTTTCATTCTTCTCTTTTTTTACTGCGTTAAACATTTCTTCGAAATTACCTCTACTTTGTGAGAGTCCTGTTTCTGCAAGCTCATCTTTATTCAGTAATCGAAATCCAAAACGTTCCATAAGACTGTCGAAATACTCATAATTCACAAGAAACTCTCTGAATGTTTTATTGATAGAATCCTGATAAATATCTATGCCATACCCAACACTGGATACAGTATTTTCATTAAAGTTATCTAAATTATACTGTTTGGTCACTTCCCAAATCTTATCACCATCTTCTGTAAATAATGTTTTGGATGAACCAGTGTCAACATCTGTCAGGAAATCAAACATACGTTTCCCGTCATATGAAGTACCGATGAAATATCCACCTACGCTTGTCACATTTATAACATTTTGGATAAAGTTTTCTAGTGAGTATACAGATTCAAAGAAATAATGAATAGCAAACTGACACGAACATACTGAAAAACCATCTTTTCCAATGCCATATTGTTCAAATACATTCTTCCCAAGGGTAGATTTGTCCTTCATTCCTTTACCCATAATTGCCATGAATATGTTCTTATCATTTTCTTTTGTTATGCTCTTATTTCCAAACAACTCTTCACTACTATCTCCCTGGATGAACAAAGAGGATGGCAATGTTTTTGATGATTTTTTACGGAAGTTCAAATACCGAGCATATGCACCATCAATACGATTCTCAATATTATCTCCTGATTTATCGACACCGAAAACGAATTTCAACTGACTTTTTATCCATTTGGGAAAATCACCTCCCTTGCCAACAGCCAAATCAATGAGTGTGTCGCCTGGACGTGTTACACCCTGAATCAATCGCGATTTAACGACATAATTATGGAAATCGCGAAGACACGTCGTATTTGACTTTCCATTTGGATTATAATAGACATCATCTTTATTGTCATTTATTTCAGGAATATTCGCACCACTTGTAATCATTTGTTCTGTTACTGGGTTATGAATGGAAGTCCAATTGCTATTTGCGACAGTGTAATCGTTTCCAAAATTCCTCCGTCCATTTTTCAACTCTCGTGTTTTATCATACCTTACACGAAGAGGCTTCCACTTCCATTCTGCGTTAGCATCATATCGAAACTCAACAATTGTATTATCCGCAATTGGCTCTCCATTTTCGGTTAGAACTGAGGTATTTCCTTGGATTAGTTCAACATTACATATGTGTGCATTTCCATCATATGGGTTCGTTGGGTAGAATAGATGTGGGCGATAGCTATTTGAATCTTCGTGCATGGATAATGGTTTCGATGATGGATAATCGCCATTAATTACCATACGCGCCGGGTTCAAGTACCCGTGACGTTTTTCATCAAACCCACACATTAAGTTGAGTGTCATATGTTGTCTAACAGTCATATTTGCGTTTGAGTAGTCGCTCAACACCTTTGGCACGCCATTTTCTTTTTCGTATGAAATCAAGAAATCAATTGTATTAAACTGAGGAGGTTTCCATTTGAAAGAATCATTCCAGGTAAACTTCCCAGCGTGAATAGGAACCGGTTTATCACTTGGAGTAAATATAAGCCCATCTGTTTCGTAAGGAAATAATCCATCGTTATCTTTGTCGGTGATGGCCTTACACTGTTCAAATATGCTATCACCGTAATAAAACTGTTTTACGCTTATATCAAAGTTTATCCTTTTCGTACTGACTTCATTCTTCATATTACGAATGACTTCCTCCAATAATTGGAGTCGACCTGGCTTATTTTCCGTGGTTGTCATTATAAGTGAACGTTTATCCACATTATTGATAAAGTATACATCAAATGCGGCAAACCGGTTTATGAAATTACCAAACTTATCGTGCGTTATTAATTCACCGTCCAAAAGGGTATTTTTTGTCTCGCTCGTGGTTCGTCCAGTAAATATAATTCGAAGATTTGTATCAATCAAATAAATACGCCCGGTCTCAGAAATGTACATAAGTCTACGTTCACCATCAGCTTTATCAGTTACGGTATAGTTTGTCAGTATATTTGATACACTTCCCACATTTAAATGATGTTGTTGTAATGTAATAGACGAAGGTCCACAAAAGTGTTTGGGGTTTAAGAACCTGTTACTATCTGGAATACCAGCGAGTTTCTGATACGACTTCATAACCGCATTTGTCTCACTAACGGGAATAGGATATCGACTACGTTGAATTCCACATAGGATGCTCTTGATTGTTTTACGGAGACACTGCATTACTCCCGCGTGGTCAATATTATTTCTTATCATCATGTCTTCGTCTACCTCAATCTCGATCTCGTACGTTTCCTTTTTATTGAACAAATCTACATTTTTAATTGACTTGTGGTAGATATAATCTCCATAATTACCCTTTTGATTTTTATCAGATGACTTGACTATGGAAAGGTGACACTTTAGGGGATAATCAGGATGCACAAATTCAATGCGATTAAGTAATCTAAATGCTTTAGGTAAAGATTCCCATGTTTCCAGCAAATTACTTTGAATGATAGGTGATTCGTGATGTAAAGTTGATTCCACTTGGAAAGAGGCTCGAAAATTAAACTCAGAATTATTATACGGATACACTTTCACACCGTTCTCGACAATCGGCATTTTCTTCTGGAAAACCACAAACTTTCGCTGTTCGGGTATACGATTATGGATACAGTAATATTGGATGTGTGTATTATTCTTGATTTCAGTACGAATATTGTTAATAGATGTCCCATTTTTATACTGAGTCAAGATACGCAGCAACTGTTCTCCGTTTTCCATGCCATTTACGTTTTTAAATCCAATAGACAATAAATTTCTTATGGTTTCGTCAAACTCATCTCGACTTAATGCCTTACCTTTGGTACCAAATCGAATTTCAAACTCTTTTTCTAATTTTGGAGATGTCTTTTTATACGAAATGAATTTATGCAGCATTTCTTCCATGGACGATTCTTGCTTTTGCTTTGTAGCCATTGTATTGTATTATTATATGTACTTAATATAATTTCAGTAGATATAATCAATTTTTTAGTTATTACTAATCAGTTAATCGTCATTTGAGTATTTTACAGTAACCTTACTCTTTACGTCATTATATATATCACCTTTTGTTTTACGCTTAACATCAGTCGTTGTGTCAATTAACAACTGTTTTGCGAGAAGGATAATATCATCTACCTTATAACTAGAAATGCCTAATATTGGCTTTGACAACGAAACGACATTGAACCTATTTTTTTTCAAATGGTCAAACTGGGATGATGTATTTGTATCCATTCCATAATAATCATTCATATGGTGAATAATCGTATAGCATTTATCATCATCTTCCGCGTTATTGGAAATCTCATTATCATATGTTGAAAACATAATATCCTTATTAGCAAAGACAAAGTCTAATTTTTCAATATAACACAGGACCTCAAATGTTTTCAATGATATAGAAGCATCGTTCATTAGCTCAGTAGTACAAGTTGATATTTTAGACACCTTCTTATCCTTTAGAAGAGCCTTTGATTTTAGTATCTTTGTAATTAGTTCAATTTTCACCTCTTTCTCACGTACAAAATATCGTTTATTCAATTGATGATAATCCTCCATACCATAGCGCATTACATAAAATATCCAGAAAAGTTGGTCCTTTTCACCTGATATAAATAAACTGTTTCTGTTTCGAGTATTCGCATCTTCACTTGATACCTTCTTAGGCTTTGTGGTTTGATATTTATGAATAGGTACAACATTACGGGTAATTGTTGCCATTAACTTTGGAGTGAGCATATACTTAGTAAGATTTTTAAGTATATTATCGGTACGTGTATGGTGTGTATTCATTTATAAGAAAGTATTATATCTACCTACTACGGTATGTTTAAACATATTTCAAATATAATATTATAGTTGAAATATCTATTATTAGGGAATGGTATGTGTTCATTTTGAAAAATAATTGGCTTCATATTCCTCCCTTGTTTTTTCAACAGTCATTAATTGAGCTTCTTGTGCTTTAACGTGTTCGATATATTGATAGATATCATTGAATACACTACTTGAAAGGTCAGACATATTAATAAATGTGCCAGACTTATTTTCACTGATTATTAGAGAGGGGTCTTTCATAATGAGTTGTAGTACTTCGCGTTGTTGAACTTCTCCGAGGGATTCGATAATATCTCGCACATTTTTTAGCTTATTATAATCAACATCACCGAATGTCTGTGAAGTATCATTATGTATTTCTGTACTTTCTTGTATTGCAGACATAGTTACTAATGTTATACTATCGTATAATGTGTTTAATTCCTTTTTAAGCAGAACACATTTCGCACGGCTCATCTTGCTGTATTGCCGCATCTTTATTTAAGTTAGGGTCTATTGTAAATTGTTGAGCTTGATGTCTAGCTTTACGACGTAAATAATACATCCCTGTTTTTAGTCCGGCATTCCAAGCATAGAAATGCATGGACGTCAATGACCTATAATTAGGGTCTTCTTGCCATAAATTCATACTCTGAGATTGGCATATATACGCACCTCGGTCTCGCGCCATATTGATAACTTGTTTCATAGATATTTCCCATACAATTTTATACTTATCGCGAATAGATTTCGGTAAATGCATCATATGTTGAATACTACCTTTATTTTCAATTATACTACTTTTTGTCGCATCGTTCCAAATACCCGCATCTTGCAGTTCTTTCATGAGATATTTGTTCACTACCATGAACTCGCCAGCAAGCGTTCGTCTGCTATATATATTAGAGGTAAATGGTTCAAAACATTCGTTATTACCTAGAATCTGTGATGTTGATGCTGTTGGCATTGGTGCAATAAGTAACGAATTTCTCACACCGAATTGTATTATACGGCAACGTAAGTGGTCCCAATCATACCGGTTATCTGTGGGTTGAACATTCCACAAATCAAACTGCATTTTCCCATCACTTAATGGACTACCTTCATATGAAGAGTAGCATCCCATATGAGTTCCAGATAGGTGTATTAGTTCTGATTTTATTGGTTTCAACCGTTCCCATTCTTTTTTATTTATTACTTCATTTTCGATGTAGTATAATTCTTCACCACATTCGCTTGTTTTGTAATTTTCAGGCAAACCACCAATCGATTCAACTAGACTTGACAGAATTTTGTACCTTTCTTCTGCCAATTCACAAGATGTTTCCATTGCTGCGTGATATATCGTTTCAAAAATTTGCTTATTTATAAGTGTTGCCCCATCGCTTTCAAACGGAACATTCATCAACGCAAACACATCCGCAAGACCTTGAACACCAATACCTATTGGGCGATGACGGAAATTACTTCGTTTCGTTTTTAATGTTGGATAAAAGTTGATATTTATAATCTCATTCAAATTTCGCGTAATAACCTTAACAACTTCGTGTAATTTAATGTAATCAAAAGAGTCGTCGTCGCGAATAAATGCACTCAATCCGACACTTGCCAGATTACAAACAGCAGTTTCTTCTTCATTACTATATTCTATGATCTCAGTACATAAATTACTACTCTTAATTGTACCTAAGTTATTTTGATTCGACTTTTTATTAGCAGCATCCTTGTATAATAAATAGGGTGTACCTGTTTCCATTTGACTGTCCAGTATTTTAAACCATACATCTCTCGCTTTCAACGTTTGAATACCGCGACCCTCATTCTCGTATTTAACATATAACTCTTCAAACTCGTCACCATAAACATCCGACATTCCAGGACAGACATCTGGACAAAATAAAGTCCACGACGCATCGTTTTCAACCCGTTTCATGAATAAATCAGGAATCCATAATCCATAAAACAAGTCTCGCGCCTTCATTTCCTCATCTCCATGATTTTTTCGCATCTCTAAAAAGTTTAAAACATCGCCGTGCCACGGTTCCATGTAAATCGCAAAACTTCCATTTCGCTTACCGCCTCCTTGGTCTACGTATCGAGCAGTATTGTTAAAAACACGCAACATTGGTACAATACCATTCGACGTACCATTTGTACCGCGGATGTGAGTGCCGGCTGCTCTTATATTGTGAATATGGAGTCCAATGCCGCCGGCATATTTTGATATGGTTGCGCAATCTTTCAAAGTATTATATATTCCGTCAATCGAGTCATCCTCCATTGCTATCAAATAACAAGAACTTAATTGCGGTCTTGGTGTTCCCGCATTAAACAATGTAGGTGTAGCATGCGTAAAATACTTTTCACTCATCAAATCGTATGTTTCCTTCACGCGTTCAAAATTGTCTCCGTGAATACCAATCGCTACCCGCATCCAGAGATGCTGTGGCCGCTCTATATGATTTCCGTGAATCTTAAATAAATATGCACGCTCCAATGTTTTGAATCCAAAAAAATCAAGTAAATAATCCCTCTCATGTACTATCATATCATCAACTGTATTTGCATACTTTGAGCATATATTGTAAACAGCTTCACTTATAATAGGCGAATGACAGCCGTGAATATCTTTAAACATGTACAATTTTGTCATTGTTTCTGAAAACGACGCTGTGGTTTTTTTGTGATAATTTGAAATGATTACTCTACTTGCCAGTGTTGCGTAATCCGTGTGACTCGTTATCTGTGAAGCACATTGCTCGGCAAGCAACTCATCAATCTTGGTAGTTTCTATGTTCGTATAGAGTTGGTCTATAATCTTCATAACAAGCGCAGAGTAGTTGATTTTTATGTCCTTTTCAGAACCAATTCGTTTTATTCTATGCAATATTTTATCGAATGAGATAACTTCTTTTCTACCATCACGCTTAATTACATACATTTCATCACAGTCGTCCATGTGAATAGTATATATATAATTTGCTTATATATTTTTCATTTTATTTACGAGGACCATTCAATATACACTTTTATTTCTCACGAATGTATATATAAAAGCAGATGTTTAAAATGATAAAGAGTATGAAATATATGATAGTACCAACAATATCATTAATCGTAATAGGGTTAACAATATATTGGTTATATACACGAAAAACATATGAAGGCCTTACACATAAATCATCAGACGCACTGAAAAAGAAAATTCTCGAATACGAATGGAAATATTTTGATGAAAAGACAATAATTACACTTACAAAAATGGTTAATACATATGACACTACCGCAAGTAATTTAAAAATAGTTTTTACACAAATCAAAGATTTGGACAATGCTCTAAATAGGGTTGTGAAACAAGGTAAATTGGTTGGGAATATTAAGCAAGTAGTTAAAACATTAGATAAAAGTAAATTAAAGGCAGCTGCAAATAATTTGGGCATAACAGATGAAGGGTTCGATGGTATAATGGAATTATCTACAAAAACCGCGATGCTACTGCCCCATTTAAACATAAATGACCACATTATGCAAGGTGGTATTCAAGTACTCTCTGGCAATCCAGTATTCGAAACGGTTATTTCTCAAATACAACAATATGGAGTTCAATGTAATAAAAGCGAACTTGACCGCAGCCCATTTGTCAAATGTTAAAAAATATCATTAATAATAATAATAATAATAATAATAATAATAATAATAATAATAATAATAATAATAATAATAATATAAATTCAACTAATTTGATTAATTCTAATGGTGCTAACCAGTACAACAATTATAAAATTACTTCAAATCAGCCCACAATCAGTTCAAACTCGGTTGATGCAAAAGGGAATAAAATATCGTAAGATTATACGTGACTAAACCATAAATAAACTACTATACATTAGATAATGTGATAACATTCGATGTAATGGTCGTAGTATACCCATTCATAAATGAATATTTGGGCTGACAGTGTCCTTGTTTATTTGGAATTTCAGTACAACTAGAACGATTGAGTACTTCGCACATCTTCTCTATATTTTTATGTTTCATCATCGGAACCCCTATTTTATGACATACACCCTTTATCACTAATTTCAATAAGTACAATTCTAGAAGTATTGGTTCAATTGGGATAACAATATCAGTCAAACCACCTTGGTTGCTATACGTGATTTTTTTATCAAAATTATCGATAATATGTAAATGAATGATAGAATGAAGCGCATCGCTCTCATCGCCTAGTTTTATCAATGATTGCCTATAATTATTTCCATAACAATCGCTACACGCTGGAAAAATACGCCTTCTCATTTTACCACGACAACTCCAATCTGGTGTGGTGTCTAGGAAATATGGTATCATATGACTGCGAGCAATGTCGTATATATCTTCTTTGTAGTGTCCCAACATTGGTCTATATGTCGTGACACCCAGTACAGATGATACATCATTTAACACTGTTAGGTCCGTCAATTCACGTGTGCCGCGCATTATATTATTAAATATATTTTCACACAAGTCATCTTTATGGTGTGCCAGGAAAACGCCATCACAATTATTAGATTGAATCATCTCTTTGTAATAGTCATATCTAAGTTGTCTTGTTTGTCTTTCGTAGTCGGACCGTTTGATTGAACCTCTTTTGAATAATACATTCACTTGCTCATAATGAATATTTCGAAGCAAACAATATTCTCGTAGAAACGATGCTTCGTCACTGCTTTCATCTCTATTATTGTAGTTGATGTGACAACAGTACAATTTTAGTTCGTGTGTATTGTCTGCTGATTCTTTATTGGAATGTATACTATCATAATTCAAATTTACTATTATGGATTGAACTATTTCGAGCATTACCATCGAATCGACACCGCCACTTAAAGATAATATAATATTTTGAATATTGTGTTTCTTGATAAAGTCACGCACACTTTTTGCGAGAGATGTATTACATACATCTACTTGTTCGTTATTGTTGTGGTATTTTGTATCGACACTATTTGGTTCAAGAATATGGCTATATTTATCAATAAGACATTTCATTAGATTCATTGTGATTATATGGTTGAGCAATTATATAATCAAACTATAAACGATATGTACAATCAATTTTTACACATTTGACATTTCAAACGCCTATTTTTCCAATATATGCAAAATCTTTTATTTTTAAACGCATACTGTTTAAAAAATTTATATTGTTACTTGTTACATATTGACAAGATAATATTACTCTTTTTTCATTTTTACATAGTTTAGATGCTCTATGATATAAATAATTTCCTTCAAAACATATTGAATTATTATTAGTTAGATTTATACTTTTTGTTTCATTGTTATCATTTTTATATTGGAATTCAGTGCCAGTTAAATTATTTGTTATTGGTATCAGTAATGTAAAAAAACGGCCATCATAATAATTATGGTCGTAATGCCAATTAATCCAATCACCTTCATTTTCATAAATTAATAAAGCACAACTTGTTGGTAAATTTAAATCTGTTGGAAATAAATTTATTTTTAATTGTTTTGATACTAATTTACATAATTCGTTTTGATAAAAGTTAATTACATTTGGGGCATATTTAATAATATTATTAGTAGAAATGGTTATCCCTTTTTTATTCGGTAGAGCACAGTTTAAAAATGTTTCTGGAAATGTCGATATATTTACTCTCTTTTGAATTCCTTTATTACCAATTAAATTGTTTATTTCATTTTTTATTACATCTTGTAAATACACATCAAATTCTTTAAACAAACAAAAAAAATCATTACATATATATTCTTTTTTCACTTTACAAGAACCAGAATTATATCCATAAAGACCAAGACAAATACAAATAATAAAGATAAATAACAAGGACAAATACAAATAATAAAATTTACTACTTTTCATTATATACATATATGTTATTATTTATGAAATAACAACCATAGGTTTAAAATGTTAAAAGGTGTAAAAATAATTTAAAAAATGGTGTATTATATTTTATATTAAAAGAATAATAGTTTGTATTATAATGATTAATTTAATTGATAAAGACGAACTTGGATTTGATAAAAAATTTTGTCATAAAGTTATAAGAAAAAGACATAAATTTATAGTTGATAATAATTTACCGAGAATCACATTTTCAAATTTAATTCCACAATCCCATTGGCCCATTAACCTTTTAAATAATGTTAATGACGAAATATATGAAAAGATAGAAAAATCAATCATTCACAAAATGAGCGATGTCTATAAAATTAACGTTAATGATTTAGAACATAATATATGCTATTACGTTGAAAATAATATACAAAATACAAAAATATATAACCACATTGACCATTGTAATTATTCGTACGGTTATTTAATATTACTGAACGAAAACACATATTACGAAGGGGGGGAAATCTATATTAATGATAATTTAATAAATTTAGATAATAAAATTCTATTTTTCAAATTGCAAGACGCAATTAATATAACTAACATACTAGAAGGCGAACAACACAAACTAATCGGTTTTGTAAATTATTGTTTTAACGAAAACAATGATACTATCGGTTCATTTAAATCAAAAAAACTAAATATTTTTAAGACTCAGAACTATATCGCAAGTATTAATGACGTGGTACTTAAAAATAATGCTTGTCATTTATATAAAATATTATTAGACCCAGGTGCCAGACTTTTTGAAGATAAAATAAATAGTAAAAAGTATTATATTTTAAATAATGAGATGGATGTAATACAATATGGAAATTTATTTACTTCACAAATCAATGTAGTAAAAGATTTTTTATCGAAATTTAATTTAGATCATACGCACATGTTGCCAGTAAAATTGTGTAAATATGAAAATATCCGAAAATTATTATCTTTTTCACCAATTATTCAAACGAGGGATTCAAAATATAATTCAGATATCCATATGGATATTAATGATAACATTATAAAGAATACATATATTAAGTTTACATTGTTTGTTTGTATAAATGACGTAGAAGGGAAAATTATTTTCCCTAATCAAAATTTTGAATACGATTTATATGAAGGTGCCGGTTTTATTATTCCAAATAATATTATTTTTTCTTTTTATATTACGCTTCACCGCAACAATATTATAGAAGACTGTGTTTCTTTTGCAGAAATGTCTTTCTATTAAAATTTAAAGAAATATTACAATTATATTCCATAGTATACTAATATTATGGAATGCAAAAAACTACTAATAAGTACTAACCCAGGTGATTTCCATGATTATAGTGTAAATCTGGATAACAATAATTACACTGAAAGAAAACAAAACAATATATTGAAAGAAAAATCAGAATTATTTTGGAAGAATTATTTTTCATATGAAAAATATAGTTTTTGTAAAGAAGATATTAAGGTGTATGATGACGTAATACCACAAAATATCAATGACAAACTTTCTATGTTTTTGAAAAGTTTTGCATGGTTATACGGATATAAAAATAATGAGTCTACCACACTTTTAAATTATAGTGACGACCATGACAGTAATGATGATGACAATGTTGAAATAAATGAGCACATTTTAAAGCAGAATGAAATACAATGCTTTTATGGAAATGTAATAAAAAATCAATATTTTGAAACATTATTCTATCAATTAATATTACCGTCTATTGATATCGAAAATAAAGAAAATATTAAAATCGATAGGGCGCATATTATTAGTAGACTTCATAATTTAAGTGAATTTTTTCATAAAGATGAACGTTCAACAATAAAATATGGACCATCAGTATATGTTTATCTAAATGCAGATTGGAAAACCTATTATGATGGGTTGTTATCATTTGCACTAGATATAAATAATATAGATATTCATCATGTTCATAATAAAATGGGTCGAATTATAGTGTTTCCTCCGAATATATATCACAAAATGTCTGAGGTATCTGGATATGCATTGTTTGAAAATAAAATGTCAATGGTTTTAGAATATCATTTAATTTACGAATAAATATTAAAATCATATCAAATATAATAATTAAGGTATATTCACAAAAAATGTATATACATAAGAAAGCATTTGACCCATTAATATTCAACAAAACGACTAATTCTATTGAAAATGAGAGAATTGACAATGACCATTTTTGGAACCCAAATAATCTGGATAACAAATATTATAAAATATATGATAACCTTATTTCGAAAAAAAAAATAAATGAAATAAATATATTTTGTAAGAAATATAATTGGACTTATATTCAGGAATCTATTTCAACAGGAACTAAAAATATATTCACGACTCACGAGAAGTTTAAAACAATCTATGAAAACCATTGGAATAAAAATATATCATTCACTTTTTTTAAAGTGGACCAGTACAATAGTTTATACATGTATAATTTATTTCATGATAGTATACTTCCAAAGTTAGATTGTATTGAAGACAAATCAAACATTTATATTTCGCGCGCATATTTTAACTCACATACATTAGGTAGTTGTGGCTCTTTACATAAAGACGGGAAACCACTCTCTCATATGAAACCAAATAAAGTACAATACACAGTATTGTTGTTTGTTAATAATGACTGGGATATAAATTTCAATGGCGAAACAGCATTTTTATTAAATGATAATCTAATTGATACTATGGTTCATATACATTCAAAACCAGGGCGAATTGTTGTGTTTGCCTCAGACATATCTCACAAAGCTTGTGAAATTTCTACTTATTCATTACAGTCAAATAGACAACGTTTTGTGTTTGCGTACCATTTATATTATGCCGATTACAAGCAATTACGCACTATAAGCAATTGAATAAACTCTAACAACGCCCTCACCAATATTTGTTGACCTATCAGTATCATTCACCCAATCGGCACCTTTTCCATAAGTCCCCCAACCGTTAATTTGGTCAGAAACGTTATTAGAAGCAAGATTCGGTATACGGGACTTATGTGCTGACCTGATACCCGGTTGTGCGTAGGAACCGTATTGATTACCATTCAGGAATGATGACTGACCACCAGCCACCGCACTTCGTGAGTTGGGGTGTGTATCACCGCTATCATTACCGTTAAGACTATTTCCTTGAAGGCCTGTATTACCTTGGCAATACGCTTCGACTGTATTTCCAGAATTTTTTATTTCGAGTTTTGTATGAGTATCTAGAAATATAATATTAAGTTTTTTGCCGTTTCCGCCTAAACTCATAGGCGACCTCCAACATATAAATCCACCGGTCGAACCCGTAGTTCCTTGCCACTTCTCATCATTATAGTCTCTACCCTTTCCATTATTACCACCCTTTGCTAATAAGAAAACTTTATAATAATCAACCCAGTCTGGAATACTAGCATTTACTAAATTACTAGTATAATCCGTATATTTAGCACAACAACTAGGTCCTATATCAATACCATTATATTTATAACCACAGGTATTTGCATTATCTTCAAAATTCCAATGTGATGTTATTTTACTGTACCTATCGAGTGTGTTATTAAAAGATGTATTTTTAACACTTGGACCACCACCTTGAAGCGTTGGTTCTGAAAATTTTGTATTATCCGATTTATAAACATCACCACCATTATCAGACGATAACGCACTATAACTTGGTTCTTGGTGTAGTAAATCGCCAAGATTCGCGACAGCGCCATTTATTGTTACTTTATAACTATTGGTCCATACTGAATCGCCCATAAATACTAATATTACAATATATAATAAATTTATATAATTATATATTTATATAGTGTAGTATATATATAAATTTATTATATAGTGTAATATAATAAATTTACAGAATTATTAGTATTGGTTGTTAAATAATAATTATGAAAAAACATATAATTCATATCATAACATTTATAATATGTTTCTGTACATATCAAAGTTTACTTTGTGGCTTCTCTATAATATCAAAACTATTCCAAAATTGAGAATCTACTTCGAATAATGTTGATATGTCATTGTTCAACGACATGTAGAACCCATATATAGATCCGTTTATTTTTGACTTATAGATGATATGATGCTTATAACCACCAGACGACGTTGCGTACTCAACAAAAACCCCAGCCTTTGGTTTGTTATAGAACTTTTGAATAAGATGCTGTGCTCGCTCCTGCCACATAATTGATAACGCTGGATGTAAAATCGAATTATAATCTTCACAAGGGATAGCTAAATTGTTTTCAATCATATTTTCGACCATATTTACGAGACTATCTCCATTTTCGGTGTTGCTTTTAGAATGTATCCTAATTATTACTTCTTGCTCGTGCGAATCATTGTCCCAATTGTTGGGGTTGTATCCCTTTTGCGTATCATCGCATTTTCCGAACATATTAATAGAATCTGATGATATTTTGTTATTGTACTTAGTTAATAGTAGATACAAATCAATTTTTTAACAATATATCTCTTTTGTGGTTCGTTTCGTGAAAATAGCATTCCAATTTCCTTTCTCCCAAAATATATCCACGCTGATAAAGTTTTCCAAAGATGATTCTTGAAACTTCACAACATCATTACAAAATTTATTAAATATTTCTTGATTGAATATATAATAAAAACGGTCATTTGTTGATTTCTTAAACGGAACACGATTATCTCCCACTGTAAACCGTCTTTTTTCTGAATATTCGTCCATTTCGTGTGCCCAGCATGTAATAAGTAATTTACCCGCCGGTTTCAGTACCCGAAGCAATTCATTTAATGCATTTAATCGGTCAATATGAGTTTCAATATGATGAACAACAGCTATGCTCATAATAATGTCAAATGTATTGTCGGCATAATGCAGGTTGCAAATATCACCTACATCCACATCTAAGTCTTTGTCATTGCGGCAAATATCTACTAATGCTTCACTTTTATCAACCCCTTTTACACGGCAATTTGTATTGGTAGAAACAAACACCATATTTTTACCGTTCCCGCAACCAGCGTCGAGAACGTATGCATCATCATATATGATTTTTGTGAAATTTCTTACTGACTCCCAAATTGCGTATCGTGTGGATGAAAAGGACGTTGCGTCCTTCTCGTAAAACGTTGACGATAATTGTTCCATATTTAGTTGTTTGAACCATACGTGTAATTATTATATTTTTTCAATTTTATATCTTTTCACCCTTGTCTAATAGAGTGGTGTGTATTACATTCAAAGTAAAAATATTTACACTTACTTCTTTCCGGGGCCACGACGTTTTTTTGTGGCACCGCGACGTTTAGACTTATTAGCCTTTTTAATCGGACGTTTCTTAGTGGCACCGCGACGTTTAGACTTATTAGCCTTTTTAATCGGACGTTTCTTAGTGGCACCGCGACGTTTCTTAGTATCGCTGCGATTAGATTTTCCTCCTTCGAAAGGGGGTAACCGTGCTTCTGGCTCGTTGCTTTCATTTGATGGTGTTTTTACACCCCAGGCTTTCCAAATATCTTCCTCAGTGAGCTCCTTAGTGGGCTCCTTAGTGGGCTCCTCAGTGAGCTCCTTAGTGTGCTCCTGAGTGTGCATTATTATATATTATAACATTATAAAAATATAATTATAAAGTTGCTTTATTACGCGATATATTTCCCCCTTAATTGCGTTTCTGAACCTTAATATGAAATATAATGAAATTAACAATATGGTAACAATTCGTATGGAAAATAAATAATCGATGGTAATCACAATCACTCCCATACTATTTTTAATGGAACAGTCCATTCACTATACGCTAATGCTTTACTCGTGGGACGTTCAAGTGATATGAGTGTATCTAGGGCCTGTTTTCGTCGGTCCAATGGGAATAGTTTTGAAGGCAACTTGCGTGAATAAAACTTCCAGGCCCATTCAAATTGTAGTGCTGCCTGCCACGTTGGAAATCCTTGAATATGACAAACACGTTTCCATACGTGACCCATTGAGACCTTCCTACTAGTTGCTACGGCCCCACCTTTTATTTCTTTATTGTGTTGTCGTAATCGATGTTCCAAATCAACAGTGGCGCCAATATACGTAGAATTGTCTGTAGCTTGTAATAAATATACAAAAAAACACATATGAATATACAATGTATTTACATATTAATTCACTTCTCACGACCAGTAGCGTGGGATACATATAAGCCCAGCCGTAAGGGTTTACAATAACATGGTAATAATGAATGCCGTTAATAATAGTATACCTAAAGATATGAACCCTATCCATAGATATGGGTTTTCATCGTGGTCCGTTTGGTTGATAGGATACATTGGGTAGACTCGGTTAGCCATTATATCTTTCTTGATAAGTGTATAAAGTCTAATACCATTCAATTTTATAAAAGTCTCCCAGTATATAATATTCACGGTTCAAGTCATTGAATGCGAACTATTTGTTACACCACCACGACGACAATCCTAGTACGAGTTATATGAGTTTTGGCTTGTTATGTAAATTAGTTATAAAATCACAACCATTTTGTTGACTTTTTTATCCGCACATTACATAATAAGCAACACCTGACATAATTATGCTACCTGTCGCATTTACAAGTTCATATGGTTATAATAGCCTTTTTAGAGAAGGTGTAATCTATAATATGAATTCATTAGACGACCTATTCTATATTTTGCATACACATTCCGATTTAGTTGTTCTGAATAAGTATTTCATTGATTTTACATATCACGTAAAACGACGATTGCGCGAAATAATATTTATCAAGAAACATTTTTCTATGCGATTTCTGCGTATGCGTGAGTTGGGAGATACTTTGGTACGTATTTGAATACACGTAAAAATGTATTTTTACGTGTATAAGACTAATTGTTCGCTTAATGACAATTCACAAAAATTGTTGTGGGAAATGCTATGAACCGTGTAGTATAACATGCAACCCATTAAGACAACGCACATAAATAATTAAGGTCTAATGATTTTTCCGACGGTATTCTTTCCATGATATGGATTTGGCAGGTTCTGTTTGTTTTGTGGTTTGGTTATCCGTTTGAGAATCCAATCTTTCCGCGTCTTTGAGTGCGCTATCAATGTATATTTCTTTAAGAACCGTTCCCACACTATATGATGCTTCGTGTTGGTCAAGATTACCATCTTCAATCTGTTTTAGAATTCCCACGAAGCGCATCAATAAAGAATGGTCAATCTCGCGGTTTTTCAACTTGTGATAAATTTCAGTATAGTGTGTAAAGATAAAACTACATTCCTCGCGTGTTTTTTCGTGAAACGCTACAATATTCCTTTCACGAAGGTCACCACATGTTTCGTGTAAAATATTCATTTTAATGATATCTTTTTTTATCAAATCACTATGCTTAACCTCGCGAATAAGCGCAGTATTATCAACAACATCATTTTCACCAATTAACTTTTCTAACTGTCTCTTCTCGTTTGAGTTCATTATTAATATTTCGACAGAAAACATTAAGTCAAAATCAACGAATTACATAATATAAACATACACATATCTAGATATATCTATAAATGTTTAATATGAGTGTATATTAAACACCAACAGAATTAATCATGACAACAAGTAAACACTCTAATTTGAAGGCACTTTCTCCAACGACCCTGAATATTTTTAATATGATATTATCATTTACAAAAACAAGTGTTTATGTCGGCGCTGTTGCGTTTATGGTTATTTTAGTGGGATTAATATGCTATTTCATTTATTTACATTTCTTCCAGTATAAATCTATTCATAAAGATTGGAACACATATAAATGTAATCCTCTTGTTACCATTGTTTCTCATTGGTACGTTGACGACACCAGCAAACTTACGGACGAGTGTTTCGCTCAATATAAATCTAAATTGAAATATTGGCTACACTCACCTATCAAATGGATTGTTCTCCAAATGGTAACACTGATTACATTCATACACTCGTTGTTTGAACCATACAATAGCAAATCTTCACCGAAACCATTGCCAGACTTGAAGTTAAAAAGAGTCGTCCCTTAAACGATAAAAATGTTTGGATATAGTATAGTATACACAAAAATGAGTTTAATGAGAATGAATACTACACCTTCATTAAAAACGTTAACTCAAATTGTAAATAAGATACAGAAATGTATTAGAGGACATCCGTATATTGTTTTGATATCTATACTTACATTGATATTCACAGTTTGCTTTATCAAGTCGTCAAAAATGGTCGAGGGGAATACAAACCCATCGACGTTACGGTCTATATTCGAAAGAAATGGTAAAAAAGAGCTTTTTGACCAGTTTACAAATGACCTGACATCATATAAGGAAGAGATTACACGCTCGCGCAATACTGCACAAAATACACGCGCCCAGATGTACAAACTTACTGCCGAATATATTGCTAGAGTAAAGGAAGATGCTACTGATGATGACCGCCGTATTTTAGATACAAAGATTGATAGGCTTCTTAAGAAATACAATATTTTGGTTGACCCAAATATATCAAAGGAAGAAATACAGCAGTCGCTTCTTATACTAGATGAGGACGATGAGATTGATGATGCTATTGCCTCCGCAGAAACAAGTGCAATAGGTGAAAATACATCCCCTACAATCGTCGACGAATTAATGGAAGTCGATGAAGGTGAAGTTATTAGCGACCAAAACCAAGATTATGAGGATGTAGATGAAGTTGTTGACTCATTCCAAGCTCCCAGTGTGTAAATATCAGATTTACTTCATGATAAAAATATTGATAAATAAATAATTTCTCTCTAGTCTATAAATGGTAAAGGGATTTGAAACTACTGGAACACGTATTTTTATTGTTGCGTTATGCCTTATTCTTGGAATGTATATTGGAGTTCAAACATTCTGCTCTTGTAGCACAATCACAGTAGATGAGGGGTTTGATATGATGAAAGATATTGCAAATGTTGTACAAAAACACGCTGGAAAGTCAGAACCAACAAGCGAAGGACTTTCCGCCGAGGACTCATTGCCACCTAACACACAAGCAGAAGCAGACCATTTGAAAAGAGATTACAAGAGTACTCCTATGCCCATGGCTGACGGGAAACTTGATTTTTTCGGCGAAACTACCTTTTCCCCAAACTGCTGCCCTAGCACTTACACTAGTAGCAGTGGGTGTGCTTGTTTATCAAAAGACCAAATGACACACTTAAAGACTCGCGGTTCAAGTGAGTAAAATTTATCTCGCACATTATTTTGTTTACGCCTTTGAAGAATTTAAATGGCGCTTTATGTGTTGGAAATGTATATAAAGTTATTTATACACATTTTACATAAAATATGTTCGATGAAAAATATACCGAAATTGTTGAACCAAAATATGGAGTAAAACGCGATATTTCCCGCGATGAATTATTAACGAACAACATTTATAAGAAACATCAATATTCTATTGAGGAAAACAACCGTGTCGATATGACCATGTATGATACATATAGTATTGACCCAGATGGATGCAACGATGCCGACGATGCGTTTTCGATTTACACTAAAAATGATAAATTATATTTTGCTATACATATTGCTGACCCAACAGAATATATAGAATTAAATTCGATATTGTGGGATGATATTGTAAATAGAACAACTACAAAATATCCATCAAACCGTAAACCGATTCATATGATGCCAAATAAAGTGTTGGAATTGGCAAGTTTACAAGGTGACGACTGCGGCAATACAAAAAAAGCAATTACAGTATTAACGCAAGTTGATAGAACAACGTTTGAACCCATTAATAGAATTAAAATATTATTCACAAATGTCTTTGTAAGGAAGGATAATGCGTATACTTACAAAGAGGCATCCCAAGTATGTGACGAGGTTGAGGCATTCAATATTGGATTAAAAATAAGTGAATCATGTAAACAACGACGTTCATTGAAAACAAAAGGGATAAAATTAAATGAAGTATCCACAGCATATCCAGTATACGATATGAGTGGTGCTCATTTATACGAAGATACATTTGGAGAACGTATGATGAAACAGATGATTGCTGAATTTGCGATTTTTGCTAACGCTTTCGTTGGAGAATATTTGAAAATAAATTTGAATATGGGAATATTCAGGACGTGTAATGCAAGTGAATGGTTACAAACACTGTATAGCGGAATAACCGGTGATGAATTGTTACAGGAGATTATAACAAATGGTATTCGCGCAGATTATATGTCAAATGTAGACTCACACGATTTGGTTGGAATGACTGAATATTGTCACTTTACGTCGCCTATACGCCGTCTATCCGATTGTATATGTCATTATTTATTAAAATATATCCATTTAAAAGGTGTCCATTGTATTATCCCATTTACCGACGTTGAATTAAACAGATTGGCTATAAAATGTGCACACACGACTCGGAGTGAAAAGAAGCATCAATACTTAGATACAAAGTTTCGCTTATTACAAGTTATGGATAAACTTATTTCAGATAATAACGCGATAGAAATCGGTTATTATATTACTGGTTACAGTGGGTTGTTTTTGAATATTATTATTTGCAAAATAAATAATTATCATGTTCATATGTCGTATTCATTGCGCGTTCGTAATTATATTAAGGATATTAATCCAAAGGATATTAAGTTTTTAACAGTTAATCGTGTATATTGTTTTACTCGTTATGACGAAACTACAATACCCGAGTTGGACCGTGAAATTTTACGCGAGTGAATATTTATGATGTTAAGAGATATATATATAGAATATCTTATCATCATAAAGTATATATACGAAATGGGAGGAGGTCTTTTACCAGTTGCTATGTACAAAGGAAAGCTCCATTTTTTATTTGGTTTAGAGAATGACAATGATGACCATCCTGGATGGGCTGATTTTGGAGGGGGCGCGAAAGGGAGTGAAACCCATTTTGAAACCGCTGTACGTGAGGGTACAGAAGAGTTAAATGGGTTTTATGGAACACAGATGCAAATGAAATCGACAATGCGCAAAATGAAGCTTGCCACCGTTTCTCTACCTACATACAAAACATATGTATTTGCCACAACATATGACAAGTCACTTCCTTGCTATTTTAATAATAACTTCAACTTTACATTACAGCAACAACGATTGAAGGGTGTCGTTGACGCAAAGTATAATGGATTATTTGAGAAACAACGAATCAAATGGTTCTCAGAAGATGAAATTAAAACTGAACTGAACTTTCGCCCATTCTACAAACTTATCGTCGCTAAACTCGTTCCTATGTTTACTGATATTCGAAAACGATTATATAAGTATAACCAACTCATCAAGAATAGGAATACTAAAAAGAATATGACCATTAAGAAACAACGAGGTAAATCGTTCATCTCACCTAGTTCTGAAAAGTGTAACCCAGGCGTTTGTCACGGCATTAAGGCTAAAACACGCAAGGTAAAAACAATTCTTTACACACCGTATGTGAAACGTGGTAAAAAGGACACCTTGATGGTGTAACTTGTGTGAATTATATGCTATTCTACTGTTACGACCTTTGCTAGATTTCGAGGCTGGTCAGGATTCAACCCTTTTACACATGCAATCTTGTATGCGAGTTTTTGAATACATATGTTCATCACAATCGGTGCTGTATATTCTGATTGTTCCTGAATATATAATACATTGTTCATATTACGTTTGTCGTGTTGTAACATCTTATTCACAAACGTTTTGCTGTTTGTTATTATACACATTGTTCCATGGCGTCCTATTAATTCCTCATATGCACTGTCTAACTTCACATAATGTGCGTCATCCATGACAAATAATATCACGGGGAAATTATGAGTTACTAGTGCTAATGGGCCGTGCTTCAATCCACTGGCCGAGTACCCCTCTGCATGAATATATGCGACTTCTTTCAGTTTCAATGAACCTTCATAGCAAATGGGTAAAGACCCACCTTTACCAACCAAAAAACACGACGATTGCTCCTTAAAATAGTTTTTCGACCAAGAATCTAACGTTGTGTCTACACTTTCTTCATTTAACACACGATGTATATGTGTCGGAAGATTACGAACATGATGGATTATTTGTGTACATTTATTATGATGAAACGATTCTTGCGAGAACCAACACGATATAAGAGATAATACTGCAACTTGGTTCGTAAACGATTTTGTTGATGCTACTGCAACTTCGCGACCGGCGTTCAGATAACACCCACAATCTACATTTCTTGCTATTTGTGAATCCACTGTATTGACAATCCCTACTAAAACACATCCGCTATCGCGAGCTATTTTAATACAGCGGTATAAATCTCGCGTTTCGCCAGATTGGCTCAAAAAGAATACTGCGGTTCGGTTATCAATGATATTACGTGTTTCAAATTCCGCGCCGTCGATACATGATACCGTTTTAAAATTACACATCTGTTCAAAATATATTTTTCCCATTAGTCCTGCAAAGTACGATGTACCACACCCGAGTATTATTGCGTGCTTACACTCCAACAGTTCAGTCTTTTTTTCTTCAAGACCCCCTAGCTTTACTTCATTTGTTGAAAGAATGCGCCCACCAAGACTTAATGCGCGTAAGTATGCATCTTCTTGCTCATCGATTTCTTTTTCCATCCAATGATTATATTGCGATGGTAGAATCAATGTGTCCCGTGTCCGCGCCAGGTCAATACTGGTATATACACAATTGTCTAATGTTTTACACAAAACTTTTCCACCACTTACGTCTCGTGTTAAAACGCAAACATCATTGTTTTCAAGACACGAAAACTTTGTCACTTTATTACAGAATCCTGATTTTTCACTAACTATAATTGCCAAGTTGTCATTATACGAAATTAAAAGTGGGCTTCCGTGTCTAGTCACATATATCGTATTCGGGGTTAATGTTGATATTATTGTAAGAGCCCATGTTCCTTGTAACATTTCAGATGCCTTTTTGATAACCATTTGAATTGTATCTATTACATTATCCAATGTTTTTGTATTATATTCACACACGTCGTTATTATTTAAGGTATCAGTTGTATGATACAAATGTGATAGCAGATTTACAATGACTTCACTATCTGTCTGTGATTTAAAAACGTATCCGTGCCCAATCAACATAGTTCGCAATGGTAAATAATTTTCAATAATACCATTGTGTACGAGTGTAAATAAATTCCTAGTGTCTGTGTGGGGGTGCGAATTCAGGTCAACTTTCATTCCGTGCGTTGCCCAGCGCGTATGACCTATTCCTACTGAATCACCACTATGACGATTGATATGGCTACGTAGTAATGATAAAGCATTTTCTTTTTCAGTCGTAGCAAACTTAGACGTCACAAACTCTGAGGTATTGTTCTGTTCGCTAATAGTTGTAATTCCTGCGGAGTCATAACCTCTATTTTGAAGTTGCTCTAGTCCATTATACATCATTCCTGCGCAATTATCCGAACATAAAATTCCAACAATACCACACATGATATTATATGTGAATATGTTTTATTGAATTGTACTTACAAGAAATTGAAATTTAAACCCTATTCCTTATATATTCCCATACTATCGTAAATGAACTCAATGAGTGAGTCAAAAAATAAAAAATTACACAATACTTATAATATGAGTATTAATAAGGATGATGTTAATGGACAGAATATGTTTAAAACATTGATTTTCACACGATTACTTTATCCACTTGACGACGTTGTCTACAGTTTTATGAACTCATTCAAATCAAGTATATACTATGAAACACTCGAACATTATGATGAAATTGTATACTGGCTATGTGAATTGTATATGAGCGGGTTTACTAGCAAAACAGTCGATGTTTTATATGACGTATATTATCTATATGCGTATGTTAGTGACGAATCAGGAGAATTACTTACAACAATGAATAGAATATTGTTACAACTAAAGGAAAGAGAAAATACGGGCACTGACAATACGTGCGACCAAGATGGGTTATATATTGTATTATCTACACTCGATTTATTATACACTTTCCCTAAAAAATCATTGTATATGCACACTATTTTAGAGCAGTTTAATGAAGCAAATCATATTCTGAATACAAATGGTCATAATTATTATCCGAAAATCACATTATATCGGGGTAAGAAACCAAAGTGGGTTGAAATTAACATTAATCCTAAATACCATCTATTTGCACGTTCTGTTCAAAAACGTAATGTAGCGAATATTATTTATCACTGTTTGCGATTAGACATGAATGACAATGACGTGTTTACCAACATGCTAAGCTGTATCCAACACGCATTATCGTGTACGGTTATAAATGATAAGGATACAAATGAACTAGAATCAAATGAGTCACTTACATTCAAAACTAACTCAGACAATCAATGTTCTCTAGCATTACAGAAAGGGTTGATGTATTTCATATTGCGTAAATTCATTATAGACGAACACACCGATATAAATGAAAGTATAATTAAAGAAAGAAAGAAACACGACAGAGAGAACATCGATAACCATAATATTTCATATAAATCGATTGACAAGGATAGTCTCTTGTACTATACATCTAATTATGATAATGTAATCTTTCCACCGCATAAAGTTCTTCGCAATGCGCGACATTATGTTACTCATAAAATGGAACGGACAAGTGATGAAAATATAATCCTACAGGATGCGTACTATAACAAATGGCTATACTTTGCATCAAAGTCACCAATTTGGAAAAAAAGATGCACTAAATACGGAGGCGTAGTAAACGATAACACTTATTCAGTTGTCTTTGATGAAAATAATGATTCGTTTGAAGATTTCCACAATAAGTATGCTTACGACCCAGACGAGCAACCCGAATATGTTGATTATGACTTGGGAATAATATAGTGTGCGCGTGTTATCATTTGCGTATATTGTGTAGATTTGATATATACCAATCGTAAGAGTCTTTGATACCTTTATGGAAAGGCGTAAATGCAAAGTTAGGAAAAAAACTTTTGAATGAAGAATTACTAACGGTTTTTCTCATACATCCATCAGATTTGGTTGTATCCCATTGTATTAATGTCGTGTCCATATCCATTACATTCGCTATTTTTTCTACTATTTCTTTGATTTGAAATTCTTCGTCATTACAGCATATAAGAACAGTCGCTTTAATGGTCAAATCAAATAAAGTATTACATATAATATGTGCAAAGTCCGGTGCGAATAGCATTTGACGCAATGGGGTTCCAGTGCCGTAAGCAATGCTATTATCACCACACTGTTTGTTATGATGGAATCGATGCATTAATCCAGGTATTAAATGACTATTATGTGGATTGAAATTATCGTATGGGCCATAAAGGTTTACAGGTATTAGACAAATGAATTTTGTATTCATCGTTTGATTATATTGTTGACACTGCATATGCATCATTCGTTTTGCGTATGCATATCCTTCATTTGAATAATGGGGAGGAGATTCATGTATCATCTCTTCTGTCATAGGGAACACCGATGGTTCGTGTGGAAAAATACATGATGACAAAATAAATACTCCTCTCTTAATATTATTTTTGATACACGCTTCCATAATGTTTTCATTAATTTTTATATTATTAGAAAACATTGATGTATTTCCATTCAAATTCTTGAATAAACCACCTACGTCCGCAGCTAAATGTATGATGTAATCAAATGCGTGGTTTTCAAAATAATTTAATACGTGTTCCCTATTTGTTAAATCCACACTTTGCTCATTATTCAAAGACCTATTCAAAAAAACAAATTCATGTTCTTCATACTTTAATTCAGAAGTCAATACAAAGTCTTGAATACATTTTCCAACCATACCGTTTCCACCGGTACAACAAATTCTCATAATAGTATTACACACATTATGTATTTATATTAGTAGTCATCAAACAATATTTAAACATTATATTATGAATAATACTATTAAATGACTGTTACCAATGGTTGTAAAAAAATTGCGTTTGTTACTGGTATCACCGGTCAAGATGGTTCGTATCTAGCGGAATTTCTTATTGAAAAGGGATATAAAGTATATGGAATTGTTCGTCGTACATCATTGCTTTATTCATACACCAGACTAGACCATATTCGCGATAATATTATTTTAGAATATGGTGACCTATCTGATGGTTCATCATTAACCAACTACATTACGAAAATGACGAGAGAAAATGAAGGACTTGAGGTATTTGAGATTTATAATTTAGCAGCACAAAGTCATGTAAAAATTTCTTTTGAAATTCCCGAATATACATCTTTAATCGATGGTCTAGGGACCCTGAAATTATTGGAAGCAATTCGTACATTACCTGATGATGTTAGAAAGAAGACCAAATTTTATCAAGCGGGAACCAGTGAGATGTTTGGAGATGTATTGGAAAGGCCGCAAAAAGAAACGACTCCATTTAATCCCCAGTCTCCGTATGCGTGTGCAAAAGTATATAGTCATTATTTAGTGAATAATTATCGTGATGCTTATAACCTATTTGCGTGTAATGGAATTTTATTTAATCACGAATCACCTAGGCGTGGTGAAAATTTCGTCACTATGAAAGTTGTCAATGGTGTCAAGAAGATAGTGGAACAAGAAAAACAATACGAACATGAAATGCAAATATTTAATAGTGGTCAACACGAAAGTATTTTACATAACGACAACTTTGAAGAAGAAAGAGTAAAGAAACCAGATTATGTATTAACTCTTGGAAATATTGACAGTAAACGTGATTGGGGACATTCAAAAGACTATGTCTATGGAATGTGGCTCATGCTTCAGCGTGATAAACCAGATAATTATGTATTGGCCACTGGGGAAACCTATACAGTAAGAGACTTTATTGAGAGATGTTTTGCGAAAGTCGGAAAGGAAATTATATGGTCTGGGGAAGGTATAAATGAAGTAGGTAGAGATAAATCTTCAGGTAAAATATTAATCAAAATCGATGAGAAATATTTTAGACCGTGTGAAGTTGAATTCTTGCTAGGGGACGCAACAAAAGCAGAGACTGAGTTAGGATGGACTCGTGAATACGATTTGGACAGATTGATTGATGATATGATGAAGTGAATGATGATAAAATAATATAAACATAATTTTATATTATTTAAAATATGATTATAGACAATAATAATGTACTTGGTGAATCTCCCTTATGGAATCATATGAACCAAACGTTTTATTGGGTCGACATCAACGCCAACAAAATAAAGTCAATGAGTGACCATATAATAACCGAATATATTCTAGACAAAAAACCAACGTGTTTATATTTATTAGATTCTAATAAAATGGTTGTAGCATTAGAAGATGGAATGGGTATTTATGATTATAGAATAAATAAATTTATTTACTTAAAAAAAATAGATGATATAAATGTTAGATGTAATGATGGAAAATGTGACAGAAATGGTAATATTTATATTGGAACAATGGATAAAAATGAAAATGATAATATAGGACATATATATAAATTTAATGGTACAGATTTTGAAATAATAAAAGATAACATTTGTATATCTAATGGGTTGGCATTTAATAGTGATAATAAAATGTATGGATGCGATTCTTTTAAAAAAGAAATTTTTACAATAGAAAATGAAAAAGAAACAATAATTAATACTTATTCTGACGTAAATCCAGACGGAGCAACTATTGATGAAATGGATAATTATTATAGCTGTTTATGGGGCGGTTCTAGAATAGATATTTACAATAAAAATAATAAATTATTTGATAAAATTGATGTTCCCTTTACACATCCAACTTGTTGTTGTTTCGGTGGTATAAACATGAATAAACTATTAATTACAAGTTCTTCTTTATTAAATAATAGTAATGAAAATGGAAAATTATTATTAATTGATTATAAAAGAACCGGGGTTTATGAGAGTATTGCAAAGGTGTAATTAATAAATGAATATTTACATGTTTGAAACATTTATTCAGTTGATAACTTAATCGATGCTCCTCCATCCATTATATAGTTTGAACCAGTCATAAAATTATTACTAATAATATAATATACAAACTCTGATACGTTTTGAGGTGTTCCTATATTTCCCAATATATGCTTTTTTGATAATATACTTATTTGTTCGTCCTTACATCCATTTCCAACATGACCCCGCATTAATCCACTTCTTAACATTTTTGTATCAATTGCTCCAGGAGATATACTATTAACACGAATATTAAATTCAGCTAATTCTAAAGCCATATTTTTGGTTAATCCAACCAATGCTGATTTAGAACAGGCATATGCTGATATATTATTAGATGTTGCTTGAGAATGAACGGAACCAATATTGATAATATTAGGATTATTACTTTTTTTCAAAAGATTTAATCCATATTTTGTGAATAAAAATGTAGGACGCAAATTACAATTCATAGTATTATCCCAATCATTTACACTTAATTCCCACATTGGTTTACAAATTTGAATGGCCGCATTATTTACAATACAATCTAATTTATTTATTTGTAAATTGTTGATTAATTGTTCAATCTTTTTAGGATTACTTATATCACATTGAACGAACTTATCTATATATTCTGTATTTGTATTTTCTACAATATCTATTCCTATAACAAACCAATTATATTTTTTGAATTCTTTTGCTATTGATTGTCCTATATCTCCATTTACTCCAGTAATTAATACATTATTCGTACTATTTAATCCATGATATTTATGTAATTGTTCTGCAAGTATAAAATCACTTTCTATATCGATATCACTTGATTCAATATCATTCATCACATGAATGTATGGTTTATAACCTATTCGGTGATGTCTTTCAAATAAGATGTCTTTTTTGAAAATATATAGACACGAATTTTCCTCATATAAAGGTTCAAGATTTTGAGTTGGAATAAGTTCGTTTGGATTGTGATTTAATGCGGATACATTATTATTTTGATTCCTATATAATCGTGTTTGAAGTTGTTTTGCGGTAAATAAACTGTCATAACCATCCTTTTCTTTTTCCATAAAAGTTTTAATACATTCATCTATTGTTTCTACTTTTAATAACGGATTTGTAACATGTGTTTGTAAATAATAATCATAGTCTAAATTCAGGTTTGTAATGATATTTTCAAGTAACACGTTAGTTGGCGTGTCACCTGATTGTAATTCTAAAGGGCGCTCGTATATGGAAATCGGTGTATCTTTAAAATCGGTTTTAATTGATTCCATTACAATAGGACTATTTGTATCTACATAAATGTGATTAATGTAATTACTTTTTAAAAGAGTATTCAATACAATATGAAATAAGGGGTTTCCATTAAAATCGCGGAAGTTTTTTCCAGGAACACGTTCGGAATTATGCTTGATGGGGACAATAATACATATTTTCATTTAATATATTTGTAAATATGTATTTAAATATCTTCTTGTAAATAATAAGTATAGTATTTCATTAGATTTTTCATAAATTTGATAGGAAATACTGGATCCAGTAATTTATCTCCAGACTCGCTATTAAACCATACACATACAAAAAATGGAAAAATACACAGGGCATTCTTAAAATCATTCATATATGTATCATATGATATAGAATGTGACTCATTTTGTAATTTATAGTAAAAAATTACAACAAATTCAACAGTCGTTATATCAAATTCTATACTTTCAACTAACATAAATACAATATCGCTTACTCCTTTATTTAAATGTATGTATTGCCAATCTAAAAATATTGGTTCAGTATCATTTTTATAAAATATATTTGGACTTTTCAAATCTCCATGACAAAAACTCAACGGGAAACAGGACGCTTCATCGTATATTTTGTCAATATTATTGTATATTTTCTTAATTATATTTTTTTCATTATTGTTTAAAATATACTTTACATTCGTTTCAAATATTTCATATCGTGTATTAATCAACTCTTTAAAATAAGAGATTTCATTAATTTTTTTCAAACACTTCATATTTGGTATTATATCATCATTTGTTTCAAAACAAAATGTGTTATGAATATCATATATATGTTTAATCACATTCAACAATATATATATATTTGAATTTAAATTTATATTAAATGACCCTGAGTACTTATTTAAATCCTCTAATAAAATAGCATCTTTTTTACTATCTTTAAACGAACCAAAATATTTTGGAGTATTCGCGATTAAATGTGATATTTTATCGTAAAAATAAGTTTCATTCTCATACATATTTAATTTTATAGCAGTATTCGACAACTCATTATCGAAGTTGCATATTTTGAGAACGATATTTTCACTTGTACCGTTATCATAATCAATACGATAACTATTTATGTCGCAAATATATCCTGTTTTTAAATTATTACTATCTTTCGTAATACTTTTAATCGGAATGGTATTTATAGATTGTCTTATTTGTTTTGTGTAATCTTCAACACTATTATCATTAGTATTCATATAAAAATCTATTACATTATTTAAATTCAACTTATTATAATCATTATATTTAAATTCGGGTGTATTAGTAATTTCACTACAAGAATTACTGTTTTCAATTAGGCATATATTTTTGACATTCGTTCGTTTTGCACTACAATAACCAGAGTAACTATCTTCAAATATAAATACATCTTCTTTATTCGCATTAAAATAGTCGATTGCTTTTAAATAAGGTTGTGGATCTGGTTTATGGCGACTACAATCTTCCGACGCTATAACCAAATCTACATATTTAGTTAATCCAGTATATTGTAAAATATATTGAGCCGCCTTTTTGTTACAACTTGTAACAATTGCTATTTTATTGTGTTTGTTTTCTTTGAAAAAATTAAGAGAACCGTTAATTAATATTTGATTACCTGTTTCGTTTTGTAAAAAATCTATAAATAATTCATCCTTAACTCGTGATATTTCAACTATTTTATCAGGCGTTATTGATGAATCAATATAACTCATAAAAGTATTATCACTTTTTCCTTTAATGAAATAATCAAAAAATGTTTTATCACATATAATGTTATATTTTTTTAACAATTCGCGCCAAACCTTAATATAAATAAAGTCTGTATCCACCAACGTTCCATCTAAATCAAATAATAATATTTTTGTATTCTTTAAATATTTTTTTACACGATTTGGTGTACCTAGCGAAATAATACTAATGTCTTTTAATTCTATACCGTGAAAAATAATATCTTTTTGTATCATTTCATTTATTACACAAGATGTATATGGTTCATTATTAAATACAATATTTTCGTCTAATATATATTTACAATATTTACACAATATCTCAATATTTTCAAAACAATATGCACCCGTGTTAGCATTGTTAGAAATCTTCTCTTTTTCTTTTATATCTATTATTTTTGAATGCTTATCCATTTGAATGTATGAATATATTGGCTTTTCATTTTCTTTTACACTATAGAATACAGCATTATTGTAGATACTATTTCTATAAATATTTATAATATCTTCATGATAAAATGTATCGCAATCCAATACAATATTCTTATTTGAATTACTTATACCAGTATTTATTCCTTTTAAGCCTAAGTATAATGTTTCAGCAGCACCACTTGTATCATGCGGTAATGGTATAAAATGTATTAATGGATAGTTTTTTTTTATAGTTTGGGTGAAATTTTCATTTTCCAATATTGTGTTATAAATTATATAAATTGTATCATTCTTACTAATATTTAAATTATCTAAAATATATAATATCATTGGCTTCTCAAAAATCTCAATTAATGGTTTTGAGTTAGTATACCCTTCGTTTTTAAATCGTTCTCCTTTCCCACCAATAGGAATTATTATATTCATAATATAAAATATATATATTTTATATTATATTATATATTAGTCTCAATGAAAATAGCATTGATCATTTATGGATTTGTTCGTGATATAGAACAATCATACAAAGAGCATAAGTTTTTTTTAGACAATTATGATTGTGATATTTATATTAGTACATGGAACATATTAGGGAAAAAGAAAAGTCCTAAGGTTTATGGTGATAAAAGCACAGATTGGACTGATTATGAAGAATTGTTAGATGTAAATAAATTATTATCATTATTTAACCCTCGTGCTTATGAAATAGAGGACATACATGATTTTAATAATAAATATGACGATACTTTTATTAATAATTATCTAAAAAAATATAATTTTACATCATACTCAAGATGTAAAAATAGTATTATTGGTCAATATTATCGTATAAAATCATTATGGAACTTGTTTAACACAAATAAAAATGATAATGTACACTACGATTTAATAATAAGAAGTCGTTTTGATAATAAATTTCCAACAAAAATTACTTTAAATAATATACTCAAGGATAATTCTATGTATGTTACAAATTGGTGGGGTAGAAATGTAGACCTAGATGGTGTTGATGATTTTTTTTATATGTCAAATAGTTATGAAACTATGAATATTTTATGTAACGTATTTGATTATGTTTTAACATCAAAAAATATGTTAAGTGATAAATATATTAAACCGCAACAAGGTAGAAGTGGTCCAGTGCCTGAGTTAATAGTAGCGCATTTATTAAGAATTAATAATATTAAAATTAATAATATGGGAATAAAAATGTCATTAATCAAATAACCGTTATCAAATTATTAATTTCTAATAATTGTTTTTTTACTTCGTAATTATAAGAACCTATATTACATATAACAATTACATTTAATTCATCTTTTATTATTTCAGGACTACTACATACTAAGTCATACCCATATAATTGTTTATCCCATTTTGTAGAATCATTATCTAAAATATATTTAATGTTTTTACGATTTAATCCAAAATATAACATAGATTGTGTATTACTATGACATCCAAAAATATATGTATTTTTATTATTATTTATTGTAATATTAATATTATTAATCATATCTTTCATTTCATTTATTTTATCTAATAACAATAATTTATATCCTAAATTAAATTCATTTAATAACGATATGGATATGGTTGTTGGTTGATTTGTTTTTTTTAATTGGTAAAATATTGAATGCTTTTTATAATATTGTTTATTAACTATTTCTAATTTACAAATACTACATAAATATAATATATTGATTTCATTAATGAAATATGTATGTTCAAAATGCATTCCTAAAAATAGTATTTCAAATGAATATGAATGTAAATTCGGAATACTTATAAAAATACTTCCATCTTCTGCTAATATTTCACTCATTTTTAAAAGCATTGTTTTTGGTTCATAAAGATGTTCTAATAAATGACTATGAATAATTGTATCAAATTTACAATTAAATGTAGATTTTTCAGAAAAAAATTCATTTATATTTTGTATATTTTTTTTTGGATATTTTTCGCAATTTGGATCCATTAAAATCCAATGTAAATAATTATTAATATATCTTTCTATTTTATCAGTTGGACTTCCAATTTCTAAAACATTATCATTATATTTTTTAAATTTATTTATCATAGAAGAAAAATCTTGAAAATGTTCTATCCATGTTTTACCAATAATGTTATTATTATGTGGTTTATCATACAAAATTTTTAAATCAATTAATTTTTTAATTTGAATTGTTTTACACTTAATACATTCAGTAAATATCAAATCTTCAAATGTATATTTATTGTTATTTGTTATAGAAAATGAAATAGGATATTTTTCAAAAGCAATTATATTATCCAACTTATTATCACATATACAACATTTATTGCGAATTGTAGTCATTACATTTATATATCGATAAGTATTTATATATTATATAATATAAATACTTATTGATATAATATATCATAAATGTATAATATATTATTAACATGTCCTCCAATGATTAAACAAATATCAAGATATGAAGATTTACTTGATAAATACAATTTTAAAATAACTATCCCAGATTTTCAACAAGTTATGACAGAGGAAGACTTATGTAAAATTATTGGTCAATACGATGGATGGATTATTGGCGATGACCCTGCTACAAAAAAAGTATTTAATACAGGAATCAAAGGCAATTTAAAAGCGTGTGTAAAATGGGGAGTTGGTACAGATAATGTGGATTTTGATGCGTGTAAAGAACTGAACATTCCTATTTGTAATACTCCACAAATGTTTGGTGAAGAAGTATCCGATGTAGCGATAGGATATTTATTGTGTCTATCAAGACAATTGCATACTATTCATACTTCAGTTGTTAATAATGAATGGATTAAACCGTGTGGTGAAACATTAACTGGAAAAAAAGTATGTGTAGTTGGTTTTGGTGACATTGGAAAATGTATTGTTCGCAAGTTACAAGCATTTAATATGGATATTTGGGTTTCAGATCCATTATATCTTGATAAAAAATCAGATTATAATGATATTAAGGTTGATGTATTAGATAAATGCTTAGAAAAATCTAATTATGTTATTACATGCTGTCCCTTAAATAAACATACATTTCACTTATTAAACAAAGAACAAATACTATTATGTCAAAAAGGGGTAAAAATAATTAATGTTGGACGAGGACCGATAATATGCGAAAAGGATATAATTGAATTATTAGAAAAGGGTTTCATAGATAGCGTTGGTTTTGATGTATTTGAAGAAGAACCGTTGCACCATGATAATAGGTTAAGAGATTTTAAACAAAATATTCTTGGAACACATAATGGTTCTAATACATTAGAAGCAGTGGATAAAGTTAGTATAAAAGTTTTGGATATAATGAAATTATATTTACAAAAAATTCTTTCTTCTCAATAATGTAACTATTTTATCATAAATATATTCTGACCCTTCGTATGTTAAATGCATATTATCTATCGTATATTTTTTAATATCGGTACCATTCCAATCTAGATTAATGCAATCAGAAAGTAATTCTTTATTTAAATCCACATAATCATTAATAATATTTATATTTTTTGGTCTTCCCAAAGGATTTATTTTTAGATAATTTCCTTCCCATCCATCTAATATATGATTACTATTAATAAAAATTAATTTATCATATAATTTATGTTTCAAATAAGGTATTACTGTATTTTCGTGCATTTTTGTTGAAACCATATTATTCGTATATTCATCCTTATATTTCACGACGCTATATTTATCAATATGTTCGTTTATTTCATCTTTTGAGAATATTGTTTTCATAAATGACATCTTATTATTTATTATTTTTGATTTTTCATTAGTTAATTTAGAAAATGTTATATCATCATTTATAATATTATTATAACATTCATTTAAGTTTGATAAATTTCTAGGAGAATATTCTACAACACCAGTATATAGTATAATATAATCATATTCGTCAATATTTATCAGTTTATTTTCAATACATTGAATAAAATCAATAGTACTTGTCCATTTAAACGGACAAAGCATTAAATCAGTTTTAATCTTATATGAATTATATAACTCTAATTTAATTTTTTCGGTAAAAAGTAATTCATTTGTAAAAGAACTCTTATGTTGTCCACGACTATCTGTAAATATAAGTATTTTTTTACAAATTGTATCAAATTTCACTTTCTCAAAATATGGTATTTGACTTATTTCCGAACAATTTAATATTTTCACATCTTCTGGACAATTATAAAAAATATTTTTCCATCCACCTATTTGATATTTTTGCGTTTGTGGAAAATTGTATATATCTCCATTAGAATGATATTCAGGAAACCAATAATTGGGATTCTCTTTAATGTTGCCTTTTATTACCAATTGTCCAGTTGAGTTAACAGTAGATCCATTCACCTTTTCTACATAATTACAATCACAACCTAATAATATTATTCTTTTATAACCTTTCATAATACCTATTTGCAAAGCATTTGCACCAGATGCACCAGCATTTACAAATTTATCAAAACTTTTAGAAATTTCTTTAAATCCATCTAAACCTCTATTTATAAAGTTAAAGTTAATAAATCTATCATTATTAACTACTTCTTTTGAATACATTGATTGTCCATTTTTTCCATTCCCTATAAAATAGAATTCTTTTATTCCATTTTTTTCCAATACTAATTTTGAAAAATCCTCTTTCTTACTTTCATTTACTATATAATCAAAACAACCATAATAACATGGTGTAAAATCATATTTTTTCATCATCTTATGAAAACTATTCAAACAAAATGTATCATGTTGCTTGATATATTTAAGATATTTATCATTATTCATGACGTTTGCTAAAGATGGTCCATTACCTAATATAAACAATGTATCAGTCATATTATATAATAATAATAATAATAATAATATAAATAAATCTTTATATATTAATACGTATCATTAATTAAATAATCGCTATAATAAGATATACTTGACTTATAAGCATTATGTTCTGTATAAAACCATAAACTGAATTTATCTAACGTATCTTTATGACTAACTATATTTTCTTTAAAATCATTATCACTCTCACGTTCTCTATCTATTCTAACTTTTAATATATCTTTTTCAATATCATTTTCAGTTTCTATATATTTTAAATCTATACTATTATTCATTATTAATTTATTAAAATAATTGAATATTGTTTGTGTACGATTCATATGAAATTGAGAAGTAATTATATAGCATTCATTCATTTTAAATGGAATAATATAATTTAAAAAGGCAAAATAACCATTTGCTATTGTATCATATGACGCCCATTCACGTATTATTTTATCTGGACTAATTCCTTTGTTAATTAAGTAATTAGCACAACTGGTTGATTCATGTATTACATAATTGTTTGAATCTAATCCTGGCGGTTTATGATATGTTCCGCCACCTAAAACTATTATTATATTATTTGAGGTTAAATTATATAATTCAATAGCCTTATCCAAACGTTTCTTAACAAAATTATTAGGATGATTAGTATTATCTGTACCCCCAGCTAATACAAATATATACATAATTCAATATATATATTTATATTTATATTTATATTTATAACTTTATTTTGTTCCACTTCCAGCCAAACAATCGATACGTCCCTCCATAGAATTTTTAAATATAGTCAATGAACCATGACTAACAATATCTGTTTTTGTCCAATATACATTAGCCTTCATTCTTGATAACATTGTTCCCATGTAATGATCTATTGGTTGTGATATTTTACCATTGGAAATTTTATTTTTTTCAAACTCATCTAAAATCAGTTTACACCCATTCTTAGAAATTATATAGAAATCTGTCCCTTTATTATATGAAATTAAAAACATCTGCTATTATAAAAAAAATAGGCGTTTTAAATGAGAAAAGGTGTAAAATAGAAATTAACTTATATTCCTTCCCAACCCAATATAAATAAATATTTCGATCACTAGACATAAAATATACTATATTTAAATATATTTGATCATTATAACAAAAACCTAAATTTCCACCTTAATAAGTTCTACCATATCGTGTATCATTTTTCGCTCAAGTATGGTATATTCTAAGTTATTTAATCCGGAACTCATAATTTCTTTTAATTTTTGCTCACTATTCAAAGTGTTAAATTTTGTATAATGTTTATTCGTATTTTGCGGGGTATATTTTCTTTCTCTATCATCTACATCATTAAACCGTTGTAAATATAGTGGATTTATCATCTTATTGGTAAGATTTGTTATTTTTTTTACATTATAAAAATCGGCTCTATTTTGTAGAGCCTTGTCCTCAGTTCCCCATCCCCAAATATCATTTGGAAATCCATTTATCTTGTGAATTGTACTATCTTTCATTTTTATTATTCCACCCAATGTATTACATTGAGATGTATAAATACCTAATACATCAGTGTCATTTACTTCTTTTATGTAATGTTCTTCAATACATTTTTTTGTAGGATTTATATCAACATCATGTGTAAAAAAATATTTGGTTTTATTTTCATATTCTTTGAATGTCACATTTAATAATGCACCACGGTTAAATAATTTGCCTTCATTTTGTTCTATAACAACTACCTTACTATTGGGTAAGTGTTGTTGAATAAGAGGTACTGTATTTTTGATAAAATATTCTAAATGCTCGTCTCTATTGCGAAAAGGGATAGCAATTATATTTTCATACATTTAATAATAAATATATTTTATTATTAAGTTATTTTTTAATAATATATTAAAAAAATAATGCTTTCAGTCGTTTACATATATGATTTGACATTATGATTTCCCCTTTTGGAAAAAAGTGAATGTCTTTTGGGCGTTGAACCAAATGTTGTATAGGCTTCATTTTCTCATATATATCCAATAATTCTACTTCCATTATTGTCATTTCATTTTCTATAGATTTGTTGCGATTTATAACTGATTCGTTTGTCAACTGTTGTTGACTTGAATTTGGTCCCTTTACACTATTCGTTTGTCCTTGTGGCATATCTTCTGGAATGGGAGTACAATTACACCATAACAAATTATTTGTATTTTTTCTAATTCTATCTACTAAAAATGGTGTTAATTCTGTATGAACTGTTTCTGTGACACGTTCAGGAAATCCGTGCATTCCATCAAACCAAAATATACAATGATAATGTGTCCATTCATCGATTTTCCACTCTTCTAACCAACTATCGATATTTTTACAATGATGTGGTTGTTGTAGAAAATTCACATTCGCAATACCACGAAACTGTGCTCTAATACTTGAAATACATACATCACCTATAATCGAATCGCCCACAAGTAACATTACTGGCAAGTTACTTGGTATTTTATCAGATGGCGATATTATTTTACTATCATATCCCATGAATCTACCAGCAAATCCATTATTTTTATTCTCCAAATCACCTGGACTTTGTCCGTTAAATTGTCGTGTCCATGTTACAGGGCGTAAATTTAGTTGCATACTATACGTGTTATATGTAAACAACCTTTATATATTAGCAACCTTTGCATATTCATGTCGTCGTAAAATATTTACTGCGCAAATCATCTAAATCAACTATTTGTTGCTTTTTTGTTTCGTTGTCTAGTATTACATTCAAATATTTTTCACGATTACATAAAAATACCTTGTCCAAATCGTATTCCAAATTTAATGTGTTTTTTACACTATTTTTTATAGGTTTATAGTGCCCCCACTCAAATAAATCTGGTTTCAAGTTAAAATTTGATTTATTATAGGTAATATCAAATCCTTGGCATATTTTTTCGATTATTTGGGTAGCAATATATTCCAACATATTCATAGTAGGATGATAATTATCTCTAAAAAATGGAAATTTACAGTGGTTTTCTATAAAGAAATCGTAAAACCGTATATCCGATTCTTTATCTATTTGTTTTAATTTTAAAAGACAATTGTTAAAATAGTTGTTAATTTCATTATTATTATTATTCCCTACTAAATATGATTTGATATTATTCTTGTCTATGTTAGGAAAAAAAGAAACAGCATTACCAGATACATACCGTAATTGTTTATATTGTTCAGGCATCCAATACCCTTCAAATCTCACAAATGGTATAACTATTACCATACAGGACGGTTTTAATATTTTTTTTAAATTACTCATAGTATAATCGTTATATTGTTTAATATTATTGATTATTAATACATCTGCTTTCATGAAATCATCTTTAAAGTTAGCAAAATTATCTAATTGTTGATATGATACTATGTAATTAATATTAAAAATATTATGAATGTTTGTATCTCTTTTAAATATGCTAATATATCTTTCACCGTGACAATTACTGAATACCACCATATTCTTTTGTTTCACATTACGATAATTGTTGCTATAATATTTATATAATTGCATACAATTTTCACGCATTTCAAGTTCTCTATCCTCACTAATATTAGACAAAATTGTAGGTAGTTCTTTTAATTTATTTTCTGGTACGCGGATGATTGCGTCGTCCCATAATTCGTGACTAGGTAGTTCTAATGTATCTGCTAATAAGACCGGAATACTTCCTACTGCCAATGATTCCCAAAATCGAATAGAATTAGGTCCCGAACCAGATGGACATAAAGAATATCTCGAATCTAGTAATAATTTATTATATTTTACAGTCCGTTCCTTATCACTGTCAGATTCATTTAATGTGTATTCGCTATTTTGTAACTTATTATATACAACATTATCAAAATGCCAGTTTCCAATATGATTTACATAACAATTGTCGGGGTGTTTCATTTCAAAGATTCTCTTGCGTATATCAGTTAAATACCAACTTGGATGATATGCGCCCTGAAAACTGTATAAAAATTTACGATTTAAATTCAATGGGTCACATTTTGAAAATACATCGTTCCTTGTATTGTCTTCAATATTAACAGCATATAAGGGGCACGGTTTCAGCTGAATATCACTGAGTTTATCCTCTGTTAATATCTTATGTGGAGTATAAATTGTATATATACCAATTGCTTTAAATAATGGTATTAATTTACGAAAAGAAATATGTTGACAGCAAGTATAATATTGGACGTTTGGTCGTATATATGGTTTCATTAACTTAAATATGACATTTAAATCATATCTTTTATCTATTATAGTTGCCCACGGGAACCCCATATATTTTTCATTAGTTTTATTCTGTTCATAGAATGTTTTTTCAGTAATAACTGGATACTGCCAAAATAACTTAAATTTTGATAATACTTCGACTGTCTGAAATAGTGACATTATATATTACATATAATCGTGTTTATATCCTAATAATATATAAAGCTTTTCTTGTAAGTTTCTTGTAATAATTATGGAATTCACTGATTTAACAACTCCATTTACTGAGAAGCAAAAGATTGAATCCTTCCTTTATTTGCAAAACTACATGTTAGAACAAAGTAAAAAGAATCAACCCTTTTTTATTGGAAGATTATCCGGAAACGAACCTAATTTATGTGGAAAAGCATTAACTAAAACGAATATAGATAATCTGTTATTACACGAAATGCTGACTACTGCCGGGATACAAATGAAATCAACCGATGATATTAAACAATATGTCAAATTATATAATACATCGTGTAAAAATAGTGATATTCTTTCCATATGGTCTGGTGGAATGTATTCTCAAGCAAAACCATATTACGACTTTTTAGATAGGATGTATCCTACACAAAAACGTATTTGTGCTTCATCATTGGAACCGTTTTATTTTGGAGATCATCCAGAATACAAGTTTAATGATATTTTCAAAAATAAAAAGGTATTAATCATTACATCACATAAGGAGACTACGGAAAAACAATTACAACAACACGCTACCATTTTCAACAAGCCATTATTTGACGAAAGTACTGAATTTCATATCTACAAACCAGCACAACAAAATGGTGGAAATCACGATACTAATTCGTGGACATTCCACTTTGACAAAATGAAGAACGATTTGTTTGAATTAAACAAAACATTTGATTTTGATATTGCTCTTGTTAGTTGTGGTGGATTTGGTATGATATTGTCAGATTATATTTATTCCGAATTAAAGAAAAGTGTAATGTATGTTGGAGGGGGGTTACAGTTGTATTTTGGAATAATTGGTAATCGATGGAAAACACATCCGATTATTTCAAAATTATTTAACGAAAAATGGTGTAATGTATTAGACCAAGATAAACCATCTACGTTATCATCCAACCCTAGATTATGTGAAAATAGTTGCTATTGGTAACTAATATGATATAAAAATGATATAATTTATTAACTTGCGGGTTATATGCATTTGGAACGGCTATTTTTGTATATTTCTCTCTATATCGCGTTTTACTAACTCGTTACATTTTTTTCGCATTTTCATGTTTGAATCCTTAAACTGTGTTTGTGTATGAATAGTATCGTTGTTTATATCATATCTGGGCTGGCCACCTAAGTTATTACATACATAATTTCTTAATGGGACAAATTTATTCAATCCTCTATATACTTCATTAATCCAATCGTCACAAAACCAATTAATTATTTCTGGAGGAAAATAATATCCAAATAATTCCATATGCTTTCTAGAAACAAAACTCTGCGTTAATAATCTAGTATTATTTACATCTAGTGGACCAGTTAAGCATATGTCATTATTTTGCATCTGCGTGGAAATACACGTATTTACCCACCCTTTTGTCTGAAACTGTATATCATCTCCGCACTGGAAAAAATAATTACAGTCGTCGTCAAACGCGGTTTTAAATAACTTGTTCCACATAACCGTCAAATGTCCCTTTTGAATATCATCCATATAAATAAATTCAATCTCTACATTTTTCATAACCGAGCATAATTTTATTAGATAACCTTTATTATCCTCGTTGTCGTATATTTTATCATTTTTATCAATACCTACATAGAATTTATATGTATGTTCCTTATCATACGTCACCAACAATGAGCGAATTGTATATTTATATAGATAGGATTCTTTTATGTCAGACCATTCACGATTTCGAGATGTACACGGAATAAGTAAACCAATCTTCATTGCGGTATGTTATGTTAATACAACAAAGAAGTGTTTATATTTATATTATTAAATATATAATATACCATAAACTATAATTCATTTATCGGGTTCGATGTATACCTCTTTCGCTACATTTTTTATAATTTTATTCATATTTTGCTTCTGTTTCCGTTCATCCTCACCACCAATACAGTTTCCAACTATTTCCATATATTCACTATTCTTTTCGTGATTCTGAATGACGAACTCTGGATTATTTTCAGTCCATTCACCAAGCTGTTTTAAGTTATTATGTTTTAAATGTTCTATTGCACGCATCATATGATTTTTTGTTTGCGCATCGCGTTCCCAGGCATTGTTGTCTTTCACGTATAGCACTTCACGTTCTATATCACTGCAGTGAATAGGCCTCTTTGTTACCTCTATATCATTCAATGCGTTCACAAGTATTCCAGTCATTGATTCAACGAATCCAAGCTTACCGGTATTTACCAGGTCTGTCATGTGTAACTGTAATGAATTAATGAAATCAATCAAGTTGTAAGCATCTTTACACTGGTCGTTCAAAAATACATTCATATTCACATTATTTGTAATGTTGATGTTATTCACCGTCTTATTTGTTGTGGAAGAAATCGATGGCATCAACGACGCAATCTGCTCACCTTGTTTGATAATTTGTTTATTTTGATTCACAAGCTCGTGCATCAGATGTTTATAATCAACATCTTTAACGCCAGAACTTTTGGGTACACTTTTTTGCACATAAATATCCTCATTTTCGATCCACATATCGCAAGATTTAGAATGTCGAAAAAAGCTCTGTCTATGACTGAAACTCTTACCACATTCGCAGTCAAAAAAAGTTGCTACTTTTTCGGCAGCATTTGGCAGCATGTTGTGTTTACGTGTGAGTACATGCTTGTCATAGTTAGATTTCCTGCTAGTAACATAGTCACACTTTTCACAATAGAATTTTTTTGCTACTTTTTTGCTACTTTTTGGCAGCATTTTCCCTTAATATATGCTGCCAAAAAAGTAGCAAAAAATGGACGAAATTTGCTTTTTTTGCCAAAAAGGTCTGTTTTTTGTTGTTTTTTGAATAATTTTCAGTTGGTAACGAATATTTCGGGATATCTTGCGTACAATACAAGAATGGTCTGTTTTATTTGATACTTTGTTCAAAAACAAAAACGCGAAAAAAGTTTTTTTTATTTTTTTCGTCGTTTTCAAAGCCTTTTTGCATATTTTACATGAATATTACCAAAAAAACACTATCCAAAACACTTTCTAAAACGTGTTTTTTTTCAAAAAAACTTTTATTGTATATGTTACGATGTTTTTCAAATGATAATATAATCATTATCATAATACATTATAAAATATTGATATTTTAATTATTTTATAATATCATCCTGATATTGATAAGTATAACTCACGCGGTGCACTGAGTATATGAGAATAATCAAAGTTAATAATTTGAATAGCCGCTAATGAAAAAACTGCAATTTGTAAATGATAGCTTTCTGTTTGATCATTACTGAGTGCAATATTGTTTTGACGTGGGTTGAATAAAATAAGTATGATTATGTACATTAAGAAAATAAAACCTTCGTGTAAAATATCCTTTCGATGTTGTATACCATTTTTTATAGAAGCATCGTATGTGGTGAAACCCACAAAGTAAAACCGAATTAATGAAATTATGAAAAGAACCTTCACTAGAATTATGGTATGTAACAATACTTTTGTTAATTTGTCCATCACTCACAACCTTATTATATATATTACAATTTAAAAAATAAAAAATTGATTATATTATATATAATAGAGGAATTCATATAATAGTGTTTAAGTATGGGAGGTAAAATACCGAAGTTTATAAATAATATCTCGCAAAAGAAATTCAAATTATCTATGATTGTTTACAATAAACAACCATCGACCCAAATCAACAAGTTTCTTGTCAAAAAATATACGTACCCCGAGCCATATTATAATGAAACTATTCACTCAATATATCACAATCGTCATAAGAAGATTGTATATCCCCAAACCTATTACGACGAAACCATAGATTCAATTTATCGTAATGGTGGATTGTAACTATATGTATAATAATTATAATAAAGTATAAAAATTGAAAAATAATTTATATACTTTTTAACTAAGGAAACGATAATCACGCGTAATTTGGAATGGCTGTATTTTCTTACGAAATCCAGGCGATATCTAATGGAAATACAACAATGAATATACCACTTGTAGATATTGTAACACATTTTCCTACCCCACTTAGACGTGAAGTTAATGAAACATATAATAGTATTTTCAAATTCGCTCATCAAAACGAGAATATACACGAGTTGGTATGGTTTGTCATATTTACTATTGCGCTTTTTACACCAATTATTGTGGCTATTATATACATTATTCGTTACGTTTATCATTTGTTGTAAAACTGTATGTTTTGACTAAATCACCATTTTTTAAATAGCTTTCATTGACTCATTGATTTTATGTAAAGCCGAATTCAGTTGTGACCGTCCTATAATAAGTGGTGGTGTAAGTCTTAGAGTATTCAGTTTGGTAGGTTTAGTAAGTAATCCATTATTACGCAGATTCGTACACAACTTTTCAGCAATATCATCGTCGACACATTCAATTGCATTCATTAATCCTTTTCCACGAACATCACTTATAAAATCAAAGGGCTTTACCATCTCTGCCAGCTGTGATCTAAAATAACTACCTTGAATTGACGATTTCTCCGACAGGTTTTCATTCAATGTGTATTCAATTGATGCTTTCGCAATTGCACAGCCCAGAGGATTTCCGCCGAAAGTAGACCCGTGCATATTTGGCTTCATATATTGCATTACGTTATTATTCGATAGTACCGCACTTACCGGCATTAATCCACCCGATAGTGCTTTACCAAGAACAAGAATATCCGGTTTTACATCATCATGTTCGCACGCTAACATTTTACCCGTACGGCCTAGACCAGTCTGAACTTCATCTACAATCAATAGAATATTATGCTCTTCGCATACCCCCTTTATTTGTTTAAGGTATCCTCTATCTGGAATAATAATACCCGCTTCACCCTGAATTGGCTCTACCATAAATGCTACTACATTTTTATTATTTTTTATGTATGATTTGAATGAATCAACGCAGTTGTATGGTATTTGGTGGAGATTTGGCGTGTAGGGTCCGAAATGATTGTAGCACATCGGGTCAGATGATGATGATAAAGCTGCAATTGAACGTCCCCAAAAGTTCTGTTTTGCGAATAACACAACCGCTTTATTTGACTCTATACCCTTATTTTTATATCCATATAATCTTGCGAGTTTGATAGCAGTTTCGCCAGCCTCTACGCCTGTATTCGTAGGAAGAACTTTATCATAATTAAAAGTTTTGCAAATATATTCCATATAGTTTCCTGTAACATTATTTGAAAATGCCCTACTTGTCATACAAAGCGACTTCATTTGTACATTTGCTTTCGTAATGATGTATGAATTACAGTGTCCCTGGTTTACACTTGAATAACCTGCTAAAAAATCAAGATATTTTATGCCTTGCGAGTCCCATACGTGTACACCTTTGCCACGGACAAGTTCGATGGGATAGGGTTTATAATTTTGGGCTCCAAACTTCATTTCCTTCTGCAGATATTTCAATAACATAATGTTAAAGTCTAAGATATTATGTCTAAATTATTTTCAATCAAATTAATAATCTACGAAAAATTTATGAGAGAAATCGGCATCTTTATAATGTATAAATCCAGCTAAGATAAAACGTGTACCGTCTGTTATGGAGATACCTGAGTGTTCGTTTTGACCATTGAACACTAGGCATTCACCGACGCCAAGTTTCACATTTGTATCTGTCTCACAGAATCGTGTTCCCCCACCATTATATTCATTTTTGTCATTTAGCGCCACAATAAAGCTGAATTCACTTCCGTCGCGATGAGGTTCTAAATACAGTTGACCTGACATATCATACTTTACAATAAATACTTCGTTTAATCCAAGCTTGTCAGTTCCACTTATATCAAATGTATTGCAAATAGACGGATATATGACAGACTCTAAGAATAATTCTATGTCTGAGAAAACTTGCCACTCTTCTGTAATTTGGTTGTCGACCGTAGGGTAGTATGCGTGGCGACGTGCAGACCAGCCATTCGCGATGGCATATGTGTCACCCTCGTCCTTTATCAACTTACATACATCTTGGGGCATCGCATTATGTATAACTGAATATTGTCTATCAAGTTGAAGGTAAAGACGGTTGTATATTTGGTAATCATCGTCATGTAATGATGAATAAAGTTGGGTTATACTTTCACCGTGTATGAATCGGTATATAATTATCGTTAAAATGATAGATATTAATACTAAATATATAATATTTTTGATATGGTCCATTGTGTATCAATTGACCAAATATTATATGTTCATAAAATAATTCACGTGGTATACTCTAACCCCAATTCGATTCAAATACGTGCGCAAAATTTTAGACCATTATGTCTTTACACCCTTGAATATTTAAAATGGGACAATTTTTAGTTTATTATATCATTAGTTATAATTTTTAGTTTATTATAATATTAGTTATTATAATGAATTGTATTTTTGTCTGTGTATTTAACCAAGAAAAATATGTTGATATGTTTTTCCTTTTGTTAGAAAGTATACTTATCTATGGCAATTTAGATGACAATACTAATATATTAGTATATACATCCACGCAATTTATGAATGTGATAAAGCGAAGTCATTTATTTTGTGATAAAATAAAATTTGAAATAAATGATACATATCATAATATAGATAAAGCGTGTAAGGCAAGATTAGATTTATTTAATTTGCCTTCTATAACAAAGTACAATAAAATACTTTATTTAGATACAGATATTTTAGTTAAAGATAATATCAATAAAGTATTTAATGTTTGTGAAGAAGATATTTTATATGTATTAGAAGAAGGAGAAATAAATGGGAAAATGGATTTTTGGGGAAAATCATTATTTGGAAATGAAATTACAAATTATAACGATAAATCAGCATTTACAAGTGGAATATTATTATTTAATAATTGTGAAAAAATAAAAGATTTATTCCAAAAAATTAATGAAGATATTGTGAATAGACCATACAGTTTTAGTTGTTATGACCAACCATATATCGTATATAATGCGTTCAAGTATAATTTATATAATAATAAGATTTTAAAATCACTTGTTGTGAATAATAGTAAGAATATTCATAGTGATAAAGTTATACATCATTTCCCAGGAGGACCAGGAGTATATCAACATAAAATAATTGGTATGACTATTTTTTTGAATAATATAAAAGATTTTACTATAAATAATAATATAAATTAAACAAAAACATATATTGATACAAATTTATTACCAATTATTCATAATTATGGAGAATTATTAGAAGCAAATATATTTATGCTACATCATACAAGTAATTATACAGATGTATTTTTAAATAAATCAAAAAATATAAGTAATTTGGTATTACACCCTTGAAGATTTAAAACGCCGTTTTCACAACATAAAAAATAATCAAAGGTGTAAAATCAATAGTAGGAGTTTCGCCTACGATGGTCTAACTTTTTCCTCGTCCTTTTGATTATTTGAGGAGGTGAAAGACGAAATTTGAAAACACGCAGGGCGTTCTTGCTTCTCTATCCAGCATTTTGTAATATTCATTATATTGATTGCCGAATTAGCGTCTCTTGTCTTGAATACGGTTTGTTTGACTTGGGGTCTCACGCATCCAGAACATACTAAAGGACGGAATTGCTTGTTTCCATCGCTGTGTCTGTAATAAGATAACTCATTATTACATTCACAGCATAAGAAACATTTGGTGATAGAATTAATATAACAATTGGTGATAGCACAAAAACATTACAAAATATTAATGATAATTATGATTATTCAAGGGTGTAAATTCGTTTGCGTCGTTTACGAGTACGTTTTGACCCTGATTTCCAGTTTCTTCCACATCCTCCTTTATTATTTCCAGCTGCTGCTTTTGTTTGGGACCTTGTCATTCGCGAACTGGAGGGTAAATTGGCTGCTGCTCTTGATTGGGACCTTGTTGTTACCGGGGACGATTGTTGACCACTCGACGCTGACTGCACACTGGTATGCGTTTCGGGTGTATTATCTGCTTTGTGTGTATCTGCGTTGCTATTATTAGCCATCATAACAGATTCATTTTCATAACTATTCAAATCAGCTAACTCCTGATTAATATCTTTTGTCATATCTCTAATAACCTCATAAAACTTTAATTTTACATTTATGTTCAATGTATTCTCCATACGTTCGCGTTCTTGGGACATTTTATTATTATAAAATAATGCGGCGGATTGTATTTCTTTAACAATATCATTGTATTGTAATATATAATCATTCAGGCATTTCAACTGTTCATATACTGTTAAATATACATTACTGGCACTGACGCTGTCTTTTTGTATTATTTCAAATGCGGTTAGCATTTTAGAAATCTTGCGATATACGTCAACTTCCTCTGGTAGTTTGGGTATTTTGTATATGTCTTCTGCTAAATCGGTATTATTATTTGCTTTGACAATATCTAATAATCCTGTCATGTTATCCATGAAATTATCGTGTGATAAGATTAAGTTAGGAATAGTAACAGTGCTTTGTACAATGACTACTTTTGTTTGAATTGTGCCATCTTTCTTAATCTTGTCTTTACCAGAGGCGTCTTTTACAGGAATATGATAATCGCTAATAAACTTAAAAATATCATTTGTTTCTAATTCTGTCATTAACTCATCTAGTAACTTCATCATATTTCTATCGCTGTTATTTCCAAATAGTTGCGCCCATTTAAAATATGTTACTCCCGTTAATTTTTCTACCGATGTCTTATAATCGTTTTTGACATCAATTGCGGGTAAGCATTTATATTTATGTAATGTAGTTGAAGACTTTAATATGGTGGATGGTTTCAATATATTATCTATTACTCTTTCTAAAGTCGTCTCATTGATAGGAGATGTCGTATTTTTGATTTCAGTTTCAATAGAGTACGTAAAATCATAGTAAGGATTTGTGATGATTTCGTTATTATCTTTCTTAACATATGAAGCATGGACGTTTGCTAATTCTTCCGATATACCCGTAACAACTTCCCGCGGATTTCCAGCCAGGACATCCTGTATTTGTTGATTTACATTACTACCAAGTCCTTCTATTCCAAATATGTCCGTCAGATCTGTCGCAATAGACGAAGGTATTGCGTTGTCTGGATTTGTTAATAAGTTGATTTTCTTAAATATAATCGTTTTCGTTGGCTTTAGATTAGCTTGCACCTCATTACTTTCAACTTTCTCTACGTATTTATTCATTGTTGTAACGACTTTAGAGGCTATTGTTGTATTATTAATTTCTTTATCTCCTTCGTAAACGCGAATATAATTTAAGAATTTTGATAATTCCTGTCCTTTTCGTTTTTTCTCATTTGTTAACATTTGATCTATTTCAGAGATATACATATTTGCGTAATCCGCGAAAACGGCTCTGTTTGAAAAGTTTTTCATTTCTTTGGGATCTATACATCCGTGCTTATTTCCTTTTTTACACAATAGACTCTTTATTTGACTAGTTATACGAGGACCAACTCCTCCACGAGGACTAACTTCGGTTAATACTGTGAGAATAGTTATTAACTGATTATGTAAAATTTCTTTTGTACATTCTATTTGAGTATTATAGTTCAAAATAAAATTTTTAGCATTGCTCATATCGACCAATAATTTCCGAAACGTTTTAAGGCTTTCTAGTACGGTTTCATCATTTCCAATGGTGTTATTTAGTTTGAGATTAAATTCCTTTACGCCAGATTCAGTTAAATATTTATTTAGTTTTTCACTAGGTATAACGGGAAATTCATTTCCATTAATAATGGATTCATTATTTACGTCATTTACATTTAATTCAAATAAATCTTTCAAAAATGTTGAAATATTAATACGCACTCGTTCAGGTGTATCGTCTAATAACATCTTATATGTAGATATACATGATTGCGTATCCGCATGGAATTTAGTTTTATTTCCGAGTAAAGGTTCAATAATACTTGCTTCTTCTATGGAGGATTCATTTTCCATTGTATCTATAGCATTTAAAAATGATTTGAATGTTTCTTCAACGCTTGCTACTGCCGACCCTATGCTTTGAGACGATGGTTCTGAAACAGCTGAGTTAAGTGTAGTCTCCCCTTCTATGTCAACATCTACACTTTTGAATGATGGACCGATTAACAATGATGGGGTATCGTATAAAACTGCCTGAGTAAATGTGTTTTTATCATTTGTTGATATAAATATTTTATCTACTAATTCATTCAAAAATGTTGCTATTTTAGGTTGACCGTGTTTGTTTTCAATTAATACATTTTTTAAATGTCTTACAAATTCTACTTGATTCGCGTCGCCGTCTGCTTTGAAACTTAAAACAATCATTTTGAATATAGTATTTGGTTCTACATTTTTTAAAGAGCGTATACCCTTGTTTGGTAATATATTATCATATACCAATCTTGCTAATCTCCATAACCGTAAATGAGAATCGTCGGTTGGCTGTTTATCGTTTTCAGCCGAAGTAACATATTTATCGATATTGCTTATTTCAAAATCCTTGAAGTATATTTCGTATTGATTTGTGTCATTAGACGTCTTTGCTGGTAATTGGACTTTGAAGATAAGTGCTGTATATTTGTCAGCTTCAAATTTAAATCCAACATTAAACAGTGATGATATATCATTGTTTGGTACATCGGAATCTTCTATGATATCAGAATCATTCGATTCTGTCAATTCTTCTTCCTGTACTAAATCCTTAGATACGCCATGGCGCTTAAACATTCCATTCAATACTCTGGTCGTAGCGATTCTAGTAATAAATGCTTTATCGTAATTGAGATTTAATAATAACTGAAATTGTTTAATTGTTTTCATATTAGGAACCTGAAAAGGAGGCGTAAAGTGTCCTTGCGCAGATTGAATTTTTTGTAATTTGCTTAAATTAAAATCATTATCGCTCACTGGTGGCCGCGTTGCTGGGTCCAACAACATAGCACTATTTACTAATTGACCAATGAAAGGAAACATTGTTTTAATAGATTTTGTTCCTATTCCTTCGGTAACTGAAATGGCTGATTTATATGCGTATTCCTCGTCTGGAACCGCAAACACTTCGGATACATTATCATCAAACAAAGGTAAAAGTCGTTTATAATTGTCGCCAGCATCTTTAAATTGGTAATGTAATTTTTCTATTCCTAACTTGTAAGGAGAGTTTCGCACTGTTTTTAGATTTTGGGTACAATAGAAATATTCCGTGTCATCATCGTCGCCATCATCATCATCATTGCCTTCTGGTTTAATATCATAAATGTAACCATTTTTCTTATTGCACCACTTTTTAATACTGTCCTTGAGCTTTGATTTATCAATAGAAAATGACTTCCAGAAAAAAATATCATCTACTCTAACACTGTTTAAATAATTGAAAATAGAAATCATATATCCAAATTCGTTTGTGTATAAATCTTTCTTGAGAAGAGAAGTAACGGGTTCTACTGTTTTTAGCTCCTTATAGGCTATAATCTCCGAATTTTCTGTAAATAGGCGACTGAATATCTCATCAAATTTAGATAGAAGTGGTTTGCTTTTCAGATTGGATTTTCTGAAATCGTGATTGTTTTCAAATGGTTGCTTTAATTCGGCAAGCATCATAGCTAAGTAGTCTTCGCGTATGGTTTTTTCTTCCACTGTATTCGGGTCAAACTTTTTATCCATACGCACCTTGTAAAATTGTGGATTCATCTCATTACTTGTTGAAATTAGATTGCTAGCCTGATCTGTAATAATATCACCGCCTGTCATTAATGTCTGTTTCATTTGAGAAAATTCTGTTTCCGCAATTTTGTCCTGTCCAGTTTGAATAATTCCAAACTTGCCTTTTGCTCTAAGTTCACGCAATTTTTTCATTTGCTCCTCGGATTCCCTTCTCATTTTTTCTTGACTTAATCGTAATTTTTTCTCCCCTTCTGTTTCATCATCATCACTGTCACTGTCACTATCGCTATTATTATTAATAACATCAATCTTATTGCTATTAGTTTGAGATATATCACTGATTTCCGACTCTTTACTCGTTGATAATTGCTCTTCTTTCAGTGGAAGAATTTGGTGAATATAATCACTCATCAAAGTTTCAGCGTCTTCCATTATTTTTCCGTGTATTGCATAATCTGCCAGGGTACTATTCATTCCGCTTATAACTCCTTTACAAAAGTCATAATTGTAATTTGCGTTTTCTAATGCCTTCCATAATAAATATGATTTGCTCTTTGTCAAGTTTTGAGAGGGTAAAGGTGTTAATTGTGACGCACTGCCCCCTGATTGTATTTTATTCCTTTTTGTGTTTCGTCTTCCGCTTTTTTTAAATTTCTTTTTTTTTGTTCTTACTATTGAATCCGACTTAGGATATTGTTTTAAGTGACATGCCATATGATACCATCAGATATTTTTAATTTAGAACTGATGTAAATGTATACTTTAATATGACATTAAACCAAAAAAAATATATATTATTTTATTTTTCCATTACCATATCCTATTATGGTATACAAAAATAATATATATAACTAAAAATGATGTATATAGTACGTTCAATTTGGAAACATATAGGTGTCTGAAACTTTAAATTTTTGAAGAGCATTCAAGTGCTTGCTTTTATTTTCAAGTTTTGTTGCCCTCTTTAATATATCTTTTGCCTTTTCTATTTCGTCTTTGGATAATTTTCCATCGCCGTCTAGGTCAAGTTGTTTTGTATATTTAATTGTTGTATTTTCAGGAACAATCGAATAATCGCTTTCGTCATTTAGGAAAACATCAACAATGAGGGTAAACATAACTGTGATTATGATTGCAAGGTATATATCTCGTGAACCTAACCAGCTTATTGCAAATACTAGTACATTTTTACTAAAGACGTGTCTAAGATATACCTCCTGCGTGTCACTAAACTTCACGTTGACGTACCTGGAACCTATGTTCATTAATATCATAATGAATGCCGCAAATGCTTTACTTGTATTCAAATACTTTATATTATCATCAAGTTGCTTAAGCATATAATCGAATATACTGGGATATATATTCATGATATAATAATCACTTGTCTTTGGTTAATGTTCACCGCTAGATATAGAGGATGGTGTAAACTGATTTTGCGAAGAATATGCAGACGGTTCGACAATTGTCTCATTGTGGAAAAATGATATTGTTTCTTTTGAATCCACTGGTTTACGCATATTCTCGCTAATTGAACAACGGTCCGAACATGAACTTAAATCCGGGTTTTTTTCGCACTCTTTTGTGCATTTTTCGAATTCGGAATTCTTGTCATCCTCGGCTGCTGATGTATCATTTGATTCATCTGATTTGTTATGTTTATCTTTTGGATTTGTTGACTTAGATACTCTGCACCCCATGCCCTCTTTTCTTTGTCCAGGCATAAGCGCAATAAGTATGAAAACGAATAATACGCCCATATTCTTATTTATAATTGTGATTAATGCAATAATAGAGAGTATTAGTAGTTTGACATAGTTACTTTCGTGAAATGAGGATATTGTTGACAAGTATAATACAACAGTCATAGATACGAGAAGTATATTAAGTGTTATAAACGTTGGAACCGATACTGACGACATTGTATTTTATTATATTGGTGTGAGATAAAATTATGAAATCCATTATGTGGATATTTCAACAACATTTTATTGTGTAGTCGTGAATACTTTTTCTATCTTAAATATAAGCCACTGATGTCTTTTGCAATAAATGCTGCTCCATTTGAACAAGTAATACAAAAAAAGAAGATAAGAAAGAATTTCTCGAATAAATTATGCAATTCGAATGAAATGGCAAATAAAATAAAAACAATTCAATCTGATAAAAGGAATGTAAGGGAACAACCATCACAAGGTACCGATGATGATGTAATGACCACATTTGATGACGATGATGATAGTAGTTTGGTTGATTTCCGTCCAATTAATCCACCCGTTTCAGCTGGTGTCGAAAAAACAAAAAATAATGACACTGATGGAAATGTAAACTTTGTATCTCTTTATGATGGTTCTGGTGTTAAAAACGCAGACGATAGTGAACGAACATTTGACTCTAATCCCTTTCTCAGCCACGATTGTGTAAGTGACGCAAATCGCGTAAGTTACACCAAGACATCTTCGAAGGAAGCCCTTACGACATCATCAAACAATAATGCGAAGATAAAGAAGGTCGATGAAATAGAGGTTAAACTGAATTATTTAATAAAGCTTATGGAAAAGGACAAGGAACAAAACACACAATATATTGCAGAAGAGATTATGTTGTATTCATTTTTAGGTATATTTGTAATATATGTCGTTGATTCATTCACACGTGTGGGTAAATATGTACGGTAAGTGATTATAGCATGTATTTGTGCTTATTGTATATACTTCGTGTGTTTTCATATAATAAAATGTGAGTATCAGTTTAACTACAATTATTTGATGATTTTAATCAATGATATGCGGTCGGCAACTTCATTTGGGAAGGTATCATTTTCAAACTTCAAAAAGGTCGACGTGTGTAAAATGTTATTAACGAGTATGGACCAGCGTTCGCAGGATAAATCGACATTCTATGCCGCTGAAATGATTTGTAGTGGGTATTTTTTAGAATTGTGGAATATCATATTCGACTTTGTTTTTGGTAAGATCCATCTTGGAAATCCCCGTTTGATTTTATTATTGAAACGAAAAGTGAACCGATTTAAAGCAATTATAAATACGGTAGATGGCGACTTATGTAAGTTGAGGAATAATGAAGAAGTTCGAACAATGATAACCGAGTTACTCGTGTATGTTTGTAAATCGAAGCGAAAAATACAACTTACAGTAGAGAAAATCCCCAATAACGATTTTAATATAGATGTAATGACATCACGCTTCAAATCACCATCTGTTAAATATATAGAGAACAACTTTAAAGCCGGTGACCCGCGGGAAATATATATGCCTTTGAATGAGTTTGCTTATCACATAAGCAGTGATTCGCAAGATTTCTCTTTAGCGACATATTGGTTTGAATGGATGATACAATTCGATGATATTTGTAAAAAGAGAAAGAAACGATGTACTTGTCATCCACGTGATTTTGTTTTAGTTTCTAAAGGAAGGACTGATTTCGTGTGGTGTATTTGGGATATTTTGATGACTCGTGCGAACGAGCTTGGTAAAGGTGTGACAACCTTAATTAAGGCATTATTGGATATATTCCAGATGAAATATTCATATTTAACCACAAAAAAACGGCGGTTTATCGTGTATACAGCAATAATGTCGTGTATAGATAAGATTGATTTTTCTATTTCAATTGGTGAAGAAATACACTCTAACACAATTCTAATGAATACCGACAAGATGTATCGTGAAGTTAAGAAATATGAAAATATAAAGGAAATTGAACAAAAGTCTACACAGTCTGATAAAATTGAACGGATGAATGAATATATGTATAATTTCTAGTGAGTAATGTTGATTAGTAATGTTGATTAATAATGATAAAATATTATCATTATACATATAATAATGAACTCAGTTATAACAGCCCAATCTCCTGATTATATGAACTCGTCCTTTAATTCAGCATTATCGGACCCAACAAATGACGTTATGACAAGTATGAGTAACAACGTAAGTGGTGTATTGAATAATGCAGCGAATACAGTACAGCAAGCAACCACACAAATAGACAATACAAATTATATATTTTATATAATAATTATTGTTCTGTTACTTTCGATTGTGGGAATTAATTTATTTTTGATATTAGGAAATATTACCGAAGAAACTATTGAGCAGTCTAGTCCATTTTTCAAGTGGGTGTATGGTACACTTGGGTATAGTGTAGGTAATACAATTAAGCAAACAGCGATTGTTTCTGGTGAAGGTGCCAAACTGGGTATAGATGTTGCCAGCGGAACAATAGCAAGTGGTGTGAATGCGTTACAGAAATTAGGTTCGACCGATGACATGTATGAACACCGCATCCAGCGCGATATAGAGAAACTTGAAAAAAACCTTACCAATAGCTCTGTAGGAAGTTATTGTTATGTTGGTACATATGATGGTAAAAGAACATGCGCTAGTATAAATGATTCTACGAAATGTATGTCTGGTGATATATTTAATTCTCTTGACAAATGTAAAAAAAAAGTGTGAGTGTAAGTATATAATGGTTTTAGTTCGTGGAATAGGAAGCAGTCGTTTGACAAATCAAGCAAATTGCGGAGGAGTAAAGAA